GCTAATTCAGCTAGTGGTGTTGCCATCTCTGGGTACAATAAGGGTTACACTGATATACAAATTGCGGCGTTGATCGATGGCGCTCCAGCAACCTTAGACACACTGAATGAAATAGCCGCTGCCATTAATGATGACTCTAATATTGCTACCACGCTCACTAATCAAATCACCGCAAATACGACAGAGGTTAGGGCTAACTCAGCGAGTGGCGTGGTTATTTCTGGAATAGCCAATACCAACGCTACGAATATTACTTCTAATACAAATTTAGTGCATGCATCGGGTGATTTCTTACTCAATGAGACCAGAGCGAATGCTGCTAGTGGGGTTGTAATATCTGGAATAGCGAACACTAATAAAACGAGTATCGCCACCAATGTTACCGACATCGCTACTAATGTTACGAATATCACAGCCAACACTACGGCTATTAATGCATCTGGTGATTTCTTACTAAACGAGACCCGGGCAAACGCAGCCAGTGGTGTGGTTATTTCTGGGATAGCCAATACCAATGCCACAGCCATCAATGCTTCGGGAGATTTCTTATTAAACGAGACTAGGGCAAATGCTGCTAGTGGAGTCGTGATCTCCGGTATTGCGACATACACAGCCGGTAATGGTTTATTGTTGACTGGCTCCCAGTTTACACTAGACGATCCAGCTAATGGGACTTCCATCGATGAGAGCACCATAGCCACTGATGACCGTTTGCTTATATGGGATGAAGACGCCAGTAGCTGGAAGTACGTTACTATTGACAACTTGCAGGATGAAATTGACACGACTGGTGGCTCAGCTCTCAGTGCTGGATCTGGTATTACCATAGACAATGACACGATCCACTTCGAGAGCAAGAATGCCGCCGGTGATGTGTTGGCGAGCATTAAGGAAGACAATGATATTCACGCCACCCTCTTGGTGAGTGGTACGATTGTTAGCAATGCTACGGACGCCGCTCGTGTTGGGGTAGTTAGTATTGGATCTGGCGCTCGCGTTGCTGGCAATAACGCCATTGCTATAGGTGGAGAGGCAAACGCAGACGCTGGCGGTGTGGCCGTTGGTATTAATAGCGCGGGTTCGGCTGGTGAAACGGTCGCTATTGGAGATGAGGCATCCGCCTCAGCGGTCGGCGCAGTAGCATTAGGTCATGAATCAGCCGCTGCTGGCCAAAGGGCTATCGCAATTGGCGACAGTGCTGACGCTGATAATAATTCTGCAATTGGTATCGGTCGTAATGTGAATGCAGCCGGATCTTACTCTGTTGCTATTGGTAGAAGTGCAGACGCTGATTCTTATGGTGTAGCTATGGGTTATGTAGCGACTGCTGATAATGACGCTGTTGCTATTGGGAAAAACGTAATTGCTCTTACCTCTGGTGTAGCTATTGGTGCTGGTGCCAATAACTATCTGATATCTGGCCAGTTTAATGGCGAGGCCGGTGGCTCTGATGGTTACCTGAACTTCTACACTCCAGCTACCATTATCAACAATGCCGCTGCGAACGTGCCGTTTACTGTTAAGGGCGCTTCCGCGCAGAGTGCCAACCTGCAAGAGTGGAAGAACTCGGCTGGTGTTGTACTAGCTAGCGTGGCCCCGTCGAACATGGGGGGCGCTACACTTCTTCTGGGTAGTGGCTCAATTGTTTCTAACGAAGATGATTATAATAGAAGCAAGGCTGGCGGAATGTATTATCCCGGTAACCTCATAAGTATTGGTTCTGGATCAAGGGCTGCTGGAGACAATACTATTGCTATAGGAACTGATGCATATGCAGATGGCCCCTATAGTGTGGCTTTGGGTTGGGGGTGTGAGGTAAAGTCGACAGCCAGCACGGGTTTTTCCGCAGGCTTTGATTCTTGGGTACAAGGACACTACGGTGTTGCTATAGGTTACAACTCTCATGCGTCTCAAAACACAGTGGCAATTGGTCACGGCGCTGGCCATTCTAGTTACACTGGTTCCTCCCGGTCTGTTTTTATAAATAGTGCTAGATCTCTTGCTGATAACGCTTCTAGTTGTGTTGCTATAGGATATGATTCTAGAGCAGGCGGTCCTTATTCAGTTTCTTTAGGGCATAAAACTAATCATAGTAATTCTTCTCATGATGGTTATGATGTTTGTATAGGTAATTATGCAGAGTCTGATGCATATGCTATAGCCTTGGGTTACCAAACGGTGGCTACTGTCTCTGGCTTTGCTGTGGGCGCTAAGACAAACAACTACCTCATGTCTGGTCAGTTTAATACAACTGCTGGTGGTTCCAATGGCTTCTTGAACCTTTACACTCCGCTGAGATTGACTAGCTTAGAATATACAGATGGCGACGACGCCATGACCATCGCGGACGGGGGTAAAGTCACCTTCGCAGCCGGTTTTGCCGTTGGTTCGGATGCTGAAGGAGACATGCTTTACCATAACGGTACCAGCTATGTGAGATTAGCTAAAGGAACCGACAATCACGTTCTCACCATGAATGGCAATGTTCCCAACTGGGAAGCAGCCGCTGGTGGAACCACCTACAGCGCCGGTTCTGGTATTGCTATAGTGAATGATACCATCCACTTTGAGAGCAAGAATGCTGGCGGCAAGGTGGTGATGAGTGCAGGATTGCTGGGCAATGAGATCGGTCTACTCATGGTAAGTGGAACAATCATTTCTAACAGTGGAGATGCCAATCACCTAAATCCCATTAGTATTGGTTCTGGGGCTTGGATTGGTGGTGATGACGCAATAGCTATCGGGACAAAAGCTTATTCAAAAACGGACTGGGGTGTTGCTATAGGGTCAGGCGCTCGCGTTATTTCAGGCAAGGGTATAGCTATAGGCACAAATGCTTGGTCGCAAAATGACAATATTTGTATAGGCGAAAACGCCGGTGCCGAGATAGGAATATCTATAGGTCATAATGTATATTGTGCATACGACGGCATTGGTATTGGCAGCAATTCAGACGCTCACGATGGATCTGTAAATATTGGCGGCAACCCCACACATCGGAGAAATGCCATTCTGGGCAGGGGTGTGACCGGTGCATCTTGGCAAGATACGGTGGGAATAGGCAATCGGATAAACACGGGATCTACCAATACCACGGGAAATTGGAGTACCATAGTGGGTACTCAGGCTGCATATATTGCAGGGTATGATTCTAGTTATGCGTGTGTGTTCGGTGGTAAAGCATCTGCCGAATATGGTAGTGTTGCAATTGGTTACGAGGCAAATGCTGCTGGCCCATTTGCTATAGCGTTGGGTTACAACGCAGTCGCTCCCGAAAAGCATTTTGTGGTGGCTTCTGGTTCTGCCCAAACGAGTGTTTTACTCTCTGGCGTATTTGGTTCTCACCTCACTATTCCCAATGGCCAAAAGTTTATACAGGTAGCTGCGGCAGCTCCATCTGATGATTTAGCCCAGTGGAAGACCTTGGCTGGCGATGTACTGGCTAGTATGAAAATAGACAATAGCCCGAATATTGCTACTCTGTTGGTTAGTGGCACCATTGTCAGTAATGCTGCTGACGCTGATCGTCATGGAGTAGTTAGTATTGGCTCGGGGGCTTTTAGCACTCAAGATGCAGGAGTTGCTATTGGGCAACTGGCCGAGAATAAGTCTGCTCGTGGTGTTGCTATTGGTTATAATGCTCAAACTTTTAATACTAGCACTCTTTCCTATGCTGGTGTTGCTATTGGTAGCAACGCTAATACTACTAATGGTAACAGTGTATCAATAGGAAATACCGCATCCGCGCCTGCCGAAGCGGTTGCGATAGGAGGAAGTGCGAATGCGGGCAACTTCTCTGTGGCTATAGGAAAATCGGCAAGCACGTATCATGGCGGCGAGACCAGAGCCTCTCTGGCTATTGGTTATAACTCGCAAGCATACGGTAAGGGTGCTGTTGCAATAGGAGGGCACGATCCAAATGGTACTAAAGCGGTTGGTTTTGGATCACTAGCTTTAGGTTATGGAGCTGAAGCTGGGAGTGCTACGTCAGACTACTCAATTGCGATTGGCCATGAGTCCTACGCAACGTCGAGCGGTGCTATAGCTGTCGGCGCGGAGACAGTGGCTGGTGAGCTTGGTGTAGCTTTAGGTAAGAAAGCAGTTGCTCTTACTTCTGGTGTTGCTATAGGTGCTGGCACCAATAACTACCTCATGTCTGGTCAGTTTAATACAACTGCTGGTGGTTCCAATGGCTTCTTGAACCTTTACACTCCGCTGAGATTGACGAGCTTAGAGTATACAGATGGCGACGACGCCATGACCATTGCTGATGGGGGTAAAGTCACCTTCGCGGCGGGCTTTGCTGTTGGTTCGGATGCTGAAGGGGATATGCTTTACCATAACGGTACTAGTTATGTCAGGTTAGCAAAGGGAACTGATAACCACGTCCTTACCATGAATGGCAATGTTCCCAACTGGGAAGCAGCCGCTGGCGGTGCTGGAGACCTTTCTCCCCCGTCTGGCTCTAACACTGAGATTCAGTTTAATGACAATGGGGCAATGGCGGGCGATCCCAACTTCACATGGAACAAGAGCACAACTATCCTCGCCGTTAGTGGCCACATCAGTGCATCCACCAAGTCCTTCTTGATTGATCACCCCACCAAGCCCGATATGCAGTTGCAGTACGCCTGTTTGGAAGGCCCCGAAAACGGTGTTTACGTCAGAGGGCACGCAGATAGCAATGTTATTGATCTTCCCGATTACTGGATTGGACTGGTAGACCCCAGCTCCATTACGGTTCAATTAACGCCCAAGGGTTCTGCCCAACCGTATCTCTTCGTTAATAAAATTGAAGACAATAGGGTTCACCTGTTATCTGACAGGGCGATTAACGCATATTATAATGTTCATGGAACACGTAAAGACGTTGCCCCGTTACAGGTGGAGATATAATGGGAACATCATATAATCCAAATATAGTTACTGATGGGCTAATTGCCTGTTGGGACGCTGGTAACCGTAGGAGTTATCCGGGCACGGGGACTACGTGGACTGATGTTGTTGGTGGAAATAATGGTACACTAAATAATAATAGCTCTGGCCTTACTTTTGACTCTTCCAAGTTGGGATGTTTAGATTTTGATGGTACTGACGATTACGTAGAAATTGCTAATGAATCAAATTTTGATATTGGAACGGCCTGTACTATTACTGCTTGGGTTTATCTAGATAGCTTAGGGGAAAGTAATTTTGGAAGAATAATAGATAAGGCATCGGCACTATCCAGTAGCACCTTAGACGGATTCCATTTTCACTGCAACACTAGCAATTCCCTTGGCGCTGCTGTTGGTTGCAGTACCACTAACGCAAGATCTGTGTCTGCCACAAGTGTTTTATCTTTAAGCACATGGACGCATCTTGTTATGGTTTTTAATGAAGATGGTAGTAAAAAAATCAAACAGTATAAAGATGGAGTAAAGCTAACATTAGCAACCGATACGGCTGGGGTTGGATCTATTGATAACTCTAGCGTTAGTCCCAGAATAGGGAATTATGCGGGAGATACCTCAAGAAGCTTCGAGGGAGAGATAGCAGTTGTTAGATTTTATGACAAAGCTCTATCCGCCGCAGAAATTTTAGACAATTATCAAAAAACTAAAGGCCGCTTTGGGCACTAATTTTAAAGGAGATTAAGAATGGCACATAGTAGGTGGGATCATCGACACTGGGTAATCATTCCAGTAACAGAATTAGACAATGTAGATTTTTCGCAGGTTTGTGAAACTTCTATTGATACAGTTAGAAAATCAGTAGATGGCACGCAGACATTTGTTAAGTGGGATGGGCACGATATGCCAGCCACCGTAACAGCACTCCAAAACAAGAGTGAAGTTTATAGTCATGAAGAAATTTTAGCTATTCTTGCAACAGAAGCTTGGACTCCCCCAATGGAAGGTGAATAATGGGTTTAGTGCATCATCCAAATGTAGTTACTGATGGCCTTGTGTATTACGCAGATGCGGGTAACCGCAGAAGTTTTCCTGCGACGGGGACTACGTGGACTGATGTTGTAAATGGTAATAATGGAACATTAGAGAACATGTCTGCTTCTTACGGTTTTGATTCTGAAAAGGGCGGCATTATTCGCTTCGATGGAACTAATGACTATGTTGAGATTGGTGCATATGGCGCAAGCTCTGTGTTAAATTGGGGTAGTGGAAATGGCACCGTTGGCGTATGGATGAAATCAGACGAGCATGAGGGAACTTTAATAGCAATGGGCGCAGCCGGATCAGGTGGGAAAAGATATCTTATTCAATACGATAATAGTGGTAATAAAATAAGTTTTGCTATGGATAATGACGTTACTCTTAAAGCAGCCAACGGCTCAGATACCGATGGACTCACAGACGGTAAATGGCACTATGTTGTTGGTATGCGTAATGGTCAGTATATTTATTTATATGTAGATGGGGTGTTGGACGCAACTACTGATTTGGGCGCGGGTTACGGGTCTGTTGACTATACAAGCAATGGGGGTTTGTATATGGGAGGAATATGGCATGTTGGTGACACTGTGGATCACATCTGGGGTGGTAGTTTAGCATTGGCGCATATTTACAATCGCGCCCTATCTGCTGACGAAGTCAGCCAAAACTACAACGCAACTAAAGGGAGGTTTACATAATGGGTGCTGTAGCCTCTACTAATATAGTTACTGATGGGCTTGTGGCCTGTTGGGATGCAGGTAATCGCAGGTGTGGTACTCCGAGTGATGGGGGTACGTGGAATAGCTTGGGTGTAAGCGCTCCAGCAGTTCTAGATAATGATGCTGGGTTTGCAGATGTAAATATGGGCGTTATTGCTTTAGACGGAACTGACGAAAAAGTTACTGTGGCGAATACTACTGATATAGACGGAGATGGTGGATTCACCTTTGATATATGGTTATATTTTCTTGATATGGATAGCGCTAAGTATACAGTTTTTTCTCTCTATAATAGTGGAGGGGGAGCTGGAGAAGAATTTACTTTTTGGATAATGGACAAAGATCAGCATAACTATTCAGTAAGATGTGGAAAAAGGACGACTACAGGGGGTGTTGGTACTAATCGAAGATCGAATGACGCTGCCGCAGAACTTTCGGCTAATATTGGGAAGTGGGCGAATTGGACTTTTACATATAGTGGTGGTGACTCTGCTGTTTACAGTAGTTACAAAATTTATTATAATGGTGAAGAGAAAGACGATGGGACCATGGGTGGCGCTGGTAATGGTGGGGAGGAGAACGCTACTCGGTGGGGGTTGGACAGGAATGGCTCTGGTGCCTTCGAGGGATATATAGGCCGAGTCGCTCTTTATAATAAAGAATTAACTGCTGCTCAAATCCTCCAAAACTACGAAGCAACAAAACCCCGCTTTGCGCCGAGAATTACTACAGATGGCCTATTTGCCAGTTGGGACGCTGGTGATCCTAATAGCTATAGTGGTGGAACCACACTGAAAGATACGGCCAATAATTATGACGGAACTTTTGTAAATAACGGTTCGGGTGGAGATATTTCTTTTGATTCTGCTAATGGTGGCAGCTTAGTGTTTGATGGCTCTGATGATTATGTGAATATTACAACACTTCCTGATTATTCTGGTACAGCAAGATCTGCTATTATATGGTTTAGTGTGGACGATATGGATGGGGGAGTCTACACTCCTTTTCAAAGTGCTGCCGACCAATTTTGTGTTTCTTTTGGTCAGTATGAGACTGGCGGGACTGTATGGATGGCTTTTAGATCGGAAAATAGTGGCTCCAATTACACCTACGGTGTTAGCACTACTGTCTCTGACGGAGTTTGGACATGTTGGGCTGTAACTATAAATGCTTCTGACGAAATAGTTGCAGTATATCAGAATGGAGATAGCAAGAGTTTGACGGCGGGGCATGGATTTACTATTAAAACTGGTACAACTATAGGCTGCCGATTAGACGGTAGTACGATTCAAAATGATCTTGATGGTAAGATAGGATCAGTACGACTCTATACTAAAACATTATCCGCCGCAGAAATAATGGACAATTATCAAAAAACTAAAGGCCGCTTTGGGCATTAATTAGGAGTTTACAATGGTTCAAGATATTAAAATGTGGCCTTCCGGGGACGGCGGGCTGATCCCTAGAATGAGACACGTTGGGTCTGGCGCATCTGATCCAAATGTAGACCTTAATATACTTGGTGGATCACAGCTTTCTTGGGAGAGTGATCAGGGGCAATTATTCTCCATAACTAATGAGCTACAGAGCGGGGTTATATTTTCAGTTAATGACATATCCGGTCTCTCCCATTTGTCTGTCAATGCAAGCGGGGAGGTGGATGTTGGTGAGTACTCGTCTAAGATCACTATGCACAAAGCAGTGAACCAACCCATTGCAAATGCTGAAGCTGAACCCGAAAATGCTGTTGTTGATATAGACTTAAGTAAAGGTAATTATTTTGAGGTAACTTTAGGAGCCGCCGTAACAGATGTAGATTTCACTAATGGGCAAGATGGCCAAAGGTTTGTAGTTAGGTTTGAGCAGCCAGCGGGTGCAAATTACGCTATAGCTTGGACTGCGGTTACGCATGATCAAGATGGGGGCGGAAGCCCTGCTGCGGTTACGATGCGCTGGGCTGGAGGAACAACCCCAACAATGACGGCTACAAACGGAAAGGCAGACACCTATGGATTCATAGTGCGAGATGAAAACAAATTTGACGGATATGTAATAGGACAAAATATATAGGAGAAAACATGGAAATTTTAATTAAGACGAGTGCGATATCCCCAGACCAAAAAAAATATCAAGATGGTGATATCGTATGCGCTGTATCCAAAACCCAAACTCATTTTTGTCATGCCGAAATGATTTGCCATGTGGACCTGCATGGGTTCAACTCGGTGGGATTGAGAGATACAAATACACTATTAGAGAATTTTATGGCCCTTACAAGTAAGTATAGATTTACTAGACTTAACAGTAATGAAGTGCAAAGACACAATCTACTTACTGACGAAGTGGATATTATTAGCAATACGCCAAACGAAGCTGGGGAGGCCATGAATGTTGCTAGTTACCTAGCCAGAAGACTGGTCAATAAAAGGCATAAAATATTTGGAGACCAGCAAGGCGCCGAGGTTTGGTATGGAGGAAACGCCCCCAGAGACAGGGGGCACGCCGACGTGTTATGGGACTATATAGAGGGGCACAGCGAAAAATTAAAGGCTGATCATTCCCAGTTCCCTTTCAGTCCCATAGAAAAGGCCCATTTTCTTCCAATAGATTGTTGTGGATTTATGAATGGGGTAGAAACAGAGATCTCCGATGGGACTTGTGGAGAAAGAGCCTGCTGTGTAGAAATTGATGGTGAACCCGACGAAGACGGTATTCCACAGAAAATTTTTATTGCTAAAAAGAAATGGCAAGTGCCCTATTGGGATTTAGCCTCTGAGTTAGGGATTGACGTTTACGACGCAAGAGACCGAGAATTAATTCATGATGGTCGCACTGGAATGGAACACAATCACAACCATTTGGATGATATCTGTGTGGATAAAGTGGCCGCCGGAATCGTAACTATATAGGTGAAGTATGGCAACTGTAATTACTAGTATTGGATCTAAATCCGAGCATACAAGCCCGGTTAATGCACAGATTACAGTATCTGGATCTTCAGGTTCTGGTACTCCGTGGTCTGGCACTGTAACTTATACCGGAAGCGACCCAACTGTCAATGTGGGGGATATCCTCCATTATAAGGATGTGTATTATAATTGCGATGGCTACTCTTCGTGCGCCGATGGCCCTCTAGAGGTCGATTATTTAATCACCGCAATTAACACGAGTACGAACACTCTTACCGTTAGACATATTAGAGGAGGCACAGCAGATTCTGTTGATCCGTTCGCTAATCTGGACTCCGATGAAGCTGGATCAACAGCTCAGCCCTATATCGTAAGATGCTTCTCTTCTATAAGTACTTGGGAGGCAGACCTTGACACAGATGTCTTCTACGATAGTGGCGATACGGCTAAAGGTGAGTGTTATAAAGATTCGGACTTTAGCCAGTCAGGTGAACTAATATTTAATGACGGGGAAACTATCGGCCTAACCACATCTATTCTGACTGTAGCCGAGGGGCAAAGGCACGACGGAACTGCGGATTCAGGAGCTAAGGTAAATTTGACAAGTGGGGGGAGATTCAAGTTAGAGACAACCAGTCCAAACATTAACCGAACTATAGAATGGCTGGAGTTAGATGGCGGTGACAGCTCTCAAAATTTCGACAGCAACGGCGTGGTATGGATGCATTGTTATTTAAAGGGAACAGCTTCACATCTTTTGATTCATGGTTGTCATAACTCGCAGGGCACAAATGTAGGTGGCATTATCTACGGTCACAGTCAGGGGAGCGCCATACATAACAATCTTCTATATGACAACTCTTCCGCATTAGTGGGTCCGGGGATTAGTCTGAGCACCAACGGAATGGTAACAAACAATACGGTTTACAAGCATGGATTAACGTATGGTTCGGCTGCTAACGCGGGTTCTAGGGAAGCTCAATGTATAAGATCCACCGACGAAGATAGTACTAATAAAAACAATATAGGTATAGGAGCATATGTTAGCAACAGCTCTAACACTACCCATGATTTTTATACAAAAGATACATATGGGAGTGGCGATGATGACGCTGTTGGTACTCACAATATTTCAGGGGACTCTACAGCTTCGGGAAGTAATTCTTTTACTGGGAAAACAGCAGCTAGTTTATTTATTTCAACTACAAGTGGTTCTGAAGATTTGCATATAAAGCGATCTTCAGCCGCTGTGGGGGCGGGAGACGATTTAGGCACAAGTGTTACTGTTAACGGTGTTGTTATGGGTAGCTCTGCAAGAGGAACCGCGATAAATATAGATGCCCACGGCTGCAACAGAGAGGCTCGCACTCAAGCTTGGGATATCGGCGCTGTGTTACAGGCCATAATATCAAAAATTGGATCTAATCACCCCAGTGGCAGAGACTATGCCACGATAGCGGCGTGGGAAGCAGATTTAGATGATGATACATATTATGGAAATGGTTCGATAGCTCGCGGGGAGCTATATCCAGATTCTGTATTTAGTGTAAATATTGGACAAATAGGAGGAGGGAGCACTATCGGACTGGTGTGCAAAGTGTTAACTGCGGCGGAAGACCACCGACACGATGGTACTGAATCTGGGAGTCATGTTAAAGTTACTCAGACTAGTCAGATTACTCATGCTGGCGCTCCTTTGATTATGTCTTGGTTAGATATTAGCGGGTCATCTGGCGATAAGCAATTCATAGATGGATTTCATTTTGCAGTAACTCATTGCATAATCCACGATGTAACAATAGGTGGATCGGGGGGAGGGAACCCCGGTTCAAGATGTGTTACTACTGGTATAATTTGTAATAATATTATATATAACATAGATTCAACTACTACAAGTAGCTGGGGTACTGGACATTATACTTATCACTATGGTATATGGCAACGTGGAACACACCTCCTGTGCGACAACAATACAGTTTACAAGGTTCATAGCACCAATTCATGGGGTGGCGGTCAGTTTGCTACAGGTATCGTAAAAGACCTAAGTTCTGGTACTGCTGGATCTTCAGTGAGAAATAATATTGTTGTAGGCACCGCTACCGATACGGCTGGCACAAACGGTGCCGTTGCAAAGGATTTCAACGATTCTCCCACAGCCACGTTTACTCATAATCTTTCTAGTGATAGCAGCGCAGATGGGTCGAATTCCATAACAGGGGAATCTGCTGCCGACTTGTTTGTGTCGAATAGTGGAGGTAGTGAAGATTTACACTTGAAATCTGGGGCGGCGGCACTTGGTGCTGGAACAGATTTGGGCACAACATACTCTACTACCGCTGGAGATGCTAATATTGAGGCGGGGTGGGACATGGGTCCACAGTTTGACATAGATAACAGAGACAGGGATGCTGAAGAAGATACATGGGATATTGGGGCTGATCAGTTTGTTGCTTCTGCTGCGACTGGAAGTCCAGCATTTTTACTACTCATGGATTAACCCCCTTTACTTCTAAAATACTTATTTTTGTGTATAATAAACCGGAGATTAAGACCCTTTTAAACTAGGAGATAAAAAATGGCTCAATTTGCGATAGAAATCGACGACGCGGACGTTGGCAGAGTTTTAACTGCCATAGCAGCCAATTACAGCAGGCCAGCTCAGGTTCCTAACCCCGATTTTGATCCAGATGCGGAAGTTCTCGTGGATGAGATGATTGACAACCCAGAGACCATGGCTCAGTTTGCCAACAGAATAGTCAGGCAGTTCCTGTCTGAGCATGTGGCAGCTTACGAGCTTAATGCGGCCAGACAAGCCGCCGTGGACGCCGCAAATACGTCTGTCAATATCAACGACCCCGCACTGTAGGGCTAAATATGTTATTAGGCACCACACTCAGCGATTTGCCCTTCTCCAGCCTCTCTGATATGGAGAATAGGTTTAATGGAGAAATTTTCTCTATTATATTGTCAGTACAGCCGTCTGTAAATATTACACTGGAGCTGCAAACATGATGATAATCAAAGTAACGCTGAATATCCAAAGAGAATCCGTAATAAGCTTGATAAGGTAGACTTATGCCCAGCGAAATTCATAAAAATGACATAGGGACCAGATTCCTAATTACTATCAAAGATGATGGTAATGTGGTGAACATATCTGGCGATCCCGGCACCTCTACTCATCAGATAAATATTAAAAAACCTGATGATACGGTTGTCAACAGGAGCGCAACCCTGCGTGACGTTGGCATATCGGGGGTTATGTATTATGACACAATCGCTGGAGATTTGGACCAAGCTGGAACTTATAAGCTACAAGCCAAAGTGGTAATCCCTAGCGGAACATATTTTACAGATGTTTACACATTTAAAGTCCACACTAATCTATAGGTGACCATATGTCTTGGCAAGGCCAGATGTCCACAGTTGTACGACACCTTATTAATGATGTTGACCCTTCTGCGTACACATTTTCCGCAGACAGGATGGAGACCTCAATTCTCGTTGCTGCGCAGCTTATCATTATGAATGTGGATTTTGGCAATACTTATAGCATCAATGTGGAGACTGGATATTTAGATCCCGACCCCACAGATGCAGGAACTAGAGATGAAGCCTTTATTTCTCTTGTTTGCTTGAGGGCCGCTTGTATTATAGTGGGCAGTGAAATACGAAAAGAGTCTGGGAACGCTATCTCCATTAAAGACGGACCCTCTGCTATAGACTTAAGAGGCGTGACTCAAACCCTAGCAATTTTGTACAAGGATCTATGTGATAAGTATGAACATTCCATGCTAGAGTACCGGGCTGGCAACAGTGTGACTGGACAGTCCATACTTGGACCGTATAGCCCCGGTTCTGATGTTGTGAGTAGAAACTACTCGGACTACAGATCTGGTGGATATTTTAATTATTAAAGGAGATTTTAAATGGCTACAATGAAAAGTTCGGGCGACCTCATCGCCAGCATCAGTGCGGACATGGCGGACAACAACGCCGGTCTCATTTCGGCAGAGGATGTTCGCCATAATATGGAAGATACGGTGTTCTCCATTAATCGCATCGTTGCGAGTGGGGATACAGACGTTCAATTTCCGTTTTTTAATGACGTTCGAGCAAAGAAAGATACCGTGGCTGGAGCCAAGGGAAGATTTATTGCAGAGTCTGGTGTTTTGTTCCCGAACGCCCCTGTCAACCCCACCGTATTACAAGTGGAGCCATATCCCGGCGTAGGCAACATAGATCACAATCAGCTTAAGAACTTGGATGTTGGTCATGTACACACTCAGTACTATCATGTTGATGGTGTGGATCAGGCTAACAATGTTCTCAATGGTAATGTTCCAGTGGGCAATAACTGGATTAATGCATCTGGTTATGATAACGTTGGTTTGAAATTTGAGCCACGGTCTTCAGACGGCAAAACTCAAAATATTCTCACGTCTGGAACACTTAAGTTTGGTGATAACTCTACAATAGCAAATGCCAAGGGCACAGCTAAGGCTTGGGCCTATTTTAATGCTAGCGGGATTGGTGGGCATCTGCCAGTGGTTCACGCTTCGCACAACATTCATAGTGTATCGAAAAAGGCCAAGGGGCAGCTTAAGATTACGTTTGCTTCGGGTACTTTTGATAACAATAATTTTGTGGCAATGGGTACCTCTAACGGCACCGACGCTAGCGGCACTCTCAACGACATGGAAACTAATACTGTCGCCTGCATAGCTAGGTCTGGGAACGATGAGACCATGCTGAGGTCGGTAACTTATGTCATTAGGGATGAAGGCGGCTCGTACACAGACAGCGCCATGTGTCAATTTGTAGCTTATGGCTTTGAGCCTGCTGAGACCTCTGGTACACAACCGGCCATCCTAGATGAGTTTGGCAGTCCAACATTTTAATGTATAAAGGTAACATAAATGTCAGACCAAATAATTGTATTATCAGATAGAATTAAAGAGCTATCTCATTCCATAGGTACGGGATCTCTTCGTTTAGACGGGGCCGCCACGGGCTTTAGTGCCTTTGGTGATTTCTATGAGTCTGGCGATGCGTTGTATTATGCCGTGACTGATGGTACAGACTATGAAGTTGGTTCTGGCCAATATCTTCCTGATGGTAGCAGCAATAGCTTGGTACGATTTCCCTTCAGGAGTACTAATAGTAACAATGCTGTTGATTTTGCTGCGGGAGTTAAAGAAGTTTATGTTACGTACCCGGGTCAGTATGCGGTATTCACTGCGTCCGGTCTGGGCGATTTTAAAGAGCCTAAGCCTAGCGGGCTAGCTTTCTGGGGTAGTTCTCAGATATTGTGTCATGACGACAGCTTGGTCTGGAATGCGTCAGGAGACAAGCTGGGAATTACCCAGCCAGACCCCCAGTATGCTTTGGACATTGGCGGTACCGTTGATTATTCACAAATTCAGGCTTCCGGCTTCTTGGATGGTGGATCTGGAATTTTGTTCTCTGGTGGGCAAACCACACTTGGTGGCACTGTAGCTTCAGGTGGTAGGCAGCTAGAACCCTTTGTCAGAAATGAGCTTGATGCCACAACCGGATCGAATGCCGTGTTTGCGTTGAGCGGTCTTGTAGACCAGAGAATCACCCTGTTGAAGCAAGATACGAACACCTTCTTTGCTGGCCCAATTAGTGGTTGTGCTGATGGGAGCTGCACCCCGGACTATCCCTCATTTAGGCTTCTTAATTCAGGTGACATCCCCGATCTTGGCGACTTTTACATTGTTCAAGATACCAACATGGGGATTGATGCTTCTACTATCCCAGCGGGGTCGGTTGCTCTATACAAAGAGAGTGGTATTGTAACTTATGATCCCCAGCTCGTATTCTTAAAAACTGACAACAGGCTGGGTGTCAACATAGATGACCCGCGAACCACATTGGATGTCAATGGGGCGGCTAGTGTCAGTGGTGATATTTTAGTCTCTGGTGATTCTGTGCTTACTAGAGATTTGGTGGTTGGGAGAAATGCCACGATCAGTGGTAACCTTGATGTTCGTGGTGATTTGACATATGTAGATAGCAGTACTGTTACCATCTGGGACAAGAATCTTGAGTTGGCATCGATGAGTGGCACCGCACTCTATAATGACGCCAATGTAGACGATGCTGGTATTATCGTCAAGTCTACTGATACTGACAAGAAGTGGACATGGAGAGACTCTACGGACGCATGGACTACTGATCAGAAGATTCATGTTAGCGGGTTAACTTTCCCCGGAAACATTTTCCAGATTGGAGACAGTGCGGCCACCTCCGGTGATATTCATACTAAATACCTTCTGTCTATTAGTGGCGTGAGTGGTATTCACACAGAGTTCACGACTGACCCAGCGAGCAACAGCGGGTTACTTATAATTAATCCTAGCGGCCTGTCTGGTGTTATGCAATATCAGATTGATAATGCTACTGCTTATGCGGGTTGGAATCTAACAGACGGCACCGTTGCGGGTGATTTGATTGGTGGCGCCCAAACGGTTATTATTAGTGGAGCGAGTGGCGTCGGTACGCATTATGACGCCTCGTCTAATCATCTTGTCTTTAATGCTAGTGGGCTATCCGGGGTATTGACGCCACAAATAGCGTCTAATCTTACAGAAATAAGAGCCAACTCCTCCAGTGGTAACTTTAATTTAACAGAGATTCGAGTTAATTCAGCCAGTGGTGATTTCAATCTCGGTGAAATACGAGTAAATTCAGCTAGCGGCGCTGCCATATCAGGGTATACCGAAGATCTTCATGGCGTATCCAAGGCATATACCGACGCAGCAGTACTCGCTGCGGGTAGTTATACACACTGGACATTTACAGATGGCACTGTCGCCGGAGACAATATTGCCAACGCCCAGACGTTTACCGTTAGTGGAGCTAGTGGCGTAGGCACCCATTATGATGCCAGCACTAATACGCTTACGCTGAACCCCAGCGGCCTGTCTGGTGTTCTCCGTTATGATATTGATAATGCCGCTACTTATGCCGGTTGGAATATAACAGACGGTTGGGTTGCTGATGATTTAATTGCCGGTGGCCAAACAGTTACCATTAGTGGTGTTAGTGGTGTTGGTACGCATTACGACGCTAGTACTAACATGCTTACGCTGAATCCCAGCGGTCTTTCTGGGGTTATGCAGTCTCAAATTGACGGTATTAGTGTTGGCAGCACTGCTGCCGGTAGTGGCTTAACCAAGGTGGACGACACCATCCATATGGACATTAATGGTTCTGGTCAATTAGAGCACCTGATATTTAACAATGATCAGATTAGAATAGGCACTAGTGGTGGCGATTCTTTTGATCTGGGAGACACGGGGTCGCACTGGATAGCCATCGGTACGGCTGCTGGGTATGGAGCTAGCGGTAATGACTCCACCGTGATGATAGGTCAGAATGCTGGGAAATTGTCTAGCGGCTGTGATTATACCAATATGATTGGGTCGGGTGCTGGTCATCTATCGACTGGCTGTTTTGACTCAACCATGATAGGTCAGAATGCTGGATATAATACCCATAACAACGTGGGCGCAGATATGATTGGCGGCCATGCGGGATATAGTTCGCTGGATTGTGCTAATTCCGTTATGATTGGGCGTTATGCAGCATATCGCGCCAGCGGCTGCAACATGTCACTAATGGCTGGGTTAAGCGCGGGTTCCCGGGCGAGCGGGAATTTTTACTCCGCAATGGTTGGCCCGAGTGCGGGCTACGAGTCCAGTGGCTGCCCCCACGCGACTATGGTTGGTCCCGGGGCTGGGTATGGTGCTATGCTTAGCTCTTCAAGTACCATGGTTGGTTACAGGGCTGGATTTTCTACAAAAGATTCTCACTATGTGAATATTATAGGCCATCATGCTGCATTTCAAGCTTCGGGTTGCGATTACTTAATAGCCATTGGAAAAGATGCCGCATTTGGGGCTATTGTTGGTAGTCATAATACTGCTTTGGGTTGGGCTGCTGGATCTGGGACGAAACATGTTCAACACGCCAATATGATGGGCTATCAAGCCGGTCTTCTTTCTTCAGGTAATTATAGCACTACATTTATTGGTGTCAATGCGGGCAAAGAGAGCGCTAATGCGACGACCGGGGTTTATCTGGGAGAGAGCGCCGCAGCATATGGCAGTGGGCTTAAGCAATCAGTGGGTATTGGGTTAAACGCTTTTGCTCACGGCACCGGAATTCAAAACTCGGTCGCCATTGGCCACTCTGCCGGAACATACGCAGAAGATATCAAGCTTAGCGAAATGATTGGTCGTCATGCTGGTCAAGCGGCCTCGGGTCTTGACTACGGGACCGTAATAGGACACAAGGCTGGAGCTTCTAGCACAGGGTGTGATTACAGCATCTTTATTGGAGCTGAAGCTGGTTCGGGGGTAGACCAAAACAAGAACTCTATCTTCTTAGGATACAGGGCTGGTTTTGGAATGCAAGTCAATACCGATAATCACTTGGTTATCAATCCGAGCAATAGGGTCGTCCCAACTACTTGGACGACGAGTGCCTTGGATGGCTATATTGACATAGCAGATATTATTCATGGCAGATCCGATGGAACATCCTCAAAGAATTTAAGTATTGGCAATGTTCCCGGCTTAACCGATTTACTTACAACAACGTTGACTCTAAATCCCGCGTCTTCCACGGATGTTGTACTAAAAACCCGCAAGCAGTCAGCCCAGTCGGCTGACCAGATACAGTCATCTATCACTTCTGCTGGGCTTGCGAATACTATCGTGAATAAACATGGGTGGTTGGAATTGCCGGTAGCCCTCAACGTCAATGGTACTGGCTCGACTGCCAACGCATATACACATGCAACATTAACCGATCAAGAATATAAAATAGACAAAGAAGAAGGAGTCGTTGCCTTATATAAGGACGGAAGCGATTGGAGACTAATAGTAACTAATGGAACTAATTGGTTTAAAACTGACGCTTTGACAGAAATGTAACATGGCACTAACAATTTTTGGAGATAAAAAATGCCTGACGAAATTACAAACAGAGCCAAATCGGCAGTAAGCCCGATTAATAATGGCGGGATTGTGACTTTTGTTCGGGAAACGGGACAGTACGTAGCAGCTTCCGGTTCCATGATCAATAAGTTCGTACCTTCTGGTACGTTGCAGACTCGCTATGAAGATCGGTTTGACGATGTTAGGTATTACACTGGTGACACCAGCGACTAACTTGGGGTACAATAACAGTGTTTGAAAAAATAATTAGTGGTAATGACATAAGGCACGGCTCCTCCGTATTTTCCACCGATCAGCTTGGAAATTCGGAGGTTGTCCCCGTCAGTGTTTCGCTTGACGGTGTTCACCACTCTAGTATTCTTGAGAATCGCATGAAACTCCATAGATTTTATAGCGGTGACGAAAATGGGCTTACCCCCCCAGAAACAACTACAACTTACACAGTGGCTGCTAACGGAGATGACGGAGTTGGGTCAACTGGCTACGTGTCCTACACAAACAATACCCTCAGCCCCTCTTCCCTCAACACCAGCAGAACGTACATTCAGATAGGTGCGCTATATGAGGGGGAGGAAGTCGAGTGGGATCACAGCATCGGGTTTTTCCGGTTTGATAACATTACCGCTGCTCAAGGAGCCACTATCCAGAGTGCGTACCTCAAACCGTACAAGATGTCGTTTGTGGGTAGTGCTGTCAACCCGGACATTAATTTCAAAATCAGAGCCTTGGACCAAGACGATCCGGCGGCCCCATCGTCAGCGTCTGATCTGCGCGGCAATGTTCCGGGGCTATATACCGCAGCGGAAGGATTGTGGGACCACGACACACTGAGAGCAGAAAGCAACTCCAGTGAGGTTACATCCCCAGATCTTAAAGACGTAATTCAAGAAATTGTCAACCGCAGCGGCTGGTCGTCCGGCAACGCGATAGTGATTGTCATGTACCTGAACAACGCGGCGTACTCAGGAGCGTACAGTGGCGGCCTGACTAACTACGTTAGTTTTGAATCTTATGACAACACTAACAGCAATCCCGCAAAATTAGAAATAACTATATAGGGCAACAAATGCCAATAAACATCCCTCAGAGTGTTTTCGATAAGTACTATGACGTGGTGGACTCTACGTTCAACATATTCGGAGTCACCTGTCAATTAGTATATATTGAGAAGGTAGAAGAGATATCCAATACGTTTGATAACATCCCAAGCAACCCTTCTATTAATTCTCACCGCAGGAGACAGGAACAGTATAAAAGACAGAACAAGACAATTAAAGAAGTAGAGAAGCTGGAGGATATTATACTAAAGATATACTGGGATAGCAAAAGCTGGACCAAAGTGGGCAGCGATATGGTTATCCCAGACAATTCTATCCAAACGATTTTCTACGCAACAGATCTCCATAAAATTATGAGGGCGAAAGAGTTAATTGCTCACAAGGGTATCAAAGACCTGAAGGAAATGAGGTTTAAGAAGTTGGGCGAACCGTTTCCAATGGGTCTGAAGCAAGAAAGATACTTCGGCTGTTTTTGGGAGCGTTCAGTATGAGTATCTCATTGGAGCTGATAGACTCCTTTCCAAAAATTGAAAAAGACATATACAAAGCTTTAGCTGTCCAGATAAACCAAATAATGAGGAAGAAGGTTCAGAGAAACACACGCGAGTTAAAGGAAAATATTAAAAAATGGATGATGCAATCAGAAGAAATAGAAAGCTTGCTAAGTCAGGGAATCCCCGGGAGTCTTAACGCCACCTTCGGCCTCACTCCCGGCAGCCCGGAAGATGCTGTTAAGGCGATTGTCTCTGAGATAGCGGAAGCTATTTCGATAGACTTTAGAAGGGTATCAAACACACTTGAAGGAGGGGTTACATTTAATTTTCAGTCAACAGATTTTGTCAACCTCTTGGGGTTACCACAAGGACACCAATTCTCAGAAGCGGGTACAGATTTACATTGGCTAGACTGGCTGATCACGAAGGGGGACAGCGTTATTGTCAAGGGGTACTTATACCAGCCGTCTAATAGTGGCAGGTCAGGGGGAGGAACGATGGATATAGGTGGCGTGTTTAGAGTTCCACCGCAATATTCTGGAACGGCGGATAATAACTTTGTCACTAGAGCGTTTTCGGGTAGAGATAAAGAGTTGGCAAGAATATTAACCAGTTTCTTAGAGTAGAACCATGCATAGATATTCTCCTTTAAAAGGGTTTACTAGTGTTTTTCAGTCTACCCTAAGTAACGACATTCAGGATAATCTAGTTGAGTATTTTGACTGGGCGCTACTTGATAAGGGCAACTATTTTAATAGCACTCTGTCAGAGCTGGCCCCCAATGGTCAAGATTACAGCAAGCTTAGATTGTCCGCAAACGATCAATATACATCTGGTCAGGTGTGGGAAGGGTTTAGGAAAAACTGGGTCTGGCAAAGCGGCCTTGCTCCAAGTGGGCTAGACGGCTTGATAACACCACCAATTGTAGGAACCAACCATGAAAAACCGGGAGTGTCTGGGGTCTGGGTGGACGATGCCTTTTATCCTTCTGATACTACTGGGGATTACTCACACCACGTCGACTATTTCAATGGTAGGGTAATTTTTGATACGGCTATTCCAACTGGCTCGAAAGTGCAGGTTGAACATAGCTACAAACATATTAACGTAGTATACGCCAACAATATACCTTGGTTAAAGGAGTTACAAACAAGAACGCTACAGCCCACGAGCAGCTTTTTTGATTCAAACAAAGGTGTTTGGAACATACCCCCAGAGAGCAGGTTGCAGCTTCCCGCTGTGGCTATTGAAGTGGTGCCCTTTAGGACTTTCAAGGGGTACCAATTAGGAGGCGGCCAATGGGTATATACTGACGTTTTGTTTCACTGCATTGCAGAGGATGAGGTTACTAGAAATAAGCTTGTAGACATATTTTCGTTACAAAACGATAAAAATGTCGCTCTTTTTGACAGTAACAGGATTAATAGTAGCGGAGCGTTTCCGCTGGATTATAGAGGAACTCCTGTTCCTAGCGCCCTTAGATATCCCGATTTACTAGAGACTTATTACGGTGGTAATTGCCGCTTAAGCAAATCCACTGTTCAAGAGATGACTATGGTCGATAGTAACATTTTTGGGGGCGTAGTTAGAGTGACTACAGACATAATTAAGTCAAATATTTAAGCTTTTTGTGTATAATTTACTAGAAACTATTTCCATCCAAGGAGAGAATAACAATGTCAACTAATGATAGAATATTTTATGCAACACAGGCCGTAGGCATTCAACCTCACGGTGATGGGTTGAATGTGGTGCCTGCGGACATGGTGCATGGTCTGCAAAGTGTGGGTATGAACACGAATTTCAACTTGGAACAGGCTTTTGAGCTTGGTCAGATTGAGATTTACGAAAATATCGAAGGCACGCCTGATGTCGAGATGACATTAGAGAAAGTTTTAGATGGATATCCACTGATTTACCACATGGCAACTAGGGGTAATCTTGATGGCTCGCCCGCTGGTTCAGGTTTAGTGGGACGGTCCAAGGCCCGATCTGACATTCGCCTTGGCATTTTTCCAGACAACTTCAATAACGTTGGCGCAGGAACTGACCCAGCAGAAGCTGAAGTTTACTGCTCTGGCATGTACGTCAGTAGTATTAGTTATACATTGCCGGTAGATGGCAACGCTACAGAGTCCGTGACTTTGGTTGGTAACAACAAGGTGTGGTTGACGACTGGGCAGAAAATGATTGCTACAGCGGTAGATCCGTTTGATGGTACAGATTCTCCCGCAGCTAAAACCGCTGGAACGAGCGATGGGGCTGCTACCCATAGTGGTGGTATTCAGCAGCGTGAAGATGTTATAATGTCTGGTTCTATTCTTCCAGCCAGCATCAAGGGCGTTATTGGAACAAATTATGCAAATGGCCTTGACGGTACAACGCTTAACAATCGCGTTCACCTCCAGAACGTTTCTGTTAGCACCGACTTCTCTCGTGAAGATATCTTAGAGCTTGGCCGGAAAACTCCATATGCGCGTCCTGCCACGTTCCCAATTGAAGTTAGTTGTGAAATTGAAGCTATTACCACGTCTGGCGATTTTGTAAACGCCTATGAGTTTGGTGATTCTGCTTTAGATACCACAGCCGATTCTGGAAACAACACGAGTGAAGAAAATATCTTCTTCTGCACCAGAGCGGGCTATGGTTTTGACCTTGGCCAAAAGAACCGACTGGCTAGTGTCAGTTATGGTGGAGGCGATGCCGGTGGTGGAAACGCAACCTGCACTTACAGCTACACTAACTTTAATGAGTTGGATGTTCAACACTATACAGAAAATGGCTATATTGGATTTGAAGAGTTAAAAGTGCTTAATGGAGCTGCTCGGGAATTCACGTTCCCAGCGAATATATATCAAGCTACATAATAGTATTAGTGGGCTTTAACCGCTAAGGAACCAATGTTACGACTTGCGATAGCTAATACCCCAGAGGGGAGAGGATAGGCAAGTATGTCGTAGCGTTAAAGGAAGGATACATATATGAAATACCATACTCCCGCCATGAGGTTTTTGTATGAAGAATCATGAGCGGGAGTATTTTATATCTAGGATACGCAGTGGAGTTTATAGGGTCAAACAAAGTGGAGTTACTCTTACAATTGTTTCGCCCTCAATTGAAGATGATTTCATTATTAACGCCGCTCACATGGAGAGTTATGAAAGGGCGCTCGAAGCGGGATTGATGACAGAGGAGGAGATGCTTGACTGGATGAGATCCAGACAGCTATGGACAGAGGATGACGACAACCAAGTTAAACAACTAGAGGATAACCTAGAACGACTGCGTGTGGAGATTTTCAATGCTAGGTATCAAAGCGAAAAAAGAGAGCATATTAGAAAATACATAAGGGTGACAGAGAAAGCCATTGGTGAACAACTAGAAAAGAAGCATGGAAATCGGCAAAATACCTGCGAAGGATTAGCAAGTTTAGAAAAATCTTTGTCTTTCATAAAGCAATGTACGTTCGTTGGTTCTGAGCCTTGCAATTTTGACGACATTGACATCAATAATGTACTGCACGAGTTTAACAATATGGTTTTGGATGAAGGAGACATTAGAAATTTAGCACGTAACGACCCGTGGCGATCTTTGTGGATGATGAGGGAGTCTTGTAAGTTTTCAATTTTTGCCAATCAAGACAGAGACCTGTCTATAGACCAAAAAAATATTATTGTTTGGTCAAGGATGTACGACAATATTCAAGAGTCAATGGACTGCCCTAGCGATGATGTTATAAATGATGATGACATGCTAGACGGCTGGTTTGTTATCCAAAGAAAGAAGCAAGAAAAAGACAGGGCCGAATCAGAGCTTGAGAACAGAGTGGGCAACGAGAAGATTTCTAATTCAGAGGAAGTGTTTGTGATGGCTCAAACTCAAGATGATGCAAACAGTATCAACAGGGTAAACACTTTTCAATCCCAAATGGTTAAAAAAGAAAGAATGGAAGTTATACAGTCCAAAGGACAGGCAAGAGATCTAGACTTCAAGGACCAACAACGCAAGATGACTCAAAAATCCAATGAACAGTTTAAGGGAAAATTTAGGAGATAATTATGGACGAATTTAATGAGCTGATTAGGCAGCAAAAGGAATACAAGAGCGTAAGAGAGGACAAGTTTAAACATGATTCCAAGCATAGATTGTCTAAAATATTAAAGAAAAAAGTAGAGACCACCATGATCGGTGCTCTCAGTTCTGTGGAGGAGCACTTTTCATTTCTATGGACTAATCAGTCCGGGGGAGAGTTAACCCCAGAGCAGAAGATTATGCACGACACGTTCCAAAAAGTAAGATCGGAAATTTTAGACAAAGGTAATACACAGGCACGCAATGTCGATGCAGAACTCAACCAGTATGATGTAAAATGGTTGAGGTATTCTGTTACTATTCCAGTTAAGACATGTGAAAATCAATCTCAGGAGGACTAGGACTATGAACGAAGAACGAGAAATTACACTGCCGGATGGAACCAAGACCACTATTTATGTGGTGAAGCCTAATAACCAGACCATTGCCCAAGCGGACATGATCAGGGCGAAGAGGTGGAATGAATGTATCAGGGATGGTATTATCACCAAGAAAGAGCTTTCTGTATTAATGGAAGATCGCGGCATATGGAACAAGGAGAAAAGCAGCAAGGAGACAGAGATAACCGACAATATACAGAGCTTGGAAAGAGATCTATACAGGGGTAAAGATGGCCAGAAGCCCAAGGTCTCTGAGGGGCGGGACATTGCCATGCAAATGAGGGATCTCAGAATCAAGCTGAGAGAGCTTATTGGTGAGCGATTGGCCTTAGAGGAAAACACGGCAGAATCCTTAGCAGACAATGCTAGATTTGATTATTTTGTGGCCACATGTACCTTTTATAAAGATACTCAAAAAAAGGTGTATAATAGCTTAGAGGATTATAATCAGCGTAGCTCAGACGATATGGCTTTTGCCGCCGCGTCTATGCTGGGGGATATCCTTTATAATCTGGACGCTTCTTTTGAGGAGAATCTGCCGGAGAATAAATGGCTTAAGAATTTTGAGTTAATTAATGAAGACTTGGGGTTAGTTAATGATGAGGGAGAGTTGACTGATCGCAAAGGGAACAGGATCAATGAAGATGGGCACTATTTAGACGAGAAGGGGAATCGTGTTGATGTTGATGGTTTTCCATTAGACAACGATGGCTCTTATGTTATGGTGGATTACGAAAACGATCTGACCCCTAAGCCTAAACCCAAGCGTAGGAAAACGACAAAAAAAACAGATAGTGAAACTCCCGAAACAAGCACCACGGAAAGCTAATGGATAGTGTAGTCACTTAATTTTAGAGAGATAAGATGTCTAAATTTGTACTGACTGCACAACTTAAGCTACAAGCGCCTAAGAATACTCAACAGGTTGTAAACCAGATAAAAAGCCAATTATCTGGTGTGTCTGTAAATGTAAATGTTAAAGGTGCTACACAGGCTCAAAGGCAGATCAAGCAGATTACTGCGGCTACAAATCAAGCCACAAGTGCTGCACACAATATGGGCAAAACGTTTGGGGTCGCCCTCAAGCGATTTGCTGCCTTTACGATTGCTTCTAGGGCAGTTAGCCTGTTTACCAATAGCTTAGCTGGTGCCGTCCAAGAGTCTATAGATTTTCAACGGGAAATCATCAAAATTGCCCAAGTGACGGGCAAGACCACTAAAGAGCTTAAGGGCCTTAGTGATGAAATTTCTCGTTTGTCTGTCACTCTAGGTACATCTTCTACAGACTTGGTGGCTGTCACTAGAATCTTGGCTCAGGCTGGTATTCAGGCTGGTGACTTGAAGGTTGCGCTAGAAGCTTTAGCTAAAACTACCTTGGCCCCCACCTTTGAGGATATAAACAAGACAGCAGAAGGTGCTGTTGCTATTCTCGCCCAGTTTGGAAAGGGCGTGGGAGAATTAGAGAGACAACTGGGTGCCATCAATGCTGTGGCAGGCCAGTTTGCCGTTGAGTCTGGTGACCTTATTGGTGCTATTCGCCGTACTGGTGGTGTCTTTAAAGCTGCTGGTGGTAGCCTCGAAGAATTTCTAGGTCTCTTTACATCCATCCGTGCTACGACTCGTGAAAGTTCTGAGTCTATTGCTACTGGTTTGCGTACCATTCTTACACGTATTCAAAGACCAGCTACCATTCAATACCTAAAGGAGTTAGGTGTTTCTCTTACAGATCTTAATGGTAGATTTGTTGGCCCATTCGAGGCCGTAAAAAGACTCAGTAAAGCTCTTGCTGACGTTCCTGCTGGTGACCTGAAGTTTATTCAGATAGCAGAGCAACTTGGTGGCTTTAGGCAAATCGGTAAAGTCATCCCCCTCTTGCAGCAATTTGAGACAGCCGAGAGGGCGCGACAGGCCGCCATCGCTGGTGGGGACTCTTTAACAAGAGACGCTGCCACGGCCCAACAGGCTTTGGCCGTTCAGATCGTCAAGGTTAAAGAAGAATTTCTTGCCTTGGTAAGGGGAATTACTGAGTCCACATCTTTTCAGGTGATGGCAAAAACGGCCCTTGGTCTTGCTTCTGCCCTGATCAAAGTTGCCGATGCCCTCAAGCCCATCATCCCACTTCTTGGTGCATTTGCCGCAGTTAAGGTCAGTCAAGGTATTGGCGGTTTTGCTGCTGGAATTGGCGCATCACTCAGGGGCGTCAAGGCAAAACATCAGGGTGGTAAAATCCACCACTTTGCCCGTGGTGGTTTTGTGCCCGGTTCTGGAAACCGAGACACAGTCCCGGCTATGCTACAGCCCGGGGAATTTGTTATTCGCAAGAGTAGCGTGAAGAAGATTGGGGCCGACCAGCTTCAGGCGATGAATCAAAATAAATATGCCGCAGGTGGCATTATAGCGCTGCGACCATATGACAAAGACCCCCCAAACAAACCTCTGGAAGCCAAGGGTTCTGTAACACTCAAAGATGTTGCTGGTAAAGCTGGATTTTCAGCAGATGCCAAAGGCGTTAAGAAAATAAGGGAAAATGCACAAGTATTACAGAGTGCCAAGAGGAGTTTTAGTCCAGAATTTCAACAACTCCTAGCTAAGCGTGGCTCACTATCTGTCACCTCGCGCGGCATGGCGATTGGTGATCAGACCGTTGGAGACAAAACTGAAGCGGCAATCAAGGATTCGTTTCTACAGGCTATCAATGCCAGTGGCGATAGCTTAAAGACCTATTTTTCGGGTCTATCTGGAGAAGGAAAGGTTACCGGTCGAGACTTATCTCTCACAGACTTGGATAAGCTTGGGATTGAAGGGGTTATTGGGAATGCATTTGAAGCTCTGTTGGTTAAGATCGGCGCGCCCTTTGATTCTGGATCGCAAGACGCACGACAAAGAGCCAAGACTAAATCAGATAACAATTCAGCATTTGATTTTCCGTCAGGTTTAGGATCTCTAGCTAGAGGTAAATTTTCTGAGTTTGCCAGTATACCAATAGACGCAAAAAGAACCCTAAATAAATCATATGTTGACGAGGTTATTAATAAGAAATACCCCAACTTATTAGCAGAAGAATACAAACTGTTTAAGAGTCTCAAGGGCCAAGAAACCCTTGCTGCAAAAAGTAGCGAGATTAATGCTATTTACGCCAAGAGCAAGCAAGTTGATGTGGCCGATAGCGCAGTTGCTAAACTTACAGGGCTGAGTAAATCAGAAGTAGGAAAAAGAAGGAAAGCTGGCGAATTTGGACGTACAAGGCGAGCCTCTGGCGGTGGAATTTCTGGCTCAGACACGGTCCCCGCCCTCCTCACTCCCGGCGAATTTGTCGTCAATAAAAAATCTGCTCGAAGTATCGGTTACGCTAACCTGAACCGAATGAACAAAAAGGGCGTGACTGGGTTTGCTGCGGGCGGCCCAGTGGGAGTGCAGAAATTTGCCAAGGGTGGCGCGGCTGGTGGTGGTGGCGGATTTGGGGGTATGGAAAAGATGATGCTTATGTCTGGCTTCGCGGCCACGGCATTAAGCAATTTTGGAGACAAGAGCAAAGAAGCTACTGACGCCCAGTTCGTATCCGCCGTTGCTGCGGAGCGGGTTTCTCAGTCTCTAATACAGCTTGCTATTATCATACAGGCTAGTATGCTGCTTACGAAGAAACTCAAAGAATGGGGGAAAGCTCTTGAGAAATCCGCCAAAGATGTCAAGAAAGATAAAAAGAAAAAAGACAAGAAGCCTAAGTTAGAAAAAGCCTTGGAGGAGGCCGAGGGCAAGAAGAAGAAGAAAAAGAAGAAGACCGAGAAGAAGGCCGAGGCAGAGGCTTCGTCTGAGGCAGAAGATACCAAAAAAAGCTCGTCCAAGAAGAAGAAAGACAAGAAGAAGGCAGACAAGGCAACTTCCGAGTCGGCCACTGAAGAGACCAAGACCAAAAAAGAAGAAGAGAAAACGGAGAAGTCTAAAAAGAAGGGCAAGAAGAAGAAGAAAAAGGTCAGTGACGCTCGCAACGTGTCTGAGCTTGCCAAGGAGAAAGCGGTACAAAAGGGAGAGAAAGATCTTGCCAACAAAGGCAAGGAGATGAAAGAAGACAGAAACGAAAAAAGAAGGCTACACAAAAAAAGGAACCGACTAGAGAAGCAGGTCGCTGTTGATGAGGGCGACCGGACTGAAGCCAACAAGAGGAAAAGAGCGGCTACGAAAACGGCGGCGGCAGCGACTGGGGTGGCTGCGACAGAAGAAACCCGTCTAGCACAGAAAAAAGCCAAAGCAGCGAAAGATCAGGCTGGGGCTGACGACGCAACAAGACACAGAAAGCAAATGGAGAAGGGTTGGGAGCCGGGCGGTAAAAAAGCCGAGGCGGTAAATCGAAAGAAGGCCGAGATACGCGCCCACAGGAAGCAATTAGAAGACCGAGGAATTACAAGGAAGAGGAGGAAAGGCGACGGCGCTTTCATTCACACCAAGAAAGGTGTCAGCGGAGGTGTTAAATCGGCAGGGTGGGAGAAACAACTTAGAAAACTGCAAGACGAACTGAAGAACGCAGAGCGGAGACAGAAGAGCTATAATAAGAATCGGGAAGGTGCCGTTAGAACGGAAAAGGCCGCAATTCTAGCAGCCAAAAACAGTGCCGATGCGTCTAAGAAGCAAGCCGTCGTTACTAAGGCTGCCGCAGAGGAGAAAGCCAAAGCACTCAGGAAAGAAGCAGCGGCTGTGAAAGACTCAAGGGATGCTAACAATAGATACGTTAATACTCAAAAGAGATTGAAAACAACGCAAAATGATCTTGGTCAAGCCAACAAGAAATTAGCTGGTAGCCAGAACAATCTTCGGACTTCTGCCAAAAAATTGGCGATGACTAGAAACAAAGAGGCCAAACACTATCATCCCGCCGTGAAGCACGCGAGGGCATACGGGCGGGAACTAAACAGAGAGCTAATAGCAAAAAGGAAAGCGTTAAAAGGAACCAAAGGGTACAGATACGGGTTGAAATTATTAAGCATTGGCTTCACAAAGGGCAAACAGAAGCTCAACGGCTTCCGTAAGCAATTAAAGATACTACCAAAAGACGCCAACAAAGCTGCTCGCGCCCTGAAGAAAATGAACGCCCAGATGCGAAAAACGAAAGGTGGCGGGATGATGTCCCGCATGAAGGGCAGGGTCGGGAAAGGCATGAGCAGGGGCGCTACCGCCATTGGCGGTGCGGCGGGACTAGCGATGTCGGCAGCCATGATTTCAGGTCAAGTGTTCGGGGCGTTAGCGGAGATAGCCGGAAGAAAAGCTGAAAAAGCAAAAGACAAAGGAGATGTGACGGGGGCGGGCAAGGCTGGACAAGAGCGTGCAATGAATGAAGCATTTTCGGAGATGTTCACCATGCAAGGAATCATCAGGGCGCTTACTACGGACCCAAAAGAACTAAGAGACCAGATACACCAACAGGTCGTTACTCAGGCAGCAACGGATGCGACAGAGGCGGCGGTGGGCAAACAGTCCAAGTTCATTGAAGAAGCAAAGACTGGAAAGACCGTAGAGGGTAGAGCGAGCGAATTTGTGGGAGCTGGAGGAGTTAAGGTAGAAAAGCTGGGCGAGTCGGTGTTAAGGTCCAGCACCGAGGCTATGGGTTTCATCAATAGGATGGATGAGGGGCAGGCAAAGACTGAAAAGTTAAATGCCCTCAAGAAACAAGAACTAGAAGCTGCCGCGATTATGGGTAAGAATGCCACGAGCATTAATCAGCTTACTAAATTCTTTGATGAGTTTGGAGGCGCTACTGCCGCAGGAGCAGAGGCACAGAAAGCGGCAGCAGTTGCGGCCTTCAAGATGAAAGCGGCGATGGAGGCGGTAGCGAAAGCAAACTTTGATAATCTTAAGGTTATGTCGGTGTTCGCCGCGTCGAGCAACGCTGTGAATAACTTCTTATCGTCGTTAGAAACCGGATCGCTGGCATTAGAAAGCACTATTGCGACCATAGAGACTGCTCAAGCTAACATGGGGATGGGAGAAGAGGGCGAGAGGGCTTTAAACGACGCGCGCGAACAAGTTTTAGCCTCAGTCGGTGGGGGTGAGAATAGCTCTGTTGGTCAAGCTGTTAACCGGTCATTTGATCGGGCGCAGGGCGTTAACCAGTTCATGGGCAGCTTGCAGAAGCGAATTAGCGGGTTAGACATTAACCAAAGTAGTGAGGCGGCAGCCAAGTCAAGCTTAGAAACTTCCCTGTTAGCTGGTGTTACCGACAAGGCTACCCAAGAAGCTATAATGGGGGCTGTTCAGAGTCTAGGAGACATCAGAGGCAGAGACGCGAGCAGTTTAATTGAAGAAATCAAATCCGGCTTAGACCCACTCAGAAAAACTGCTCTGGAATCCGCCAAGGCTGTACTGGAACACCAAAAGACCATCGTAGCATTAACCAAGGCTAGGAGGGCGTCAGAGCTTGCCTATATTGAGGCACAGAAGAAAGCTATTGATGTGCAGTTACAGGCAGCTAAGATTTTTGAGGACTTTGGTGGAGACAAGCTTAGCTCAGAACAAAAAGAGCAAGCGCGTGTGGCTCAGTTCAACTTGGTCGCCCAAGACGCTGGGATCAAGACTCTTCGCAATGCTAGTGCTGGCGAGCTTGCCAGAGCAAGAGAAGAGGTGGCAGCCAAGACTGATGTGCAGATGGCACGCAAGGCCAGCGGTGGTTTTCAGGGGCCGGGAGGAATTGACGAAGATAGAACAACAGAATTAGCCAAGACCAACGATGCCCTTATGGCTCTGACGAGACAGAGGATTGATCAAATCAAGGAAGAGATTGCTATTATAGCCAAGAAGAATGCTGCTGAAAAAAGTTCTTTTGAAAAATTAATGGCTGGAGATATTGAGGGTTTCATCGAGCAACAAGCCGCTGCTGGGGCTGCTGCCGCCTTACGAGCCGGGGACGCCAACATGGCTAGCTTGTTTAGCCCGTCAGCCCTTGGTGCCGGAATGAAGAGCCTAGAAGGCACTGGGATGTCTGATGCGGAAATGCAACGGGCTGCTGGTATCACTCTGTCGACTATGGGCATTACGGATGCCAGATCTGCCGGAGTCATGGTTGGGCGAGATGCAGAAACTGAGGCCCTGCGAGCTGAGGGTAGAGGGTTGGCCTCAGAGTTGGGCGCCCAAGCCCAGCAAATGGCAGAGATTAAGAAGATGGAAGTTGCTAAGGCTACAGTAACAATTACAAATGCTCAAGTAGTATTTGATGAAACGATGCAACGAAAAGTGGCCTCGCAAACTGCGGCAGATAGGGGAGTGGGAGAACTAGCTGGCATGTATAGAGGCGGCGTAGTTTATGCCAATAGGGGTATTTTTGTTCCTCGTGGAACTGACACTGTTCCTGCCATGTTGACCCCGGGAGAATTTGTGGTTAATCGTGCTGCCGTTAATCGTGGTAATAACTTGCAGATACTTAGGGCCATGAATAGCAGTGGTCGACAAGATGCCACCGCGCCCGCCACCGCCATGAGCGCAGGCGGTCCAGTTGGTTATTATCAATTTGGTGACCTTGTGCAGAAAATGGGTTCAATGTTTGGTGATGCTATGCCAGCGTTAGGCACGGCTGTAACCTCATTTGCCAATGCTATTGACAAGCTTACAGGGTTTACCATGGGTGTTGATATTAACTCCATGCCGCCCATCAGTGTTAACGTGGTTCTTCCAAAACTTGAACCAGCCATTAGAGATATAGTGCTTGACGCCGTGCGTGACGAAATACCTAAATACAAAGCAACTAACAATGGACTAAAGAAAATCGCCGGTATGGGTGAATAACTCTTAAGATGCAGGACATAAAGGATATTTTTTGATGGCTAATAGGCACTTAAAAACCTTAGAATGCTTATGCGTCAAGGCCGCAACAGGCACCTTGACAGCTACTGGTATTACGGTTAAAGCCAAATTAAGTTGCAATGTCGCCCTTAAAAAGAACATTGTAACAAGCAAGTGCGGTAGAGAATCCAGAGCCGGAATGCACTGCACCGGCCTGCTTTTTTCCCCCTATAAGTTCTGCCAATCTGTAGAGTTTACAGATGTTGACGGTACAGGCCCAATTTATACCGTCACCCTTAAAGAAGCCGTATCTTGCTATATCTCTGTTGGGGATATTGCCACCATAGAGAAGTCGGGTCAGACGTATACATATTCTATCTTGGGCATCAACAGTAAGGAGATAATCCTTTTTTATCGTCTGGGTCAAGATGCCCCTGACACGCCCATTTCTAGCTTGTGCTCAGGTGGGTATGACAACATATGCCTTATCAAATTATGCAGCGAGACTGAGCAGTCCAACCCCAGACTTGCTAGGGCAAGGGTGTGCTCCACATCTATTGCGGCCTCAGTGCATATTTCCTCTAAGTTGTCTGGTCGCATAAGAATGGGGGAAAACTCCCTATCTGCTGTGGGGAAAATTAACAATGGGCTTACAACTGACTACAACATTCATCAAAAGATGCTGGGCGGATTTAATCTTAGAGCAACCCGCGCCGATAAGTTCTATGGAGATTTTGGTGATTTTGAATGCGTAGAAAAACTCTACCCAAGCGGAGACCTGCCCATCGATGCCGGTATGGGCAATTTTGTTGGCTCAGACAACTCGTCTGGCAACCTTTACCGCTTCATTGACGAAGGCGTCTTTACGGGCGACTATGATAAGCAGTTTGGCAACAGTATTATTATATCAGACGACGCCAACTCATTTATCCACCCCGACACGTTTCACACAGAAGGGCTATTTCAATATAAGTGTAACTTAACCAACTTCCTTGTCAGACCAGAGGAGACCCGCTTACGGATCAGGGCTTCAGCTCCGATCAATAACTATGAAGCTAATGTTCCCCCAAGATATACTATCCATAACATTAAGTTTGAAGATCCATCTGGCAACTTGGTGGTTAAGTATGAAGACATTATTGTATATGGAGATGTAGACTATACAAATTCAGCTACTCACGCTAACTTTTCCACCTACTCTTCAGCGGCTGTTACCAACAAGGCGGATCTGTATGATTGGCAGCGTACATCCGCCCCTCATATGTATCAGATTAGTGGGTATAAATTAACATTCGATGTTAGATCTGAAGCGTTGGATGATCCATTTGCTCCCGGTTTTAGCGATGGTTTTGAAGACAACTATATAATACATGATACATACGCCAGCGGGGATGATTACCTAGCGTTAGACGGCGCCCCATTATCTACTCAAGATCAATCTTTAATTAACCCGACTAAAGCGATTAGAATCTCTGCATTAGAAATATGCAATAGTGGCGGATATGGTCCAAGGCCAGAGGACTACATCGGCCTGTTTGCCCAAGTTCCCGAGAAGGGACGAAGACTGGAGCGTAAGATTCTCCCATCCTTTATGCCTCTTGCTGAATTTGACACTGGGGTTTGGCCTTCTGTCAGTAGTATTTGGCACCATAAAAATAGCAACATGGGACATGTCACTATAGGCTCCAACTTGGATTCTTGCGGTGCCACTGGATTAGTTTCGGCAATACAAAGAGAGACCGCCCATGACTACGCCGAGCTTCACTCTACGGGGCCTCATCTGGATTCTGGAAAGCTAACCCTTAAATTCTCCCACGGCAGGGGAATAGTTAATGAAGTCACTAAGGGTGCTTTTGATTGTGGTTTTGACCAGACCATCTGCCCCACTTGGTTCGATCCCAGTGGAGCTTTCAATACTCAAAACAGAACCCAGCTAGGTGTAGACGATGGCTTCTTTGACATTGAATCTATTACACTTAAGGTCAAGGCTAAAAAGGCTACCGGATCAAGAAACTACGTTTTGGATGTGGTTGGATATAGTGATGATGGACTGTTAAATGTTAGCAGTGCTCCTAGTGGCTTTCTGCAAAATCCATACAGCGTACAGCTCAATGATCAGATAATCAGCAGCGATGGCACTCATCCCGTTACCTCTGGATTTTTGGCCGATGGCGACGACCTTGCTATTGCCTCTGAGAGTTTATCTGAAAAAGAAAGATACACTGAAACTAGTGGAAACCTTGGGGGCGATCACTACTCTTTGACAAACTATCCTGTGGTCAGCACTACCGACTTTGTCGACTATGAAGTGCCACTTAAGATATATGACGACCGGGTAACTCTGGGTCAATCCAGAGACTACAGCATGAGTTCTCTTTTTGAGCACTTATACTTAGACATATACCCACTCCCCAGTGGGGCCAGCATCGCAAGCGTGCATTTGCTGGTTAGGTACAAGCCGCAAAATGCCCTCAAGTTGTCCATTGAGGGTGGGGATAAGATACGCAAGATACAGGATGGTAGGTCCGAAGGGTCGATCTATCCGATATCGCGCGGCTCTACAGATGACATGCTTAATGCGGGTTCCGGTTATGGGCCAATTTCCACGATTGAGGGAATTCCCCACGCCTTTACTACGCCCTCTAGTATAAAATCTAATTATTCCCGTCGATGGAGAGGGATGGAGGGCACCGTCCGTGGTCCGTTTGACCCAGACATGTTTGGGTTCGGGTTTGAGAATCCGCACATGGACTTCCCGTTCCTGTCTGGATTTTATGATTTTGACGAGATGGACGGTCTCTATGTTAAGTCTCGCCCACTGGGGAGTGGCTTCGGCAACGTGAGCGGCCTGTTTAGCACTACTCCTGAGATATACAAAAACATCGGCTGGAGATTTAGCAGCGGCACATTGTTCAGTGACCAACTCCCGGGTTATAGCGGGGCTTATAAGACAAGTGACTGGACATCCATGACCAATGATTCCACTTCCACCAACTTTGAGGACGACAAGCTTTATGGGCGTATTGCAGACGCATTCAATAACGTTGTTAGAATATCCGGCCACAGTCAAAATATCAATTTTGGGAATATAGACACCACTAGCGGGTTCTCCATATTTACTAGGTTCACACCAGATGCTAATATTAGCGGAGTAGACTACAATCTGTTCAATTCTGGCGTGCTCTTCTCTAAATGGGACAGTGCAGCAGATCTTGACTTTGCCCTTGGTTATAGTGGAGGATTCCTGTGTGGGTACTCTAAAGACATAGATGGCAATGTTATTACGGTTGCTGACACCCTTCCGTATAGTGGCTATCAATTCCCACTGTCCGTTATTCTTACTTATAACGACCACAATGGTAGCGGGCTGAAACTTTATACTGACAATGAGGCCGACCGGAACACTTATACCCATGATTTTGGTGATGGGTTTGATGGCGACCACCTGTTCTTACGAGCTAGTTCAGTCCCATTCTACAAGAACACCACTAACGCTAATTTGATTGTGGGTCACTCTCCCGGCTCTGGCGTTGGGATGAACATGCTACTCAGTGAGTTTGGTATTTCCACTTACACGGTGGGAGTCAAAGGCTCCGGCACCAACATTGTTGAAGCCAATCCAGACGCAACATACAAGCAGGTGACTGCTGAGAAGTTCTTTGACAATCATCGGGCTAAGTTCTACAGTCCAGATGAAGATTATCATATTGATACGTTTAAGCTCTGGGATTATGTTAATGAGAATACTTATTCAGATTGGGATATAGGTGCGTTCAAGTATTGCCAGTTTGGCATAGCGTTTAATCAGCTCACCAAGCGTACTGGCCGCGACCTTGTTAGCTTTAATATCAACCATGATGGTTCTGGATATATAACCAGAAACGATCTAACACTTCCTTCAAACGTTGACAGTGGGGTGTCGTATCATACTCAGATCGAGAATGACTTCTTGCGATTCCATTTGAGTGATACCTCTGACAACTTCTATTCTACCCAAAGAAGGATTACCAAAGACTTACCTCGTGATTATGTATTCTCCGATAGGGCCTTGGTTGTCGAAACCGTAATGGAGCACAAAACTGACCATGATATTGTGTGGCCAAATTGTACGGGCACGGTTGGACCCAAGCTTATTGTTAGTTTGTACACCAAGAAGAAAGAACCGTACTGGGTTCCTGATGAGCCTAACTGGGGCCTGATCAATAGAGACATACATTATTTAGAGCCTTCAAGCTGTATTATGAGGGTTGACAGTAAGTTTACATATGATAGTCTAGTAGACACGTCTGAACAGTGGGCGCTCTTCCCAGACGAGCCTGTTCTTAGCGAATTCTCTGAGAAATATTATTCGCAGGATGTCGACGACATGTTCCTGCAATATGACTTGGTGTATCCTTCTGGCAAACCGTTTGAGTCTAGAATTAATATCCATACCTCCCATGTGAGATTGGATGATGCATACGTTAAGGACACTGATGCCAATTCTAACGTAAACTTGATCGCCAGTGGTGGTAATGTTGTTGCGCAAAATCTGGACTTATTCTTAAAGAACTACGCTCCGTCTGACAGCGGTATATTAAACTTGTTTGCTGTCGGGCCGATAGGGCTGGGCAGCTCTGGAACCGGGGGAGCTGGTGGTTATAACGGCTCTGGCCTTACGCTATTCACTAGTGGTTCATTTAGAGAGTTGCAAAGTCTCCACCTTAACACCCTAAGCTATGTAACGCAAAGTTCTGGAATCAATCTTAATGTTTCTGGTAAATATTATCCAATTACTGATGGCAGTGGGGCATTTAACTTAAATGTTGAAGGTGTTGGGCTTGGGTCAGCTATCTTCCCGCTTTCGATTCGGAACGACGATCTATCTTATGTTCCAAGCGGCGGGCTATTACCACTGTTTACTTATGCCACCAGTGGTTCTGTGGGCCTTAGAGATTCTATGCCGTTGGTCCTTGCAAACACTCACGCTGCCGATCCGGTAGCTTCTTCTACTTTGTTGAACCTGTTTACCCTTGGTTCTACATCTTTGGTGGATTCTTTACCATTAGTTAAGATGAACCTGTTCATAGAGGGCACACCGCTGCTTTCTGAGAACATGAACTTAGTGCTTTATGGGGATGATCTTACCACCAGTTTTGCCTCATCCAGTGGGACGGGGACGACTGGTAGCCCGCAACTGGGTATGAACCTGTTTATGTCCAATTACGGGGGTGTTGGCTCTACGTTCTTCAATTGGTTCAATTATAATTATGGAACCGGTATAAATATAGAAGACAACACATATGCATCGTTACCTGTTGGCAATGAAATAAGAGGTGTGGACCTTATTGGTTATGGTCATTGTCTGAGTGACAGCCCACGCAAAGCCATTGACAAGGCGATTGTTACTGATGACACAGTCTGGAGAGAAGAGACGTGTAATGACGGGGGAATTTTCAGGGCTGTTGGTTTATATACCAACTCTGGGGCTATAAACTTCTCTGGCGGGCTGGGCTACAGTGGCAATTATTATGGTATAAGAAAAAGTCGGAATCTTATCCCGCACGCCCCATATTGGGCAACAATGAAAATCACCACCGGCTCTACTGATGCCATTAAGGTTCCCAGAAACTTTGAGGACTGGGAGTATGGAATCTGCGGGCCTGATTTCTATTCAGATAGTGGATGCTGCACCGCTGATTGCGATCAAAACTTAGTATATTCTGGTGCCAAGATGATTGGCGACTACCCACACATGAGCGGCGATGCATCACTCACGCCTCCTAACACCCGAGACCTGCAAGATCAGTATGGCAAGGCCGTGGCTGTGATGGATGATGCCATGGTTGTTTCTGCTCCGCGTAGAGAAATAGCAGATAGTTCTGGGCACATGATACCAGACGCAGGCTCTGCGTTCGTGTATCGGCGTGGAGCTGATGTTGCGGGCAAGAAGGCAGACTGGCAGATGCAGGACCAACTCATGCTGCCGTCAGGTTTCAGAAGGGATTATGTCAGCAAGGTAGTAGACAACCTTATTAAATTTGATACATTTAGTATTTCCGGCCAAAGATGGAATATTGGCCAAGAGGGCAGAAGGTTTGGCAGCTCATTAGACATCGGGGCTAGCGGAGACAGAGAGACCATTATCGTTGGCGCCCCGTTTGCTGGGTGGAGCCGCAAGTTTCAGGATATTCAAACGTCGGGCATTCCGGTTTGCATGTTTGTGTTCATTGATGAGTTTCAATACAGTGAAGCCGACATTGGTCGAATTGGAAACGCAGCGGGCAAGTGGGACATATTGTATAAATATTTCTCCGCTCCATGGAACGCCCAGACGCCAGAAGAATTCCAGCCACAAATCAACGTGGATGTTATGGTCTTCGAGACATACAAAGGGTCTGAGCCAAAGCAAGAGCCAGAGGGGCCGAGTTGGTTCCACCATACGTGGATTCCAAGTATGATAGACCCAGATCTAGCTGACCTAAAACAGGAAACCCACGACAGAATGTTGAGCGGCATAAAAGAAAATGGGTTCTTACGTGTGTTCCCGAGCGGCTCTAGTGAATTTTCTCCCCACAGTGGCATACCCCCAATTATGGGCCTGTTCGAGGAACGCAGCCCAAGTTCAATGAATGGCGCTGCTTTTGTGCATGATGGCGTAAGTATCATTGATGAGTTTGTTGATTTCTATGAACAGTATTCTTACGCAAGCGGCGTCATTGATCCCAACGTAGACTTGGCTGCTACTGGACACGTCAGAAGGGTGGCTGGGTCTTCACTGGATTGGGCTGACACGTCTATAGATTTGATCCATGACACTCTTGATTCTGGCTATTTAATCAATAATGACGTAATGAAATTCATTACCAGTGGCGTTGGCCAAGAGTGGGCAAATCCGAATGCCTATGAGTTCCAAATTCCTCCGGGTTCTGGTGGTAGAGTTTACATATTCGAGAAAGAAAGTGGCATATTTAATTGTGTGCAAGAGATCAAACCTCTTAGCGTAAGAGAATCCTTGAAGTTCGGAGGTGGTGGCACATACCACACCGGCGGGGCCGTTACAGACCCCTCTAATACTGCTGCGTCGAACGAGGAGTGGTTGGGTCCATATCGTGATGAATATAACGACCGCTTTGGTCACTCTGTGGGCATTAGCCAAAATTCTCAGGTAGTTTCTATAGGTTCTCCATTCACGAATACTCCTTGCGAAATCTTTGAAAGAGACAATTCTGAAAATGAGCGTATGTATAAGAACCTTCGGGACTGGCTCGTATTCACATCAATGACTGCTGAGGTGAATAGGTATGATGATCTTCTGGCTGCTTCTGGAAAGTCTGTAGCACAGAATGTGGTGTATCACGAGTTGTCCCAGAGTAATAAATTTAGTTTTAGAATTGATGAAAACTTCTGGGGTACTAACAAAACTATTGAGCTATATAAGCCAGTTTATCAATATGCTTATTCCGACATCACCTCGACCGGAACGTGGAAGTTCATTTTAAATGAATTTGCAGGCACATCTCGATTAGGATACAGCACGTCTGTCAGTGATGATGGAGACATTGTCGCCTTTGGTGCCCCCACTGATTCGACGACACTGTTTGAAGATACTAATGTTTGGTATAAAGAAAAGAACACTTGGGCCTCCTACACAAACGCTGGTGCTGTGAGGATGTTTGAGTCCAGAAAATATATTCCCCATAGTGGCGTAGTGGAGTTCACTAGGTTTGGCAACCTCGACAGATCCGCTCATGAGACAGAGCGAGATCAGGGTTTCTATGATCAAATGGGCTTGTACTTCCAGCCAGATGACAAGTCCTTCAGAAGGATGGACTTCTCTGAAATAGAAATCCCCAGAGACGCTGGTTTGGCGTTTATTATTACTCCAGAACTTGACGCTGCGAGCGATGAGATCATTGACAACATTAAGCACTGGTTGGCCCTTGGAGATAGAACGCTGGTGCTGGTTGGTAACGACCCAGTGTATGAAGAAAACGGTTTGTATGGCGATTCTAACAAGTTGGTCAATAAGATTCTTGGTAAGCTGGGATCTAGAATGCGTATCCATCCGGCGGCGACAAAATACGAATCGCTACCGGATTGCGTGAGTTCTTCTGATGTTTCTAATGACAGGTGGAATGTAACCAAAGCATATGTGCCCACATACGCTCACACCAAGTACGATGGCTACAAGTCTAAGATTAGCACCGATAACATATTTGCCAAAGGTGTGGGCGACATCAGGATGGACCTGTCAGATATCGATTTACAAGAAATGGTCCAGATAGCCCCATGCGATAAGCTGAATGCAGATGTCTGCAATATGCCCCTAAAACATAATGGAGATCTACGGGCAGAGTGGACAGAGGAATGTGAAAAAACAGTTGGCAGAGGTAACAAAGTCAAAGTTCTGTACCAAAAGAACTGGGGCTTTCATTTTGCTAATCCGAACGCGGCGCAAGGCTGCGATGATTACCCAGTAGATCCTCAACCGTTTATCAACAGACCATATAAAGATGTTTCGCCCATTCTAACTGCCGCCGAGTTCCTACCAGATACACATTGGTACATTCCCGCCAGAAGCGGTGTGCGTATTGAAAAACGAACTATTTACAAGTTTATCAAAAAGGTCACCACTGACAAGGTGGTTGAGTTTGCTGACTACAACTTGGAAGAAGTGGCTTTCAACGTTGCTGAAGATTCCAACTCCAACGTTAGCGGAATCTACAATTATTTTGATGTAGAAAAAACCCAAGGGGGCTTTATTGACCCAGATCCTTGGCCAACGGCAACCGCAGAAAATCGTCGAGACGCCTTGGTTCAGGGTAGAGGCGATTGGATGATCGAAAGCGGAGTTAAAAAGGTTAACAAAGTACTTTCAGACGAAAGCGTTTTAGCGTTACGTGAGAAATATATCTACGACGATGAAGATGGCAACCCTGTAGATGACAATAACAACGTTTATCTGCTCGCCCACTTGAACGGGGAGAGCGAGGAGGCGTTTGACGATCCCAATGGTAACTGCGATAGGAATCATTACTTTTATGCGAATTTAGTGAAGAACGATTGTGACGAAGCGCCATTAATTGTGCAGCTAGGAGGGTGGACTAAGCGTCAATCATTTAAAGAAGCATATGATGGATCGGTTCTTTTGGATAGGCTCAATTTGTATATTGATACAGACGGAAATCACGCCGTTAAAGAGAATCAAATATACAATGAAGGTGACATTATTCCTGCGGCTGTAGACGTTCTGTGGATTGCTAATCCTGATGGCCAGCCAGATGATGGTGACATTTCGATTATAAAGAACTGGCTTAAGGGTGGAAAGAAAAAGGTTGTAATTACCTATTCCGGCACGGACCCAGACACGAGGCAGACGATTGCCGAAAATGTCAAGGTTCTTTGTGAAAAGCTGGGCATATCCAGCAGGCCATTCTTCCGTCCATGTTTGGGTGATTATTTTGTTCAACAGTCTTCACAAGTTGGTGATAGCAATCGGCAACGTGTAGACTCCCAAGACACTTGCAACATAATGACCCCCAAGCAAAAATTAAACTATGCCGAAGAGGCTATTTCAGGATGCGAGCTGGGCTATGGGTGGAACAGTCATGTGAATGTGGAAACAAATGTTCCAAAGCTCTCGTTGTGGCCCAAGGCGGGAGAGGCTGGCTCTAGTAGGTTAAATTACATCCCCATTTCTGGTGGTGGGGACTTTGAGAAAATTGTATACTACGAGGATGCAATTACTGACACCTGCACGTATGACACCGAGAAAACCATTTACTTTATTAACGGCAAGGCTAGTGGAGAATTCCCCGTTGAAGAGGGGTCAGGCTATAGAATATTCGTAGACTGGGTGTCGGAAACTCCCAACGAGAAATTTACGATTCATGGCGAAGCCCGGAACATCTCGTTGAGCGCCGAGGAAGACCCCAACGACCCAATGGATAGGGTGTCTTTCAATCAGCATGAGTATTTCAACAATACTGCAACCAATTCGGTTAAATCTACGCATGTGGATGTTAGGGCCAAGGGTTCTGCAATTAGGGTTTCTCTTGATACTGACAGGTATAAATTACCCAGAGGTATAATTCCTGCCAAAGATGGCGATTTCACGGGAGACCCATTGACCCCGCGTATTTTATCTATATCTGGGTGCCCACTCCCAATTGAGACCACGATAACGACCACAACCAGATGGATACAAGTTCCCAGCGGTGAAATTACCATTGAGCATCCTTGGTATGTGCCAGCACAGAGTGGAACAGTCAAGGGGGCATTTAGACCAATTAAGCACAAGAGCGAGAGGTATTGTAATCCAAACGCTAGGTGTGATGATAGGGGTGACAATGAAATTGAAGATGGCCCCGTGATTGCCGCAGAGGAATTTGAGCAGTTCTCGGCGTTCCCTGCTGGAGGCAAGAGGTCTAAGATTGTAGTCCTTTCTGATTCCACAATGATTCAGGGGCAGTGTCCCCAGTATAGAAGCGATGCAATAAAGGAAAATCAGAAGTTCATCCGAAGCCTGTACCCGACAAGTCCGCATGAGGACTCGGCGTTAAGTGCCTATAGCATGAACACACAGAAGGGGGATGATGACACTGGTAGACAGTTTAAGTTTACCCAGAAGCTTAGGGCGCCGGAACGTGGCAGTGCCGCCAAGTACTATGCGGTGAGCGGTATAGCGAACACAACCATGCCTCTCTATGGGGCTGGAGGAGCCGCCGGAAACTTAGGCTCATATGTTGATAATGAAGATACATACCATCCCGCCAACCCGGGCTTCCTCAGAGAGCCTGATCCTCTTGGAGAGAAAAAGAAAGAAGAAGTAGATAAGTTTGGTGGCGCCGAAGCGGTAAATAAGTTTGGTATTTATCCTAGATTCAGCGGAGACTTCCTTAACGAGGGACTATACACTATAGATGGCGTAACTAAAGATTTCTTGGTAGACGCCAAAACTATTGGCGGGCCGCCAGACCTAATGAAGTTCAATGGTACCGACTACCTTGATTTTGATCTCTACACATCTGGGTGTCCGGGTGATCTGTTTGGCTTCTCAGTTGATCTATCACAAAACAAGCTGGTTGTTGGGACTCCATTTAATGGATTCCATACTGAGAATGCAATCAGTGGTGTTAGTGGCATTGTGCAGTGGCACGAGATTAAGAATGACCCCAATCGATCTGGCATGAAGGTCAGCCAAAACGGTGGGGCTGGAGCCGCATTCTACTTTGAGAGAACGGGCAGCGGAAGCAATGTGGTTAGTGAATTCTTGCCTTGGGAATTCAAGGAAAAAATCAAACCCAGTAGCGTTAATGTTGGTTTGGATAATTGCACATCGTCTCAGTTGCAGTTACAAAGAGGGGACCACAATCTCAACTCAGACTTTGTAGTAGACCATGCTGGTAGGACAGACAAATTTGGATATTCAGTCGCTATTGATGCAGACATGATAGCTGTGGGCGCCCCACATCATGATTTTGCAACCCTGCACGATCACATTTATAGCGGCACCTCGGCGTTCCAGCGCAAGAGCTTTAATGCGGAGTTTGAAATCCCCGGACATAAGTATTATGACTTGGGCAGTTCTGGCGTGAGATACGACCAGTTTGGTGGAGACAGTGGAGTCATGGTTCTCAATAATGGGGCCGTGTTTAATTACCGCCACGAGATAACAGACTGGCCGAATAGAATCAAGACGTGGCAATACGCAGAAAAATTATATGCACATGGATATTTAGCAAGAACGGGCACCACTCACGGGGCAGGTGGGGTTATAGTTGTTAGTGGTTGTGAGAATGATGGATTTGGGCAATCTGTAGCAATATATAGATCTGAGCGTGGGGATAGCGATTACACACTGTCTGTTGGCGCTCCGTTCCATGACCACCCGACAAGTGGAAACCACATGACGAGTGGCCTTGCCAATGCTGGTGCTGCATACACATACGACGCAATGTTGAGAGAGCAGCTACCGTCTATCCCGAATGCAGGAAGCTGGATAGATGTTGAGATATTTGGGGATAAAGCAGAAGATGGCAATAACAGGCTAACGAATAGGGTGTATCAGAATGAAACAGGAGACCCAATATCTTACATTACCAGCGGGATTATCTTCTCTAACGTCAACGGAGACATATTCATTGAGGCGTCTGGATTTGATCCATCCACTAAGGGTTTTGTAGCCCACAGGCCCTTTGTAGAGTACGTAACGGGTGATTTATTGCCCGGCACGCCTGTTAACGCTACATTAAACTTACATATATCCGGTGCGCCGCATCCTGTTAGCGGGTCTATGAATCTCACGATCCCCGGCCCATCATCAGCATATGTGTATAATAATGTAGACTTGGTTACTTTTGGGTGCAGTGACATAGCCAGCGGCTCCATGCCATTGTACATTGATGCCCCGAGCGGCGTAGCTTCAGGTGCTCTTAACCTTAATATGACCAGCACGCAGACTACTGAACAATTAAATCTAAGGGTGAGAGGTAAATAATGCCTATTAGAATTAGATATCAGAATGATTCAAATCAAGAGTGTACCATTAGGCCCACTCCGCTTATTTCAATATCTACCAACATCTTGAAGAATGGTGCTGGCGAGGCTTATGGTGTTACTTACAGCATCACATTAACTGGCACGCTTTTGCCCAACGAGGGCACGCCTTATGCTACGGATAACACTGGCTTGAACGCTGGTATTGTTGGTGGAACTTTCCCATTCTTTGGCATACCCACGCCTGCCCCCCTTCGTATTGGTCCACACGGCTCTTTTGACAACAATATATCTCACGTTAGTAGTAGGCCACCCACCCAGCTAGTGCCTATGGATCATCATGCAACAGCATTGATTTCAAAACAAAGAGCACTTAGGGCACTGTTTGCGCAGGATGGGCAACGGCTAGAAATTACAGACCTTAGTGAAGACCAGCCTGCTGTTATTTGTTTTCCGAGACTAACCAATATTGACTTCTCGGAAGGCCCATACGTTCTTAGGTCAGATTATACGATTAACCTAGAGGCCGACATTCTGTTTCACAGAGATGACGCCGCCCTTAACGTAGACCAAGAGGGAACATTCATACCGCACGCTTCGGGAGAATTTAGATCACTATTAGACACTCCAGCTTTCGGTACAGCAACCTCTGGTATAACCGAAGAAGACTTGGTCGTAGAAATGAGCGGGGCGTTCATTGCTGACTTCAGTGAAGACTGGTCGATTGAAGTTGACGAGAATGGCGAGACATATACCGATGCAAACGGGGTAACACAAATCAGGCCCAAGTCATATAGAATATCCCACTCTTTGAATGCTACCGGCAAAAAACACTATATGATGAAGGAGAATGAATCTGTAGAAAAAATTCCAGCTTGGGAATCTGCTCGGAAGTTTGTAACACAACGTTTACACAAGGATGCGGTTCCCTCTGGTTATCCCAACATATACGGGAAGATAAGCAGTGGCGTCATAAATCTAATGGATGATTATGGTGGGTTTAACTGCGTTAGAACTGAGAATGTTAGTGAATCTGCGGGTACATTTAGTGTCACTGAAAACTGGTTCTTGGCCAGTGGCACAGCTTTTGAGAACTACAATATTAATTTATCTACATCCAACAGCGCCCCGTTCGTGAGCGTTAATATCGATGGCAACATTAAGGGACTGAGCACCATCACTCCCAGTGGAGAAATGTATGGCGGCATTGGCTTGGGAGGCCCTGTTGGTGGGTTCCCTCAATCTTTGGCTCCGGCGCCACCACCGGCGACACCCACAACAGCGCAGACCCCATATCAAAATGCCGTAAGAAAATATAACACTATATCCAACAGTGGGCTTTTTGGGGTGGGGTCAGACATTTATAGGCGTGCCAACAATATGGTTGCTGTTCAGCTTAACTCTCAACCGCTTTCGGTGTCTATAGGGTCTAATGAGTACACTGGAGAACTTAGCTACAGTTTAGCGTTTGATAATCGTCCCACAAATATTATATCTGGAGCGATAGTAGAGACTTTGCAAGTGAGCGATACATATCCCGGTGATGTTTTTGCCATTGTCCCCGTTATAGGAAGAGCAACTGGTCCTATATTACAAAATATTGGGGGCAGGACAGAGTACAAAAGAGATGTGTCTTTGAATTTAGTTATGGATTATACTAAGATTCCTTATGGCTCTGGTAGAAACCCATTGATACTTAAAAAGCCCAGCGTAGTTGAGCCAATGGCCACACAGATTGCAGAATTATTGCGTGAGGTTAGCCCCAATAGCGAGCCGGGTGTCAGGAAGTGTTTTGTGTCTCCCCCTTCGGAGACTTGGAGTCCAAAGGATGGAAATTATAGTTTTAATATCTCGTTCACATATGAGATGGATAAATAATGACTACTACTACGACTACGTGTCAACCAACTTCGACCGTTGTAGAAACTGATGATACTTATCATTGGAATAACCCTTGCTTGCCCCTTGGGGAAGACCAGTGGGGTATAGGTAGCGGGGTGATGTTGCCATCTTCAGAGGCTCATTTTTATGACACTAGGCAGGCTCACGAGTATCATAATGGTAGTGGTATTAATGTGTATTTTCCTCACCCTGCGGATGGGAAGTTTTCTGATGAGTATTGGGCGGCGTCAGGATTAATTAAAACTGATGGGGAAGTACCAGCAGAGAACCCCGATCTGAATCATTGGAAGACTTATGGCGTCTTGACCGGCGCAAGTGCAGCAGGGCACACCGGAGTTTTTTATTACAATGGATTTGAAGGAAAGTTTAACAAGCATGGGACAGTCCCGCCAGTTACCGATTTCAATGTTTTCAATCCCTACGTTCACCATTACGATTTGGATACAGGTCTGCCAGTTTTTATCCCATACGTATCTGATTACATTGTAAGCACGGCATATGTCCCCTACGCTGCTACAATATATGCTTAGTTATTGAGGAAGGATATTATGAGTTACAATTATGACACAGACAATGTTCATGGGTTCGTAAGACCCAGTGGATATTATCAGCAAGATTGGCCCAAGCACCACAACCTGCCTCACGGGAAAGGGGGTTCTTTCTCGTCGGCTGGGTGGACTAAGGGTAATGAGGGCCTCCCTCAGCAGACCTTTCTGGGCGCATCAATTAGAAGTTTTAATCTTAACGCAGGTTTTGGAGATACCACGTCCACTCTATCTGTGGAACTAGTTAACGACGAGTATAATTTGTCTGACCAGACACTTCTTGGTAGCGGAGATGACGCTTACCACAACGGGGGTAGGGATCAATTCATGCCCCCCGTGGTTGGGACACCTGTTTATTTTAAGTTTGGTGGAAACCCCGCAGACATTGAGCAGGCTTACCGAAAGACATTTGATGACACATACCCAAGTTACGGCGACACATTGGCTGCCCCAGTTGCTTTCCCTCAAGTAGCAGGCTCAACAGAAGTCCAATTGCCCCATCACTTCTTGGTAAAAACCACTGATTCAGATGCAAAGAAGGGGATATGGGAAGACAGGTCAGCTTTATGGAATCCAAATACAAAATGGAGAGGTAAAGACCATTTTGCATTTGGTGGAATTTTACAGAGCTACACTCAAAATCGTAGCTCTGCTGGCAACCCGCTGTACTCAGTGCAGGTTACTGACCCTAGAGAAATTTTGACCAACGCGGTTATCTTATTAAATAATTACCAAGGAAGCACATTTAATAATAAGAATCTAATTAATGTATATGGTTTCTTAGAATATGATCTTAGCGATAGCGTTCGGAACTGCTTAGACAGCAATGCTATGGGTAAGAGCATACTTACTAAAGGGGTGGACGCATTTGGAAACGTTGGGTATTTTGGTAATGATATGTATTACTTGGGTCCAGTTGGCGCCCCTGCTAGAAAATGCAATGTGCCCCCGCCCTTTGGTGAACTTCCTGAGTACTTCCCGGTTACTGGTCAAGGCTTCTCTAGAAGAAGCGACAAGGGTATGCCTTGGTACAGAATTGAACAAGCGTTAGTATCGCTATTTAATTACAATGGGTTGCTACCACAAGAGTATGTTGACGCTGGCTTTGGCGGGGCGATAGATTTTAGGGGATATAAATATGTTGTAGATTTCTCTGGGCTGCCCACAAAGCATATTCCGTCAATGTATTTTATGGATTTTGATCAGATGAATCTTTTGGAGTTGGCCCAAGAGATATGTGACGTTACAAGTCATGAGCTGTTTGTTAGCTTATTGCCCATAATTGATCATCCTGCTTGTAGTTTTATCGACGAGTGGAATAAATATATAGCGCCCATTAATGCGTCTCAGGTCATTGCCGGTATTATTCGCGTGGACGCTATAGATAAAAGCAAGCCTCCAAAATACGGGGCCATCAAATCCTATTTGGATACTCTGCACGCACGGGGTGTAGACGTAGAGAGTCAAGATTTAGGTTACGAGTTGTCTAACGTTACAACTGACAAGTTTGTAGTTGGCGCTCAAGAAGTTGAGATGTATTATTTTAGTAACAATAAAGACAGGGACAATTTAGAGCTTAGAAAAAAGAACAACGGCAGACCCAACTCCTATGAATTATTGCAGACCGATAAGTGGCGATTGTCTACATCCCTAAAACAACAAATTTTGCCCTTTTATGGTTTCCTTGGGGCAGATAAAGCTGTAACAATACCCAAGGGTTTTGGTTCTTATCAACAAATAATGCTAGATGCCACCTCTTTAAATGCCTATGGTGTGGGGAATTATTACATAGCTACAGAAATTGAGCTTCGTGCCGCTCTAGTGTCATATGAACAGTGGAAGACATTATTATTGCAATATGACGAAGTGTACATGCAGGAATTGTCAGAGAACCAGACTTGGGAGACCACATTGATCGCTGCGGGCGGTGGACTCACGGCGGATGCAGAGAACAAGATTGATGCACTATCTGGTGACGCAGACGCAAAAGATGCCCTAAAATCCATGTTCACGGGTAGAGATTTCGGCGTGTCTGTACCAAGATGTTTATTTAATTCTGATAAAAATTACATGGGGCCAGATGGCCTTCCTGCCAGCCCGTGTGCGCCTCCTTATGGTTATCCATTATACTACAAGCGCGCTGAGAAAATAGGTATTCCCGAGGGCGGCATCGCGTCTATTCAAAGCGCAGTCACGTCATGCATGAGTAATGTTGAGCGACTTAAAAAGAAACTAGACAACAACGCTCCTGAGTTCAAAATTTTAAAAGACGACGCGATGGAGGAAATAACAAGATTGGAGAAAGCGTTTGCGAGAACGCATCGGTTGCTTCTTGGTGATATGGGTTGGCCAGATCGAATCAAGCTTGCAGCCCAGTTAGCCGAAGTCGCAACCGCTATAGCGGAAGCCAAGAAATATTCAGAGACACTTGATCAGATGTTGGCATCAATTCAGGCCAGTGATAAGGTTGAACTACAAGAAATAAAAAGCACCCTTAATGCCAACATGGGTCTAGTGAAAAATATGTCCCGTATGGCCAAAGAGCACCTGAAAAACGCAAAAAAAGTTTACAACTTTGTAAAGAAGGTTGCTGAGGAGAATTTGGGCAAAAAATTCTTGGTGAAGATTCCCAACTCTTGCAATGTAAATTATTCCTCTGATATAACTCTGTACAGCCCAGAGGAGGTTGGGAGCATAGAGAATGGTCCGTTTGGCTTTAGACCCCAGCCAGTGAACAACACCCTGAACTTTGCGAGTAGCTTTTCATTTACAACAGAAATGTCGATATTACAAAGCAATGTGCTGTTTAAAGATACATATGAGCATTATTTAGACAACACTCATGTGGCTAAGTATACCTACGGTGCTTTAAAGGGCAGCTTCAATCCTATCTCTGAAAAGTGGGAATTTAATTACAAGCCTGAGCCACAAGGAGGGTTCTTTAATTTTGCTCTCTATAACAGAAACTTGTCGCTTGCAGAAGCAAGCAATGTTCCGTTTGCTAACCTCCCTCCAGCCTCACAGCAATCATTAGCCCCTATGGATTTAACTAATCTGCTGGGCGATGGGGGTAGGGTGTCTTGCTATGCTAGGTATGACCACAGTGAACACCTCGATTTTAGCACTGTTGATTCTAAGTCTATTGCTCAGCAAAGTATTACAGCGAAAGGTTTTATTCCTGATGTGATGGAGGAGTTAGACAATCTTCATCCAGATAGGAAAATGAGCATGCAGCAGGTGCAGGCCAAAATTGCAGATGATAAGCTTTTGAAACGTCAGGGACCGTCTGTTGCTTATGTCAAATGTGATGTCAGTGAAGAATTATATATGCCCCCTCGCACAGCAGAGGTTCCCACAAAAGTGTGGGCAAGGGATTTTAAGGTAAAAATATCAAAACCCAAGGTTAGAGTAGAATTCACCAAAGATTCGGATGGGTGCAAGGTGGCTAAAAAGGTTACTGAAAAATTACAACCTAGCTTTTCCCCAGCAGAGGGGAAGAAAAAAACTGTTCAAAATGAAGACTTTGTAAGATTCTATGATGACAATCTGAAAGGCGAAATTGTTAATTCAAGGACGGATAATTTGGACGCCAGCAATGTGTATGCCTTAATTACACTGCCGGGACGTATTAAACCCGGTGTAGACATGAGGTACCTAGATGGCCCATTAGCTTCTTTTAATGCGGTTGGTATGTATAACCTTATGACGCGAGATGTAGTTAGGGGTGTCCCGGGCTTTGACAAACCGGCCCCGATTGTAAATAGCGATAAACCTATACATGTGGATAAAGTGGTCAAGTTTGATTTCGAGGATCTGGGAACAGCAAGAAGATTGCAGAAGCAGGCGATGCAGGGGGCCAGCCTTGATGCTAGTAAGCTATCTTTCATATCGCCTTCTCCGGTATACCCTAGCATGGTGGCTATGCCATTAATGTCAATGGAGAGATGTTATGGACCTTGGCTGTCCGCAACATCATTAGATCCTAACACTGGATCTCCGGGGGTGATGAATATTGGGGGCAAAATAGAATTTGTTAAGGATGAAAACCTTGCCCCTTGGAATTTTGCTGGGTATCAGCTCATGAATGCGGCAGGATCATTGCAGGCCCAATTTTCTAACAGCTTGCTTCTGTTTAGTGAGCGTGGAGGTTTTACATTTCCTCAAGCTCCCACAGGTATAAGTCTGGCAAAAGCATTAAAGAAGGGCGGCCCACTGGTCACTTCGATTAGCGTTGACATTGGGACTGATAAGATCAGCACTGCCGTAAAAATGGATCTATATACTTCCAGCTTTGGTAAGCTGCAAAAACAAAAAGAGGGCAACATAGCAACAATATCCAGAGAAAGACAAAAAATTATAGATCAAAACAATTCTGCAATTAGAAGAGGGTTGGGCAAATCTTCGAGCAACGTCAATTTGTTTGGTAGTGTTCTATCTGCGGGGGGAGCGGAACTAGTGGCGAGAACAAAATCAACAGAGGAGCATTTTACCACTTTAGAAAAGGGCGAGGCAGCTCGTATGGATTATTTGGTTGGATATAAAGAAAGATATAACCATGGAGTTCCTGTTGATGGAACCAAAGATGTGGTAAGTACAGCTATTCAAGGGGGAGCTACATCGGGGCCGGATCAAACGGAAGCCACCTCCACAGAGGCAGACGCAGGAATGCTTGATGCGATTATAAATGGTGGTAAGATGGCTATTAACATTATTGGTAACTTAAATGATGCCCATGACTCTTTAGCTCAATGGGTTTCTAATGACCCCAATGAACCTGATATGCCCGCCCCGAAACCACCAAAGCCAAGACCGGAATAAGAAAGGAATAAGATGGATTTATTTAAGAATAATGAGGCCGAGGATTTTCACGTCTTTGTGACCGACAGTGAGTGGATGAAAGAGCTAGGTCTTTCTACATTTACAACAGGAACACTGTACGACTGGTGGTACCATAGGGGTGCAGGGGGTAAGTTTATAAATAGGTCTCTAGTCTTACAGGACCAATCGCACATAACGCCCAGTGTGTTTTTTAACATGACTCCGACAATAGCGGGGGCCGCAGGTCCACACCCGCCCTCACAGGGGACATCTGAAGTGTGGAGGTTTGAGGGAAACAACAAGGGTAAGTATCAAGAAAAGAAATTTGACCTAACTTGGGCTTATGCTGACGGTAGACCAGAGGCAGAAGATAAACCGTGGCATGGCAATAATTACGACTACGCGGACTTAGACATAGATTTTTTCAAAGCCATTAAGTGGATTCCAGCCGCAAGTGATGATATTAACGATGGAACTTTTTCTAATTTGTTGGAACCAAAAAGGCTTCTTGGACTTCCAGTCGCTGACGGTGGGACATACGAGGTGACTAATATTATTGCCATGAATGACTGGGTGCGTGACTACTTAGTGAAAGAGCCAGATGTGTCTAAGTGGAATGACGAAGCTCAAGCCCGGCATAGGTTCATTGAAGATATTAAAACCAGCAAATCTGGTTGCTTAATATACCCGGTGGCAGTAACCTTTGATGTAGCGCCGGGGCAACTATTTAGTGATGATGCTGGAAACCTTGTTCCGGCACACAAGACGGAATCCTTTAACATTCAATTGTACCTTTACGATGAAAGGTCGGAGAGAAAGACCGGAAGAACAGCCATTATGAGCGCCATGAAACACGCTGGGGTGCCAAGAGACGTGGCTGGCCGGGACGGAAACTCGGAAGATGGAGAAATTTCGGAAGTAGAAGATAAGCCCGAGAACAAGGTGGTGGGAGATGTGGATATGCACATGAACCACATGACGGGTAAATGGCAATCTGGAAGTAAACAGATGTTAGCTAAAATTTCCCAGACCATTCCCGCCGCGACATGGGCCGCCACAGCAAAAGACATGGAGGACCAAGACAACAAGGATGTTTTAGACGACACAGAAGACCCAAAACATTTGGTTCTAGGGAGCGGGGCAGCAATACCTATTACCATGCAGAATGGGAATCCCATGCAGTGGACGCCCAATTACGTTCTGCCTAAAGATTGCCGCAAGGACAACAAAGAAAAGTTTAAGGTTATTGTACACAATCCTGATCCCGGGCGCATCTGGGAGACAGACACAACTGTTATACTTAATGAAATCAACGGACTTTGGATGCCCTTAGAGTTTGGAAGTGGTGTTACAGAGGATGCAGTAGGTGTTTCGGTTTTTGAGGGGCGATGGGACTTTACATACTTTGCGACAAGTCTCCAGTATTTTTTCCGAGACAAGAACAACGCAAGGATTTCTCCTGAACGTGCCGAGAAATCCTTTCATGTCCAGTATTACCATGGTGATGCCGACAATTGGAATGCCGATCCCGCCCAAAGCCCACATCTCTACACTAGAAATATCAGTTCCTTTGACACTGAGCTGGATGGATATCATCAGTTTACCTCGTTTGATTTTATGGACAGATATGTTGGTGGAACCAGAGGGGAGACTAGGTCTCTTGGGGCCACCGTGTATGGTCAAGACCCCATTGGAACTGTGATTAGTGATCCTCCACCAGAAACATCTGGGCCATTTTTTGGGTGCGTATTCCCGAACGGTTATAAGGGCGCGGATGAGGATGTAGATAGAAATGGGGCAGAGTATTATTCCGACACTCGATCTTTTGAGGTTTCGCCAAGACAGAATGCTGCTTATTTCAACGCGGGAGGGATAGATTCTACGGAAATAGCATTTGATGGCGGGACTAGTATGGAGTCGGATAGGCATGTTTATTCGGAAAGCCCGTCAATAATAGATCCCAATGATCCCGACAAAACCATACGGCTAGCTATGTTTGCGGATATTTTTAATGGTAACCATGATGTCCCCCATCTGCCCGCCGACATTGCTATGAATGCTTCCCCCAGCGGCAGCTACGGTAGGCCATTAACTAGTCTTTATGAGATCACCAAGGCGGTACATAATACGACACTTACCGGATCAGCTTTAAGAACCCACTTAAAGGACCATTTCTTTTATTCCCCTGATGATCCTCTGGGAAATTGTGCGTATAACTGGTTACATAAACGGAAATATACAGATGGAGACACAGTTAGTCATGACGCCACTTTGGGCAGCGATTATACTGGAGTTGGAGCTGCGGACGACAGCGCTTATGATTTCCAGCCCAAAACGGCCAATAAAATACAGTTCCGGCCCCTTAAGGCAGAAGTATATGCTGGTGTTACCCCTATGTCGGAAACAGCCGCCGTTCTGGCAGAGTTTGAGCGTCGAGATTTTTATCATTATGGCGAAAGAAAAATGTCGCAACTAGCTTCACACGGTCTTTTCAGCATACCCGGAGGAACTCTTGTCTCCAAAACTTCTCGTGATAGAGAGAAGCAGTTCGGCCCGGGAGGATTCAACAATTTATACATGAATGGTGCTCCTGATTTTCATAATCGCCCAGCTTATGGTCTTAGCTTTAACGTGGATTATCCACAGTCCTTATTTGCCTCAAATGATCCATCTGAGCACTTCTCGTCACACGATTCTTGGTCAGCTCACCAGAACAAGTGGCCGCTCGGGCCGACCACATCAGATTCAGAGCCAGCAGGCGCTGTGGGTGTTATAGGCGCTATTTGCACGGTTTCGGCCTCTCAGTTTATTAATTTCACCACTGATCAGATATTTGGAATGCAATCAGACTTTGGCTACAGGATTGGGGATACGACCAAGTGGTTATCTACTTGGGGTGGTCCCTCATTAACGTATAACGACTTCCATACCACCAATTTGTCCGCTAGAATTTATTACGCTTGGCCCAGAGAGCAGACAATTTATGATCCTAGATTCTTTGCGGTCCACCATTTCAATCATGGGGCGACGATTTTTGATGTGGCTGTCAGGAGAGAGGGCCAAGACACAGATGGGGACGGTATACCAGATCATAACATTGCCATCGCAGATAGCACGGTGGACATAAGAATCCCCACCTGCGTCAAAAAAGCAGACCAAGAGGATACTACCGTTCTTAACCTTCCCACTGAACTTTTGAATGACTACCAGATATTCGGAGATGCGTGCAAAGACACGGCCGCAGCCATTAATGATCCACTCCTGCCTTCCGGTAAGTGGGAAATAAACAAAATTAGAAGGGGGAAATTACTTCCGTTTAAATATGCTTACAAGAGGGTGGCATTTCCTTGGGATGTAGGAGACAAGATAACCTTAACTGATCACGTTGCATCTCTTGCGACCCAAAGCGCCGGGGTCTATCACAGCGGAGGCTTGCCACAGACCCACCTGTCTACCCATAAGTTCATTGATGAACCAAGCACGCCGGATGCGCAAACGAAAACTCCGTGGGTCGTGAACATGGTGGTTCAGGATTTGGGTAAAAATTATAAGGTGGGAGACAGATTCACAATTGCGGGTAGCGATTGCGAACTCAAGGTGAGCTATGTTACAGACTTGGGTGATCACAAAGGATTTATTAATCAATTTGAGCTTGTAAGTTCAGGCACGTATTTTGATCATACTAAACTTTTTAAGCTCTCAAATCAGGGAAATATGACCCAAGCTCATATGAATAAACTCAAAAGCTTCACCCAAGGATCTGCCAAAATTGAGCCTGTAAGCTCCGTGTCTGTACACGGTAAGGGGTTTAAGGCATATCTGGTTCAGGGGCGAGTAAAAACCATGGACGCTACGGACGCTAAGCCCCAAATGGCAACATCCATTGATAATTTCCAACTTTCCATACAAGCCCCTAATTACCCAAAAGAACACTCAGACCCCAAGGAGCTGACACAGGGAAATAAGGTAACTCAAGCCATGATAGACAACCCCTCTGATGAGGGTAAATATGACATATTTTTTCATTTCCAAAACGACATATCTCACACTTTTTGGAGTCGGGGCGACTGGGGTAGCTACGCCAACAATAGTGACCAATATATAGATCTTACCATTGACCCTGTTTAACCTAGTAAAACTTAATTTTCGTGTATAATATAACGAACTCTATTAAGGAGACCAATAAATGGCTACAATTACATTCCATGCAAACGGGCATAAAGCCCAGTATAGCACGGCATATGATACTGATCCATCGCTAATCAACCATACATCCGGGTCTGGGATAGGGTTTTTTGGGGGCGGATTTGGTATATCTGTGCCTGTTTCTCAATACCAAGACTCATCTTACGTAACGAACTCTAATGGGACTTCTAGTGGCGTAAAGATTAACAATACAAAGTATGTGAGCGTGAGTGGCATGTCTCATAACGGCGGCTCTACCGCAGGAACTTCTGGTGTACCTAATTATTACGCCCCCTTAAATGTCAGATTTGAACACTCTGAGGCTGTGAGGGTTCAAAATTGCAAGCTTCGCATCTTTGATCGTAACGATATCACCAAGCATGCTAGCGGGGTGACCACTCAGGTGATGGAAGTTAGACATCCCCATCCTACTGAGGTGCATAACACAGGCAGCGGGTCACTGGCTTATCGGGGTTCTGATCATTTTGGCTGGACATCTTATGATGCTCCAGAAGCAATGGCAGATTTAGCCTTCACAGCTTCCCCGGGGATGAGCGGACTGAACACCTCAGCAGCAGAGGTTTTGCCCTCTGAGGCGGGCGATGGCTACATGAACTGGCTGACCCAAGAAGGCTCCGCACACCAGTCAACGCGGCACGACTGGTATATTGCGCTTAGCGCATCTCCAGATAGCATTGGTAGCAAAACTGATTATGGTTTGTACTTTACCTTAGAATACCTGTAAGGAGTGAGATATGACAAGAAGAATTAAACTTTGTGGAATCCTGCTTGGCGTGGCTATGATTGTTTTTGCCGCCAAGTGTACATGGTTTCACAATATTATTGATGGAAACCTTAACACGGCTTGTGCCTGCGATACCTGTGTAGAGGGATGCGAGCACGTTGACGCAGATGTTTGCGATTGTGATGGAAATTGCGGATGTCCAAACTGCGTTAAATGATTTTTGATTGTAGCAAAAGAAAAGGGGGAGCTTCATGCTCCCCCTTTTTTGTTAGCTGTGCTCTCAACAGCTACTCGTTTTTCTCCGTTTTAGGATTCCATTTGACCCAACCGTGGTCGGGCAACCAGTTTCCTTCGCCATCTTTCCTCTTTGGAAACAGACCACCTCCCTTCTTGTGAGAACCAAATGATAGTCTAGCCCCGCATCCCAAACATCTCACTTCGTAGTAGAAATTGTCATCGACATTCCTTACCACAAGCTTTACGTTTTCAGAACCGCATTTGCCACATACATTCTCTTCAAACACCTCCTGAAACCTTGCGATACTCTCGAAGACATCTCGTGGAGAATCTCCCTCAATCTCTGCTGTAAGTCGATGGTTCTTTGTGGTATAAGTTACTTTCATTAGTCTCTCCAGTCTTCTTTATAGCCTAAAATAGATTTTGGTACGCCACTCTCGTTTCTCTGAAAGTCATTTAGTCTCTCTATTGCGTTACTAGCTTGCTGCTTTGTAATTTTACGCTTTGATGAGATGTCAAATGCCTCTTTGAAAAATAGAGAGCCATTAATATTGAGTTGTCTGCACTTGACATCAATAAAGTTGCCTTGTGCATCAGTCATTCTTCCCTGATCTTCGTATTCGCCCTGTGTTGTTTCCATGCCGGAGGCTTGGCTAATACTGCGAGCAATACTAGCCGTATTCTTTTTGGTAATCTCCTCAGCGGCCACAGTTCGCAGTCTAAGAGCCTTTCTCAACGCCCTGCCTTCTGCCCTAGTAGCTGCTGTTGCGACCGCATAGACGCAGAATGTGTCGTCTGTGTTGCCTTCCCAGCAGTCTGCCACATCAGAAAAAGATGTCCCATTAGAAAACTCTACTCGCCACACAACCGTGGCTCTACCAATGCTCTTATCATCACTTGGGGGAAACACTTGCGAGGGTCCACTAGAAATAATTTCCCCAAGCATCATCTCCGCAACACGTCTGAGACCAGCGGCAACTGGCCTGCCCTCTATGAGTTCATTGTCCTCAAATTGAGACATGACAAAATCATTCCACTCGGGGGACACAATGTTGGGTCTGCCATCATCCATAACGTCAGTAGTCCCAACCTCTGTATTCTCCGGTGTTTGTAGCTCAACATCTTTAAACAGGTCTTCGTCGACCCGCGATCTGTTATCAATCATTTATTCAACCTCAATAAAACGTTTCGATCTTTTTGGAAACTTGGTTTCAATTTTGTTCAAATGAGACGCAATCTGATTTATTATATCTTCCTTTCTTTTAATAGATTCAAAACCAACTGTCTTAACCCTGATAACTACATATCCTTTACTAAGCAGAGTTCCACTTTTTCTCAGATCGGCATTCGTTTGTTTTTGCAGTCGTTCCTCTCCCCATATGGGAAGGAAATGTGAAGGCCCATCTACTTCTATTATAGTCTTGAGTGTGGGAATATACAAATCAATTTCTAATTTTTCGGCGGGAATGAGCATTTGGTGAAACTTCACCTCGTATCCAAGCTTGCCCAGTCTGTCTAGCAAAAATCTTTCTAATTTAGATCCCTCTTTGGCTGATCTCTGGATGGCCTCTATTCCCCTCGTTCTCATTTTCTCTTTTTGTTCTTGTGGCATCTCCTCCCACCTTGCCTTTGCTTGTTCTGCCCTTCTTTCTTTTTCCTCATCGCTCATATCTTCCCAGTAGTTGACCAAGCCTCCGCTAATTTTTATTTTCTCTTCTAGTGATCTTGTTTTCCCCTTTGTGGGGTGCGGACTTCTACCGCTCTTTAGGGCATTCTGTTGTGCTGTTTTTTTATCTTTCAGTTCGTATCCATGCTTCTTTAGGGTTCTCCTAATCTTGTTTGGGTACGTACCGAGAGCCTCAGCTATTTCGTAGGTACTCTTGTTGTCTTCATTGTACATTTTGATAATGCTTATGTCAAGTTTATTCATTGTGATGCCTCAAAAATCTTGGAAATATTCAGATCAGGAATAACCGTGGCCTTTTCACCAGTGAGTCTGTAGACTTCTTTATTGTCCTGTTCGCTTCTGGTAATAATTTTAACTTGGTTAGTTATGTGTAGCAACCCCATTAGATCCTTACTACCCTCATCGCCTTGATGGTATAGATAAACAGGGCGAAGCTTGTTGACAATTTTCAGGGAGCGAACCACATTGGCCACACTAGTGGCAACGAGCACTCCGGTGAATGCCCACAACTCAGTAGAGTTAAACATGCCAAACTTTGTTTCTGTTGGATTAAAATCTATATCGTTATAGAACACGCTGGCGTCTGTAACTTCCTTGTTGGATACCGCTTCATTTAAAGCTTTGAAAATTGCATCATTTGGCGGGTTTACGTTTGTTGAGTTAATATAAAAACCTATATTCATTATTCCTCTCCTTCTATACTGTCACGCATTTAGCGAGATTACGGGGGCGGTCTGGGTTTATCCCTCGTTCCACTGCTATGTAGTAAGATAACAATTGCAGCACAACATTTAACACCAAGGACTGGGAAAATTCCTCTCCCGTGTCCTTGCACGAGAACACTATGTCTGCTATCTTTTCTATGTCTGACTTAATGGAATCATGGGTAATGGCTAGAACCAGCCCTTTTCGGCATTTAATTTCTTGCATATTGGCAAGTGTTTCTGGCGACACTCCCTCTGTAATAACAAACATGCTTGGAACCCTGTAGTCTACCAAGGCAATTGGACCATGTTTCATCTCAGAGGATGGCATTCCTTCTGCGTGAACATAAGCCACCTCTTTAAACTTGAGAGCGCCCTCAAGAGCTATGGGGTAATTATGCCTGTCTCCAAGAAAGAGAAAGTGCTCATATCCCATGATCCTGTCAGCAATTTGTTTGATTTCATCTACTCTGTGAATTAGGTCTGCAATACATTCGGTCATTTCCCCACAAGATACCCCAGATGATTGGCACAACTTCATACACGACGCAGTGAAGGTTTTAGTTGCCGCCACGGCCCGTTCTATTCCTGCGTACATATCAATGGGACTTGTAGACATGCCAGAGAGCGTGGAATGAGGATTATTTGTAATGCACATAAAATCCCTTCCCTGCATAGCGTTAACCACGTCTTTTGTTTCTCCGCTTTGGCTTATGGCAAGAATGTTTGGTCCTATTGATTTATATTTGGCTTGACTGGCATGTATGCATCTCACCTTGATAGATTTTCGTTTTTCTAAAGCGTATGCCCCAAACATAGCTGCGTGCAGGCTGCTTCCCGTTGCCACTATGTCTAAGTCGGTTTCTATGTTATGCCATCTTAAGCTCTTTAGGTCGCACTGCTCTTTGATCTCCGCGAGCATTCGATGGCCCGAACTCAATAATAAATCGTCTGTCTTTGGGACGTGTATCGCATCCCTGCCATACGGCAGCTCTTCTGAATCTAGCCCGCATACACCGTTCTCTAATATCCACGCAGATTTACTAAAACCAGATAGCGCGTTTAAATCACTACTCACATAGCCGTTGGGGGTTATAAATAGTCTCTTGGTCCCTTTCGCAACACACCACACCTCTTCGGTGTTCTCGCTAACAAACACAAAGGCGTTGTCCCCTTGTACTTTATGGTATATTTCTTTGGGCTTCCCATTGCATAAAGATATTAGGTTTGCCAGCCACTTGGTATCAAGCATGTGTGGCGGTGCGTTTTCAATTACACCGTTATGAACCACATAGAACCCGTCAGTTGCCTGCGGGTGGGTGTTTGCATGGGTAACTTCACCGTTGGTGGCCCACCGAACATGCCCAACAGCCAACTCAGCCTCATCGGTAAACGAAGATTTTTCTATAGGTCCAAGATGCCTACATGTATATACCTTTCCGTTGTCAATTCGGACATAGCCAAAGCTGTCATATCCACGGTACTCTAGCCTAGACAGTCCCTCGTAAATGTCTGAAAGAGCATTGTCACTGATTGATCCAAATATACCACACATACTATTGCCCCCTGAACCATTCTATTGTTTTAGTCAGTCCCTCAAAAAGACCAGTCTTGGCTTCAAAGCCCAGCCTTTCCTTTGCCCGCGAGGTATCTAGGCATCGCCTTGGTTGCCCATCAGGCTTAGTAGAGTCATATATGATCTTTCCGTCGTAGCCCATCACGTCAGTTATTGTTTCGATGAGTTCAGAGATTTTGATTTCTCTGCCCGTTCCAATATTTATTGGCTCGGGTGAAACATCTTTTTCAATTGCCAAACAAATAGCCTCTGCGCAATCTGGGGCATATAGAAATTCTCTAGACGCTTGCCCTGTTCCCCAAAGAGTGATAGACTCGCTATTGTTCTGTATTGCGTTTTTTACTTTCAGTATTAGGGCGGGTATAACATGGCTGCTGGTCAAATTAAAATGATCATGTGGACCATACATGTTGACCGGGATGAGATTAACGCCATTCAGACCATACTGCTCGTGATATGCTTCCACTAGCCGCATTAACGTCTTCTTGGCGATGCCGTAAGGGGCATTTGTTTCTTCTGGGTACCCATCCCACAAAGCCTCTTCCACGAACGGAACCGGAGTGTATTTAGGGTATGCACACACAGTGCCCAAGAGTATAAATTTTGGAATTTTGTGCTTATACGCTTGGTGAATGAGGTTGGCCCCCATAATGAGATTTTCATACATAAACTTTCCGGGGTTTTCTTGGTTAGCCCCAATACCCCCAACAGATCCTGCCGCGTGAATAATGGCGTCTGGCTTGATATGCCCCACCCAGTACTCAGTTTGCATTTGGTTTCTCAGATCCCATGTGCTAGAACCATGTCCAATAACCACATGTTTCTTTGACAACACAGGTTCCAAGTTGTTTCCTAAGAAGCCAGTTGCTCCGGTGAGTAGTATTTTCATTGCTTATTGTCCCATAGAAAAGAAGTCCCTTGGAGGAGGCGTGGTGTTTACTGGTTGCTCTGGATCATCGAGCACAGGCTCAGGGGTAGTTGTAGTCTCTTCCCATACAGCATCTGGTGGGCGTGTAGTTGAAGTTAAGGTTAGTTCCGACTGTAAGACTTCCATCACTTCGCGTATTGCATATACGACTGCGCCTTTAGGGGTAATGATCAAGTCGTGGATATTGTGCTTTTTGCTCCAATCCATCGTGTTTCTAAACCCTTGCCTCACTCCTGTGTTTGGGCCAATGTAAACTGCCATTTGCACGCCATCGAGTAGGTGATCGAATGCTTCCGGCTCTCCATTCAGAACAAGCACTTCGTACTTAATGTCAGAATGCGTTCCAACAGAGTATTCTCCCGGGCCTTCTGGATCAACTGTGTCGCATTTCTCTCTCAGGATAGCAAGCACTTCGTCATCGTGCCCCTCGGCATGAAGGTTGCTTCCGCAAATGTAGGCGGCCTTGGGCCGACCCAAACCTGATCGCACTGTTGTGTAGATGTCAACGATTTCTTTAAGATCTTTCATTGTAAAGATTCCTCTATGGGGTTAAAGTTTTTAGAAAAACACCGTAATCTGTAATGTAGTCTTCAGGGTTATGCTCAGTAGAGCATATCGACATTAATATGTCTTCGCCAGTTTGATATACCTGTGAGTCCCACACCATATTCTCGACAAGGACGCCATCGTTTTCTTTCAGGGTCACTTGCTCTACCCTGTTTCCATAATCTAGCTCTACTAATATGCTGCCCTTGATGCATATGAGAACCTGCCTGTTTTTGTAGTGGGCATGCTCTCCCCTGCGAGACCCCTTGGGGACATCTTTGACATAGAATATCCTCTTAGGAATAAAGGGTATATTTTTTTCCATGACAGTTAGCGATCCACGTTCGCTACTGTGAACCTCTGTCAAGTAGTCCTGAGTCCAACGCATATTTTGTAACCCTTTCGATTTCTAATTTTGTAAGGTTTTCATGGAATGGCAAACTAACCGTTGAATGCGACTCCTTTTCGGATTTCAGCATGCTTTCGCTAGGTTGACGCACCTCGGCCTCTACAAATGCTGGTTTACCGTGACAATGCGCGTAATGCACCCCACACTGAATTCCGTTACTTTTCATGTACTGTATGAACTCTTTATTGTTTCTGACTCTGATTCTATACAGATGCCTACTTTTATTATTATAGCCTAAAGTCCTATTATAGGCACAGCTTATTTCATCTAAAATGTCATTTTTCTGGTCTATTTTTTTTAGGTTCTCGTTAGCGACAAATGCCTGTATAGAGTTGCAATGCATCTTGTATCCCGCGACCGTGTGTTTCCGGTCCCAATTGTCCATTGCGAAGCTGGTACCATTCATTGTCATGGTTTTATAATATTCTATTAAGTCTTTGTTGTTAGATACCACAATTCCCCCGTCGCACCCGCTAACTGGCTTGGTTGGATAGAAACTAAATATCACCACGGCGTCGTCGTTCTTTAGATCTTGATATTGGTTTCTCCTGACCTCTTGTGCTGAATCAAAAATATTGTCGTGAAGATGGTAGCAGTGCCCAACCCAATCCGTATCGTTATAAAATCTAACTTTATTCCCAGACGTTACTATAGCGTTTGGCACAACTATGGGCATAGTGCTAGGTATATCTATAATCTCTTTGTATTTGAGTAGCGATAAGAACAAAAGGCTGGATGCACTGTTGGCAGTGCATGCATATTTGGCCCCAACATATTGGGCAAAGTTTTCCTCTAACTCGCCCACCACCCCATCATGAAGTAGGTTGGAGAATCTTGAAGTATCAATAGTGTAGTTGGGTATATTAAATAAACTGATCATGCTATTTCCTAAACAACGCCATTCCTTTACCATCAGATAAACTAACTGTTTCAAACTCTAAGTCTGAAACTTTCGCAAAATCTTCTACCGCCCTGTCTACCGGGGGCAAAGGACACACCTTGCTCTGATAATCATCCACTACCATCAATCCGCCAGAATTTAGGTGGGGATAGCATTTTTCCATATCGGCAATTGCCCCTTCATAAGAGTGGCAGCCATCTACAAGTATATAGTCTAACCCATTCGGAAAGTTTGATTCAAAAAATTCTTCGGTCAAGGCTGTGCTAGAATTCTCTTCTAGGAATTCGATATTATCGAACTGTTCATTAATTAAGTCTACCTTGCTCCTTCCATTTTGATAATCAAAATCTATATCAATAGAAATCATTTTGGTTGGATTACAGCAGCTTAAAACCGTTACTGTGTGTCGGCCTCCAGCAAAGCCTATTTCCAACACAGAGGATGGGTTGATTTGTTCAAGTTCGTGTATCACAAAGTCTCGTTGGGTCTCACTTAAATGTCCTATGTCTGGAGACCAAAAAGATTGTATTCTCTCTACCGTATCGTTCATTCTATTCCCTTCAAATAAAAAACCATGTAGTTACCAATAACATCCACCTTCTAAAATCTTATAATTGCGTACTCTTTCATTCTCAAAAGGTCTCACCCAGTGCTCATTAAAGAACAAGCTGATTTCATCGTGGGTGTCCCACCGCTTGCCTTTAATGCCGAATAGGATTTGAATACCACCGCCAATATAGATTGCCGTTTTGTTAAGATGATTCTTTATAAAATCTACCAATGGCAGACCGTAAGTACTACAACCCAATAATGCAATATCAAAGTCAATGCCGCTTATATCTTTTTTCATCACATTTAATGATTCGACCCACGAACCATGAGGTTTTAAATCACCTATGGACTGGACTGATTTATATGTGATCAAATCAAATTCTGGCAAGACCTGTTTGTCTCCCCATATTTGGTCTCTCTTGGGATATTGGTGTTTAATGGTTTCTGGAAATGAGTTAATCACCAGCACTTTTTTGCCTTTTAATAGTTGAGACCATGGATTTTTAATATGAAAAGGTTCAACTGTCCTATGGGGAACTTTGGGTGAATTAGGTGAAACTTTTGAAAAGAAGTTTTCTTGTTTCAACTCTAACCCGCAATCAGCCCAGTAACAATGTATGTCAGCGGTTGTGGTTGAGTGTAAGTATATCTCTATAAACTCGCTCAGGCAATCACCGTATACTCCACCAAAGCTATTAAGCTGCATGATGTCGCCCTTTGTTATACCATGATCATTGACGACTCTATAAAATAAATCCATCTCATGCATACCTAATCTGGCCACGGAGAAAGGCTTTTTAGATACTATTGCATCTTTTATTAACTGATTACCTTGTTCTAAGCTCAGCATTACTTTGCGTTTCCTTATAAGTAGTCGACTTCTTCTGGGGTTAGGCAAGGTATCTCACAATTTAGAAACACATCCTTCCTTTCCTTAAAAGAATCGTCAATAAATACCGGTCTGGGTTTGCCCATCTTGTTTATAACACTACTTTTGCGTTCATGACTCTTTACGTAAACAGTTTGGTGTGGGGTATGTACTGGGGTCTCGCTTCTTGTGATTATTATCACCTCTTTATTCAGTCTGGGTAAGATATGTTTAATGTATTCAAAAGTATCATCATAATCAACGAAGATAGTATCATAATTCAAGTTGTATCTGGGCTGCTTTCTTTTTACTTCTTTTACTAAATGTTGGCAGTAAAACTCTGTATCATGTCCTAAATATTGGTATATGTCTGATAAGGTGAGATTGATGCCATTTAATCTGTTTATGTTTGATCCCCCTCCTATTCTAGGGGCTATTTCTAGAAACTTTAGGTTGCCCCTTTCATCCTCCTTCATCTGAAAGAACCACGCCCCTTTAAAATGGATAACCTCGTTGATCCAAGTGGCTATCTTATTAATGTCAGGTAGCGACACCAAAGATGTGGTCTCACTGATTCCGTTGACAATAGTTTTCCTTAATCTAGGGTTAACGTGTATTACTTCATTTAGGCTATTAGTGAAACAGTCTATGGTGTATTCTCTTCCGGGTAGGTGTTCACAATATACATAATCTTGACTGATTTGTAAGCTACCTCTGGACCCTTGCCCCCTATCGGGTTTTAAAAATCCCGGGGCTAGCAGGCTATACTCGGGAACCCTGTCCCGTAAATTGGGATGACTTTTTAGTTTTTCATAGGATTTACTTTTAAACCGACAAATATTTATTGCTTCTTTAGGGCTGCCCGGAATGAGGGATTCCAGCTCTGGGATGTTCTTTAAGGTGTAAAGCATGTCGTCGTGGGACGTAAGGATCATATCTATGTCGCGTAGTTTAACTATGCGCTTGACTTCTTCTATAAATTCAGGTTTCTCCACTGAGTGGTTCAACTTTGTGTAGTCCAAAAACAATTCATCGTTGTCGTTGTGGGCCGCTCCCACCAATTCAACAATTTTGTTATATTTTAAGCTATGATATTGCTCTACCCCCATTTGTGTAGCGCAGGGGAGTACTAATAGTTTATGTTTCACGTTAGGTTCCTATAGTATCTTGTCGTATTTCTTGACACCCTCAATGATTTCATTATACTTTATTAATGTTTTATACCATTTTAAAGTGTGGTACGTCGGATCATTGTCAGTTAGGGTTCCATCAATTAATGCTTGCTCTATCTCTAAAACACCGTCCTTGATGGTAAAGCTGGGCCTGAACCCTAAAGCGGTGCTGATCTTATCAAAATTAACATTATATGTTCTATGGTCTGGGTCATTGGGGATATAAGTTATTTGGGTGCCTTTGGTGTATCTAGATATACTCGCTGCCAAATCTTTTACGGTGTAGTTCTGCTCATTGCTACCCACATTAAAAGTTTCCCCGTAAGCTTGCTTATTGTCAATGGACAGCAAGAAGGCTTTGACAACGTCCCGAACATGCACAAAGGGTCTCCATTGCTCCCCATCTCCCATGATATAGATGATTCCTTCTTTCCACGCTTTGTATGTCATAATGTTCACAGCTAAGTCAAACCTCATCCTCTGCGACAGGCCGTATACCGTTGAGTTACGCAGCAACGTGATGTTAAATTCGTCATCTTGTAGTTCTTTTAACGCATCTTCGACCGCAACCTTGCTCTTAGCGTAATCGGTCAACGGATTTAAGGGATCAGTTTCTTTTAAGGCTTTTTTACCGCCAGCTCCATAGACACTAGCGGAACTAGAGTAGATATATTGCTTAACTTTATGTTTCTTTGCTAACTTGGCCAATCTAATCGCGCCGTCACAATTAATTTCTTTAGTAAAAACTGGGTCTATTTCAGCAGTTGCGTCATTACTTAACCCCGCTAGATCAATCACGACATCCACATCTACTAGCAGTTTCTCATCAATGTATCTGATATCGTCCTGAACCACAGTTAAATTTTCAGACTTAATATGATCGATTTTGTCGAGACCGAAGAAGAATCTATCTAGGGAGATTACGTGATAATTTTGTTTAAGTAATTCTTCACACATTATGCAGCCTATGTATCCGCCTGCACCAGTAACTAATGCTGTTTTCATTATCTATGTTCCTCTCTAGCTTCTCTTAAAAAAGTTACTCACGGTCTCAAATAAGTGATTTATCTCGTCATCATTCATGATCGTGTGGATTGGTAGGGCGACCAGCCTATCTTTGACGCTGTTTGTAAAACTCAAATCTTGGGTTTTGTATTTGTCTCTATACAAATCCAATAAATGTACTGCCGTATAATATCTGCGGGCAACCACCCCATTACTCTGCATATAGTCAACAAACTCGGTAGCCTCTTCCTTTAGGATGATGGGGTAATATAAGTATGTGCAAAAAACATCATCTCTAATTGACATAGTGTCAATCTCGTCTCCAAAGTTTTCAAAGAAATCGCTGTATCTTTGTACGTTTTGGGTACGCTTATCTACGATTAGGTCTATTTTTTCTAAGTTCTTTAAACCGACCAGAGCTGATACCTCTTGCATCTTTGAGTTTAGGCCAGCGACATCAACATTTCCTCTAACTTTTTCGTATTGACCAAAATCTCGCAGTTTGTATAATGTGCTCCATACGTCTTCATCACTAGTTATGGCGGTTCCGCCTTCCATACTGTTCATTATTTTGGATGCATGGAAACTGAAAATTTCGCTATATCCATAATTAGAAACAAATTTACCCTTATAGGTTGAACCAAATGCTGGAGCATTATCAAATATTACGTCTAGCTCATGCTCGTTTACCATGCTAGACAAAAGGTCTACGTCGGGTAAATTACCATAAGCACCAACCAAGACGATCATTTTCACGTCATCGAACTCAGCTTTACTTAGGTCGATGGTTAGCGTATCATCAACGTCACAAAAGACTGGCTTGAGATTGTTCATTAATATGGCATTAAGTGTGCCAGAGAAAGTCAGAGAAGGCACCAGAACATTAAAGCTATCATGTGGTCCGTAGCCCATCTTTAATTTATGCGCTTGTATCAGATTGAATAAAGCCATTTCACCATTGCAAAAACATAAAGGCTTTAGTTTGGAGTCAAAATACTCTTGTAACCGCTGTTCCAGATTAACGACGTGTTTCGAGTTATTGGTGACCATACCACTATCTAGGCACTCTTTAAGATCATGAAATATCTCGTCTATCGCAGGCAAAAACGGCCTGACTATATTAATTTTGATACTTGTGTTCATTGTTCACTCACCTTTGTGTATTTAGTTAATTGCGAACGGAACTTATTCGAGAGGGTCTTCACATTGTTGATAATACTCTGGGGATGAGTACCAGTAAACCGTTCTGTTCTGCATTCCCCCCTGACGGAAGGTTTAAATTCGTGAACGCCCCAGTACTTGTCCTCTATCGCCACGCGATCATTACCCACAACCCAAGGGAGATATATAGTATTGAAATAGTTATCAATACACAGTTCCTTAGATACGCTGTCTTTGTAATAGGAAACTTTTCTGTATACTTGGTCTGGAAACACGTATGAGTAGTGGTACATTTGAACGCCGAGGGCCTCGTATAGAGTGTCACTATCTACATGCTTCTTGACTACTGTGCTATCTGGGGGATATTGAATGGTGGGGGGTCGGTGCGTTAGCCAAGTAGACCCTTTTTCATATTTAAATATTCTTAAGAAATTATCAGTGGCCAATTCAAAGCCAGTGAGGTAGTGGTCTATTCCGCCGTAAAATGAGCAGCTTCTAACCCCGACACTAGTGGGCCTTTCGGCCTCTAAGAAGGCAATTATTTTCTTAAGGTCTTCTGATTTATAGATCTCGTCTGAGTCCAAGTTCCAAATGTAATCTATATCGTCATTAATAAACGACATGTAAGCCTTGCACTGGTCATCCTTTTCTGAGAATTGTCCATGCGTAATTCTGATTTTATTTTCGGGGTCTGGGAATTCATCCAGAATCTTGTTGGTTTCATCTGTGGAAGTTGTCCTACCTTGGCGCTGCCAGAACTCTACTGGTCCCTCTGCTATTAAGATCTGTTCCGCAAATGGATATACCTGTTCTAGACATTCCTTAAGGACATAGTCCCCCTCGAACACTATCATTCCGAATGCAATTTTCATAATAACCTCAAATGAATTTGAATAGTGACTTTTTTTCTGGAAGCCAATCCAGTTGAGTCCTAGTTTTTTCGGAGCAAATGGAATACCTGTAATCTTGGCCCATTCTGTTTTCTATAAACTCGATATGATCGTGATAACCTTCTATCCCGTGCCACCGACAGATTTCTTTTACAACCTCTATGTTTCTCATGTAATTGTATGTGGATATATTCCATATCTCGTTCATGCGGTCAGTTTGGCAAATTTTGTATATAGCATTGGCATTATCTTCCACAAACAACCAGTCTCTGACATATGACCCATCGCCATGTAGTGGTATTTTCTGACCGGTATCAAGGCAGTGTAAAATTCTTGGTATTAACTTCTCTGGGTATTGCCGGGGGCCGTAATTGTTAGTGCTCCTAACTATTTGGTAGTCAATATCAAAGGTGCGAGCATAGGCGAGTATAAGCATCTCCGCAGCAGCCTTGGTTGCCGAGTATGGGTTGCTGGGATTCAGAATACTGTCTTCTGTCTTCTTGCCTTCATTAACATCGCCATACACTTCGTCTGTGCTTATATGGATAAATTTGGGCTTCTGATACACCTTTGCTCTAAGAAGACTAAGGATATTAAACACACCCTCTACGTTGGATCTCAGGAACACCTTGGGAGCCTCTATGGAATTGTCTACATGAGATTCCGCCGCAAAGTTTACGAGCACATCGCACACCGGTATGTGTTTTAAATCACATATGTCCTCTTTTATATGTGTATATTTAGGGTTATTATCCCAAGGCAAAACTGAATTTGATGCATAGGTCATTTTATCTATATCTATTACCTGATGCCCATCGTTGAGCACCCGATCTACAAAATGACTTCCGATAAACCCTCTGCCACCCGTTACCGTAAAAATCATAAGTTGTACTCCTTGTGGATTTTCTTTATGTGCCCAAAGTAATCATCGTGGATCGACTTGAGCTGTGGAATACTACTATACATATCCAAGGGGGTAAAACAATAATGGGTAGTTGAAGGGGTATAGCTTTCCTCTTCTATAGAGTATTCAAACTGTGAAAAGTGACTGAACACCAGCTTCTCTTTTTTATCACCCCACGTAATACATCCATCTATATCATATGAATCAAAATTATAAAGCTGCCATTCCCAAGGAGAACCATGTCCTATGTCGCCCTCTATAAACAAGTGCTTTTTATCTAATTGCACAAAGGCGTCTAGATACCTTTGATCTCCACATGTGGCCAATTCTGGGTGTTTCTTGTGTAGAACTGCGTCCTTCCACCATGCTAAAGCTTCAGTAGAGATGTGGGTGTTTTTAAAGTGAACAACTCCAACATTAAACCAACCGTTTCCGTTTGGCACCTCTAGTGGGTTTTGCCTATGCCGAAATAGCCCTATGTCTTTTTGTCCGATCTCTGCAATCACGCTGTGTATGCTGCTGTAAAAATAAATATCGCTGTCTATATACGTAACATCTTCTTGTAGGTTCCCAACCAAGAAATCTGTAAAGTAAGATGCGAGCGTCCAGCAAAAATATCTGTAGTCGCTTTCCTTTAAGCTGAGTAGCGCCTCGTCTCTTGATAAAAAGTCGTTTAGATCATAAGGCACAATCCTGTCATTCTCGCCTTGCAGACGCTCATGTGTTTGCTTATCTATGCATAGGTAGTGCAAATAAAAGTCTGGATTATACTTAGACAGGGACTCATACAAAGCAAGTCCTCTTGGCAAGAAGCTGTAATCTGAAACGCAGCATATATGGGTCACTGTAGCTCCTTGCTAGCCTTTAGATATAGCCCGTCTCCCCAAGTCCCTCCGTCTTGCTGCCAGTAAGTAGCTATGCGGGAAAACCCATGTGTAGATAAAAATGCATCCATATCTTCTACTAGGGCACAGCCTTCGTACATTTCTTCTTTGTTGATTTCGGTAATAATAAGGTCTATGTGCTTTAAGGTGTCTGTGGCCCCCTTAAAAACTTCCATTTCATAACCTTGGACATCAATATTGATGAAATTGTATTTCAGCCTGTCAAACTCTTCGTCGTCAAGACGTGTGATATTTACGGTCGCCTTTTCCTCAAAGGCAATCTGTGGGTATTGCTCTAGGTGATGCTTGGGCGGCAAGACAGATGAAGATAGGCCGCGATCCTCAAGGTACATCTCTACGGTGCCGGAAGTATTACCTAACGCAATATTTCTAATGTCTATTGACATGTCTCCAGAAACGTTACTCTTGAGTTTTTGAAAATTATCTGGCAGGGCCTCATAGAATAGAAGGTTGCGAATGTTGAAATGTTTGTATAGGGGGTATTCCTGCCCCTCGTGGGCACCGATATGTATGCATCCGCGCACGTTTAAAAATCTACCGCGCTGCTTTAGCTGATCTAATATTTGCGGCAATTGACCAAGTATTTCCATTTGATTAGCCCTTTAGTCTAATGTAATTCTTTCCTTTGGGAATCCTCTGCCCTGACGTAACTGAAACACCTGCCCATCTCTACCTGAGTAGTGCAAGGTTTTTTGGGCGGCAAAGTCAAAGTCCCCAGAGTTTTCGTTACCCTCTTCGCCATAATGCTCATGTTTGACAATGACCTTGTCTACATACTGCACCTTATCCATCCTAGTCACTTCCTGCGTGAATTCGTTGTCACAGTACAAACTCTTATAGTCTGGATGATAAATATATCCAAAGCGATTGTAAAGTTTACTGCCTAAAATCGAGAAGGTGATTAATTTGCCGTTAGTGTGGCCGTCGTTAAAATGAACACAACCATCGAGGTCTGGAAAAAATTCTTGCATAGCGTCAGCGATCTCAAAATCCCAATTGTTCACCTGCGGCACCATGTCGTCTGACGCGCAGATCACAACATCAAAATCCACGCTATCTATATGAGCGTTGATGGCGCTAATCTTGTCAGTATTTTTGTCGTAGTGTATTCGGTAATCAGCGTGGACATTGTTTAAGAAAACCTGCTTTATCCTATTCTTCATAAAAGTATTGTTCATGCTTGCGTCGTCAAAGTCGCAGTTGATATTAAAGAACAGCGCTATAGGGCTACGTTTGTTATCGTACCAATGCCCGCTAGCCTTGTTTACGTATTTGTTTAAAACACCCAGAAACTTGTCTGGCCTTTTTAGTGTTGGGAATTGAATCAGGAATTTCATGTTAGCCAGTCCTCCAATCTTATCTCGGGGTGCCACCCCAAGATTCGCTGCGCTTTAAAAATATTTGCCGCCGTGTGCCTTGCTTCTCCGGGCCTCTGCTCTACGTGAACAACCTGCGCGTTGGTGCCTCCCATCATGTCTGCTAAGTCAATTACACTGTGGCTGGTTCCAGTACCAATGTTAAACACCTGCCCAATGGCCTCCGGGTAGTTTACCTGTGAGGCTAAAATATTGGCGTTAACAACGTCGGATACATGTACGTAGTCTCTAGTTTGCAATCCATCTCCAACCACTGTCATCGGTTTTCCCTCAGATATTTGACGCTGAAAGACCCCGATAACCGGAGCATACTGACCTTTAGTGGGTTGTCTTTCTCCATACACATTAAAGTACCTAAATATAATAGTCTCCAACCCGAAAAGATCCCAGTACATTCTACATAAATCTTCTCCAGCGCACTTAGAGACCGAATACGGGTTTAGACAGTCCCTCGGCATTGTCTCCAGCAGGGGAGGCTCATTGATTAATCCATAGGCTGATGAAGTTGAAGAGTACATGACCCTTTTGACGCCATGCTGTCTAGATGCCTGCAAGACATTGCAGGTTCCTGTCACATTCGTTCTAACCGCTAAGGTAGGATTTTCGATTGCTGGCTGTATCCTAGCCTCGGCTGCAAGGTGAAATACGTAGTCTACACCTTCAAACAAATGTTCTATCTGGTGATAGTTAGCAATGTCATACCAGATATACTCGGCATCATTGTTATAATAAAAATTGTCATGAGCGTCAGATGATTCATCATCGATGACCATAACTTCATGGCCTTGGTCTATCAACCTGTCTACTAGGTGTGACCCAATAAATCCGCATCCACCTGTTACTACTGTTCGCATAGCTGCTCTCCAAGTTTTCCAAGCCGCTTGGCCGCATCTTCATTTTTTAGTAATCTGCATAGTCTGGCGGCCCTGTTAACACAGGTGTGTTTTCTTTTTATTTGTTGCTTTACCAGACTGCCTACATCCTTGTTTCCGTCGTCATGAAAGAGTGACGCCAAAACCTTATCTAGTGTCCCCTGCTGCTGCTTGTTGACTCTTATCGACAATTTCTTTGCGCTTAAGGCGGCCTCGAAAAGCACCTGAGAAAACACTGTATCTACATCCGACGCTATCATAACTTCGTCGTATTTGTCGTACATGTTACCCAAAGATTGCACATTGACTGCAAGATCAAACCCTTCTGCGTCACCCGACAATGACAACAGGTGATACGTGTCCTTGGAAGCGATTGCTCTTTTAACCAGATCACTCATCTCTGTTGCTAGCACCGCCAAGTTTATTTTAAAATCAGGCAAGGGATTACGAGGCAAAAATATGTCGACCGAAGGCCATATGTTGACCATTTTTATTTGTTTGGTTTTGTGTTTGTAAAGAGAGTCATGGTGGTTAGTAAACACGAACGGGATGTTCATCTTGTTGTCCAAAAAAACCTGTTCGATTGTTTGCAGCTCTTGATTATTTGCCCCCGTCACATTTAACACGGTGCTAATCTTCTTATTTTGGCTAAGATATTTAACAATATCGTTGGTTAACATTGCATAGTGACTTATGAACACATCTGGTTGAGTAGCATCAAACATATCAAATGCGCTGACTTCATTTGCCCACAGGTGCGTTGGGGTCTCGCACAATTCAAGGCACCTATTGAAATACATCGGCTCAGTAGTCATGCCCGATGAATAATTGTGTATCAAGGTTTTCATTAGTCTTGCATCCTTTTCAGTGTTTTGAGGTTATCCACCTTGCGAAGCGGCGTCTGGTGGTTATTTAAAACTCGTATGTCATGCTTAGAGGAAAGCTCATTAATCGCCTCAAACACAAATCTGTTCTTGTATTCGGGATTAGACACTATGGAATATATCGCTCTTATGATTTTTTCATCAGATAGGTAGACTATCTCTGTCCAGTAGTTAAATTTTACCCCTAAAGACAGTGTCTCTAGTCTATTTTTTTGGTTGTGAATCACACCGACTTCAAATGAAGAATTGGAGTTTTCATCTTGCGTCACAATAGACGATTGCTGTAGGTCTATCATTTCCAAGTGTGTTGGATGTATCAATACGCTTCCGCCGCATAGCAATATCTTGTTATTGGTAGTATTGTTAATACACAGCCTAGCGCTTTCGCAGCAATTGGAATTGTAGTGTACTTGATTCTCCACCACCCTAATATTTACGTCATAATATTTGTCCTTGACAAAGTTGACAATCTTTTCGGTTTCAAAACCAGAGCACAATATTATTTCAAAGTTTAAAAATGCCGCCTGAATAGATTCTATTTGACGCTCAATGAGGCTCTTTCCCCCGACTTGAACCAATGAAATAGGCCCATAAGATTTCATTCTATACCCATGGTTTTCACTTAGCAGAACCACGGAAACCAAGTCTCCGCGCTCGTCCTTGCCAGTTTTACTCTTGGGGCTAGTTATATATTTCTTATTTCGTTTCATTTAGTTCCGTATGTAAACCTTCTTTATGACTTTCCTCTCTAATGGCGTCAACCATTAAGTCATAATCATTGTAGCCTAAATATTTCAGCCTTGCGACACTAGCGGGAATGATAGAAAATGTTTGCCCGGCATCCTCGAAAAGAGCGATGGTTTCTTGCTTCTCGTTAACGGAATGATCTACATGCTTCAGGGCGTATTTTGGTAGTATGTCTCCGCATCGTATCTTGATCCAGTGAGAGCGATTTACTAATTTAGAGAAGCACTCTTTGTCTCTTAGGGTGACGTTGTCTTCTTCTTTGAATAAGCTAAGCCAAGCGTCATATCCATCCACCTTCAAAGATTGAATAGCCTTAACTGCATCTATGAGGTATATTTCCCGACGCCTCATTGTAAGTTCGGTGGTAGACCACAGTATGGTGATTTTATTTTTGTTGTAATCTGCCCCTCGAATACTCTCTATTGTTTTGTGAATGTCATTTTGTCCATCATCGTACTCATATACAACTATACCAAAAGTAGGCTCCACCTCTTTTCTGGCTATCTCCGTTGCGTGATACTCATTATATTTGGGGTCGCACTTTGTCTTTAGCCAGTCTTCACCCCTTTTCATGTTGCATACTCGTGGCAACTTGTAAAAACCCGTATCTACTATAATGGTACAATCTTCATTTAATCTAGACACGCTGCAACCTGTCTGGGTATCATTCCCATTTTCAGCTTGCTCCAGCTCCGCAAATATGCAACCAGCACAATCCATATTTATCCTCTCGTTACTTTAATCTCGTAGTGCATGCCATTTATTTGAGAAGATGCGATCCTTAAACCCAAAGATTGCAGAGTATTAGAAATTTGATCGCATGTGGTCATTGATTCGCAGACGCCAATTAACTGGGCAGCGGATAGCTCGTCTACCTGATCGTTGATAACATATTTACAAAACAGTCTAACGTCTGTTCCGCCTATTACCAGATCTCCCCCCATGCGCATTTTAGTGGCCAGATGCTCCAAAACCTTGGGGATATTATCAATGCTAAAAAGATCCAATATATCATTAGCCACGATAGAGGTGCATTCATTATCGGACACCGTAGATATATCCAAGGAATTGGGAGAGGCTTCAACCCTCGTATAGTTTTCGATGGACTCTTGACCCGGTTTAACAATGTGTAATTTCATATAATAACTCCATGAGCTTTGTCAAAAATATTGTTCCATGTATCGATGAACTTGCTTTCTGAAAAATCAGTCAAAATAGTTTCTCTGGCCGCTTTGCCCATCTTGTTTCTTAAGTCCTCGTCGTCTAACAATTGTTTAATATACCCTTTTAATTCCTCTTCGTCGTTTGACATAAACCCATTGACACCGTTTTCAATTATTTCAGGTATCATGCATGTTGCGGTAGTTACCACAGCAGACCCACAAGACATGGCCTCAAGCAGGCAGGTTGGGACTGGGCTAATTGTGGATGTGTTCAAAAAGATTTGTGCCGTATTATATTCCTCAGCCAACTCTTTAACTGAAGCGGCTGGTTTGGATAATCCTTCTGTTTTTCCGACCAGTCTTGTTTCAAAGTTCTCTGTGATACGCTGCCAGCCACTATAGTTGCAACAGTAGTCTCTGTTAACAAAGTCGTTAACCACACTGAGAACTACCGGTTTTTTTTCGATGTCCATTGGTTGGAATGTCTCGGAGTCCACTGAGTGGTGAACAACAAAGGGGCCTTCGTAATCACCCTGTATGTCCCACTTGTCAACTGAATACTCAGAGATAAAGACATTAATATCCCCAAGCATATGCCTGAAAGCATTGGTTTGGTCTGCGGGCCAGCTAGGAATAGGAAGTGTGTGCTCCAAAGACACTACGGGGATTCTTAACGTCTGGTTTATCTGTTGTGAAACCTGAAACTGCCCAAACTTACTTTGACTCAAAATAAAATCAAAGTCAATGCCATTCAGTATGGAGTTCTTGGGAAGCACGTAATGGTTGCTGGGTTTTGGGGCATATGTATCATCCCACTCTTTGCAGTCATCGTACCTAAATGAATAAAAATTGTGCCCCGTCTTACAGAGCTGTGTCTGATATCTTTCATGGGTATCAAAAGTTAATATGTCATATTTCTCTTTCACCCTATTGGCTTTATTAATAATTGAAATGGTTTTATTAGTCATTCAGTAGTCCCTTTATCTGTTCTCCGATAATGTCGTATGAGAACCTTTGGGCGCTTTTCATGCCCGCAGATTGAGCTTGAGCCTTATATTTGATTGGGTTTGACTTGTATCTATTGTAGTACGTCCGCATCTGTTCTCTTATCTTTTTTTCGCATGGTGAGAACCAATACTCACGGGCGGTAAACATGTCTGGAAAAGCAGCATCGGAACACTTGCACACGCTATAAACCCCATCAATACACTTCCCTGTGTTGTCATCATCGGAAATAAACTCTCTGGGGCCTCCAAAGTTGCTACATATTGGCGTACTACCAAACGCCATGGCGTCAAACGACGGAATGGACCAAGCCTCTCCATGAGACGGGCACAAGAAACAATGACACTGCTGATGCAAGGCAGAGATCTGATCTTCAGTAGCTCTGTCAGAAATAATAATGTCTTTCTTGTATTTACTTGGGTCGTCAAACATTCTTAGGGACGATTTAATATTAAAAAGTTTTTGCTCCATTACCTCTTGCAGTTGATCTGGGGAGTGGCCAAATTTATTAATTTTTAAAAGCAGGGTAACATCCTCAGATATTTCAAACTCGCTATGAAAACATGAGACAATGGACTCAATATTTTTTCTATCATTCAGGTCGCCTATGTAATAAAACACAAACTTGCCCTGTATATGAGGTATCTGCAAAGGGCTATATTTTTTGGTGTACTTTGTAAGGTCGCATGTATGGTGAACTACCTCAATGGGGATTCCCAGCTTGTCTTTCTCTAGGAATTCTTTACACTGAGAGTTAGGAACCCACACGCCATCCATTTGCTGTAAATAATTAAACCATGGCAGATGTTTAACACTGGTAGACTCTGCGTCTAGCAATGCTATGTTCTTCTTGAATTTTTTCGTGCCCACCAGATGGTGCGGAAGAACGTGCTGGACGCAGAAATCAACACCCTGCGTATCCTTTCTTTCCAACTCTGCCAACCTACCAGAGATTGCTTTATCTCTCGTTAGGGTAACGTTACGGCAGACTACATCTACCCCCACTGAGTCTAGGGCTAATATGTAATCTGTTGCTGCCTGCGCCCACCCGCCCTGCTCTTTGTAGTGGCCTATATATAAAATTTTCATTCCTGATTCCTTAAGTCTAGTACGCCAAAACCATTAACGGCGTCGTGGACCGTAAAGTCATAGTCTGTTTCACTGAGTAGCGTTCCTTTTATAGAGAAGTCATCAACCAAAACTACACACTTCTTGTCCTTAATTTTATTGAACTGGTCTAGTGTTTCTTGTGGGTCATTACCCCCATCTAAATAGTAAATGTCGTATTCGCCTTGGCCAATTGCGTCGATGGCATCCCCAAGCATAATCTCCACTGGGTATTGCAACGCATGGGATGCCAGCGTTGAATTTGCTAAATGGTCCAGATTTATGTCTACAAGTGTTAGCCGACCTCCATGAGCATTGATATACGCCCCGAAAATCAGATCGCTCCACCCAGACCCTATTCTCCACTCGGATTTGAAAGTTTCTATAGCTCCTACTTGAAACACTCTAATGGGTTCAGGATAAAACTCTTTGAGCACTTGGCTAAATATGTGGTCTCTGGTGTTGACAGTTCGGGTACCCTCGCCGTCTTCTGATTGAACTTCCACGGTGTCTATTCTGTTTTTAACACCCGAAAACAATATGCTGTGGGCTAACAGGAATTCGGATTTCCATACATCTATTGGTTCATTCATGATTGCTCGGTAGACATCCTTTGTTTTATAGTTTCGATCCTTTTTCTTTCCCAAGCATTGTTCTTTTCGCACTGAGCGTGCAGGTTGTTGTATGCATCATCAAAAGAGAAGTTTGCCCTTACATTTAATCCATCAAATGCGGCTGAAGACTCATTGAAGTACATACCCCCAGTGGAAGACGTGGAAGACTGATACATCAGATCCCTAGTAAGCCTAGCTTCAAAAAAGGTACCAATACGAGAGGGGTCTCCAAGAACATGCAATATCAGCCACTTGGCAAGCTCACTATGGTTTACATTTGGTGGAATATTTTCTGGCTTTGCCTCTGGCTGGTGAATGCTTGGCGGTGATGCCCAAGTTTGCTCTACCGGGGGCACTTCCACGCTATCAAAGTAGTCCTCCCATTTCTTGCCACTCAGGTGCCATTGAAAGTGCTTCTCAAACAACTCTCTAGTCCTTTTGCCAGCTTTCTCTCTATATTCATCGCTAGCATTAAAGAAATCCAAAAAGTAAGATGCGGCCCCTTCATTATCCGGCACAGCCCGCAAACATCCCGTTTCCAATTCTTTGTATAAAGCCTTGGGTTTTATTGGGTGCCCTTCTAGCTTGCGAATTTCACTCTCCATGGCAGAGTAATCAGTTCCACACACGGGAACTCCGCATGCGGCAGCTTCAACATAGGGAAGCCCAAACCCCTCACAGTTCGCATATTGTGTATACAGATCAAATAAGTTTTGAATATCAGAAAGATCTTCATAAGATGCCCCATTCTTCACGTTGGACAGGGTTGCCCCCCACTTTCCGGTGAATGGAGACTGGGCAATAGCCCCCTTGAATAGCGAGGGGAACGGTTTTTTTGTTTCTGGGCATATATACGTAAACAGAACGTGTGACGAAAGCTCATGCTCTTGCAGTAGTTCTGGTAAGTCCCAGCCCAAATCTGGATACGACGTGTGACAATACAAATAGAAATTTTTGTCTTTTGACTTGTTGAGAAATATTCTGAACGCCTCAAACAAATCTGGGTAAAGCTTACGTCTTTGGTTGCGCATAACCGTGCCGATAATCTTGCAGTCTGGGTCTATCCCAAACTGTTCTTTGTGGCCTCTTTTGTCTTCTACTGGCTTATAAGCAGGGTGGGCTGACGGCGGCGAACTGCCCAAGTAGTTGATTTGCCCGCCAGATTGATCCATTAATATTCCGCCAGCCCAGTCGGAATAAGTAAAGCACGCATCGGCTGATTGATATGTCGCCACCCATTGCCTCGCTTGGGGTCGTGCGTCCACCGTGGGCATCAACGCCCACTTAAAGTATTTCCTAAATGGAGACCGCTCAGCAAATTCTAGCATCCAGAAATCACGGATGTCGCAAACGATATCTGGAAAGAAATCCAAGCAAACGTGTTCAAATATCCACTCTCCAAATTGATTGCTGCCCGACGCTCCGTATGCATCCATCTCTTCTTTAGATGCCTTGGGTTCGCTTGACTGATTGGGAACCACACCGTAGTACTTCCAAGGTATATTCGCTGCCCTTGGGTCGTTACGCTCTCCATAAGAACCCATCTCAGCAAGTTCATACTTCCCTGTGCTGTTAAGATAGTTCAGTGTTTCTCTGGTATATGTAGCGTAACCAGTATTTAAGAACGTAGCCTCACTGCAAAACAATATACGTTTTTTTCTCATAATTCCTGCTCTTGGTTAAGGCACCCAAAATCAAATTCATTCACCCTGAAGAGTATGTCGGCTTCCCCTTTTCCATTCTTGGCAGAAGCAGACACGGTCATTTTGGTGCCCTTTTGAGCCAGCTTGGCAATAGTTTCGGCCCCTGTGTGCCACGCCTCAAAAGTTAAGACAGTGGGCATTCTTTGCTTCTCTCCGGTATTTTTGCTTCTTCTATATGTATAGGTGACCAGCTTAAAAACAAGATGGCTCACATTACTACTAATAGATAGCTCGGGGTCTTCTAACAAGAAGCCGGTAAAATTACAGATGTTCATTAATTTCCTTGTCCTATAGCGTTATATGTAATAGCTGCTACCGAGGAAAAAGACAATTATATTTCGTGAATTTTTTCTATAATAAAGGAACTGTCTTTTTCTACAGATCCGCAGAAGAGTAAATTGTTGCCCTCGTACAATATGTATTGATGTTTTTCTCGGGCTTCTGGGAAGACAACAACACTGTCCAGTGAGCATGTTTCGTCTTCTATTGTCAGAAAGGCCATTGTTTTTCCCTTTGTCTTGCCCTTTTTTACCTTGTAGTTAGCAACCCTGTTTACGTTGGCGGCCACACAAATCCCCTTGCCAGTCTTGCCGTTTGTAATATCTTTACAAGACGTATTGGCAGTAGACGTGTCAGATGACTCAATACGAGCAAGTGACACCGGGCACCCTAAAAACTTGGCCTCCTGCTCAATGATCCATGCGGGATCGTCACTCAAATCATACGGGGGATTGTCTAACATCTCTGCCTCATTTAAAACAATTTGACTTCGTTCTACCTTGCTGGTTCCTCCACCCATTTTCTTTACGGGCGCAAGGTCTCGGAAGCAATCAGACATTCTAGACCATTGTTTATCTGGATAATTCTTTGTGACCCAGTTAACCTCTGCTTTAGTCAACTCTCTAAAAATAAGATACTCGTACAGGGCCTTATTTCTAGAAACATTAGCCTCCTTCGTAGAGAAAAACCCAATTGAGCAAAGGGCCTTGAAGGCGGTTGCATTGATTCTAGGGGACAGATAGATTACTATGTCCAGCCAGCTAAATTCTTCTGGCTTTTTTCCGAGTTCTTTTTTTGTGTCTGCTATTGCTTGCATAACCTTGTCTCCGGTCACGCCTGTTAAAGACTTGATATCCTTGATACCGAATTGTATACTTCTGCCGTACAGCTTGAATTTCTCACTAAATCTAGACAGATTAGGTATCTTAACTTCCAAGTTGAAGAGCTTAGCTTCAGACAATAGTTCGTATACCTCTTGGTGGGGATCTTGCTTGTCGGCGGCGTGGAAGAAATACGACAAGAAGAATTCCTTGGTATGATTAGCCTTATACCATGCTGACCAATAGGAGTTAATAGCATAAGCCACGGCATGGGACTTATTAAAAGAGTATCTAGAAGATTTTTCAATCCAACTAAAAATTTCTTCGGCAACATCATTACTAACCAATCCTACGAACTGAGCGCCCTCTAAGAATGACTCTCGAACCTCGGCCATAAGTCCAGCCTTCTTCTTTCCAATAGCCTTTCTAAGTATATCAGCTTCTTGAAGATCAAACCCAGCGATTTTTTGGGCGATACGCATAGATTGCTCTTGGTATACCAGAACCCCATATGTGGGGCTTAAAATTTCCTCAAGAGACTCATCTAGATAGGTCACCTTGTCTTTTTTGCTCTTACGATCAACGTAGTGCTGGGTCATAGATTTGCCTTCAGACATGGCCTTCAAACATCCCGGCCTAATCAGGGCAATTAATGCTGCCAGTTCCTCAAGGTTGTCCGGTGACACCTTTTTGGACCACGACTTACCAAGGTTGCTCTCCAGTTGGAAAACCCCTTTGGTTCGACCATTTTTGAACAAGTCCCAAGTCTTATCGTCTTTGTAGTCAATCATTTATTTTCAAATCTTTGATAGCTAAATTAAAACAATCTGCCTTGACAACGAAGTTGTTGTCTGGATCAACCTGACCCTTTTTTAGTTCTTTCGCCTTTTTGTAGAACGCTTTTTTGTCTTTTTCTCCAAGATACCATGCTCGGCCCCACTTCCCATTCTTGTACTCTATTCGCACAAAGCAATAGCTATCACATCCCTGCTTAGTATTGTACTTTGCCACGCTACACTCGTAATAAGGCTTCGGGGGACTAGTACACCGCTTGGTCTTCACGTCGTATTTCTTGTCTCCACACACAATGTCATAGTCGTATGTGTTGTTTATTTTACCACGTAAAATGCGATTTGCAACCTCTTCTCCGAGAAATCCAGCTAAATTTCCCTCGCCGGAAAGGATGCTATTCTTTATTACACCCATTTCCTTGGCCTTCTTCTTGGCCCTAGTGAGCATGGTTTTAGTTATTTTTACTTCAATCATACGTACAACTTTCCATCTGCAAAAGCCTTTTCAAATTTCATGTTGCGATACACCGCCCTGCGGGACTTTTGCAGCTTGATAAATATATTGGCGGTGTCCTTGACATCTTGAAGGGCGTCGTGGGCATTTTCTGACGACAGCCCCATTCTCTCTCTCAAGGAATCCATACTAATAGACTTCACGTCTGGGTCTCCTTCAGTCCACAACCACACGTCATCCATAACATCAATCTTATAGATTTGGTGAAACAACTTTTGACATTTCCTCTTGTCGTCCCAAGGGCCATATGCTTTACACAATCTGTCTACGATCTTCATGTCGTACCCAATAATGTTAAATCCGGCAGGAATGGGAGCAAAATAGGGTGTTCCTTTCCAGTTGTACTTATTAACAAAGTTAACAAACTTCTTCCAAACACCCTTCGGGAGTGGGGCCTTGGCTAAGCCTGCCCTAGTCTTGTTTGTGATCCTTAACGCCTCGTCTTCCACTGGGTCGACTCCGGCTTCGGCAGCTTTCTTGTCGTCTAGGATCGGTCTCATTTCACTGTTGAACTCGCCCTTCAGTTTGAAGTTTCTCCCATCCAAGGCGATGGCAGCAATCTGAGTTGGCTGGCACCTTAATGGGTTTCGGCCACCGGTTTCAAAGTCAAAAACAATAATATCCCTGTTCATATTAGTTCCTCTATTTTCATAATCTTGTCTAGGAGGTTGATCCCCAAGACATCAAATTTAACATGACCCAGCGCTTCTAGGTCGGCCATTTCCAGTCCCGCAATTTTCTCTCCACCGCTTCTTTGGTTCACCATGGGGCAAACTGTGTTGAGTTCATCAACTGAAATCACAACACCCGCCGCATGTTTACCTTGGGTTTTGAATGTGCCCTCTATTTTAATGGCTTGGTCAAAGAAGTCAGCGTAGTCTCCGTCAAGCTCTCCTCTATCATTGACAAAGCAGTAATCTCTAAGGTCTTCTGGATTGTTGATTAACGCCCACCTGATGATCGAGCGGTCCTCTTCGTCCATCTCCTGCAACTGATCAGAAATGTCGGCCTCGTTTGGGATGGCCTTTGTGATTTCGTTCATTTCACTAAATCCACACGCACTGTTAACACGCAACACTTCTTTTATCGCACTTCTTCCTTGGAGTCTTCCGAATGTAAGCATCTGGCTCACGTTGCCGTGGCCATAGGTATCTTTGAGGTAGGAGATAATCTCATCGCGCTTGTTCCCGGGTACATCCATATCAATATCTGGTAGGGATATGTGACCCCCCGTGTTTCTCCCACTATTATAGAACCTTTCAAACAATAAGTCAAACTCAATCGGGTCAATTTTAGTAATACCGATCATATAAGAAACCAGACACCCAGCAGCAGAGCCTCGCCCCGGACCCGACAGCCATCCTTGCCGATTGACATAATCTACAATATCTTGTACAATTAAAAAATACCCAGACAAGTTGGCCTCAAAAATTACATCCAGCTCCTCTTTGATCCTGTTTGCATATCTATTTTTTTCCGCCTCGTCGTCTACCTTTCCGCTTGGGATCATTTTCTCTTTCCATCCATCCCTGCAAAGCTGCGTTAGGTATTCATTCTCCCCAAGCCCGCTTGGTGTAGAAAATTTTGGAAGCATTGGCTTGTTGAGTATGTTGTAGTTCTCGCATTTGTTGTAGATCTCATCAAATTTTCCAATCTGCGGGTCTAGCACAATAACCTCGGAGATCTCCGTTTTGTTCTTTAAAAAGAAGTCGTTTGATTCAAAGAAAACTTGATTTTTAACCTCTTCCCCAGCGGTTAACTGTTTACTTACTTTGGGTAAAGTGGTCTTCATACTAGAGCATAGTAAAATGCGATGTAACGGTGCGTCCTCCCTGTCGGTATAATAAATGTCCATAAATGACTCGGACTTGCGATAAAAGTCTTCGCCTCTGATGGGGGAGTTGGCTTCGCTACCAGCAATACTAATCAAGTTGCCCTTACTAGAGACATGTGTTAGTAAAGCATTGTTTACCTCACCAGAGTCATCTAAAGATGACACTATCTGGATAAGGTCTAGCCAGCCTTCTTTATTTTTTGCAAACAGGGAGAATCCATCGAACGAGCACCCAATGATAGGCTTCACGTCGTTCTTTATGCATGCCTGATAGAATGTCACCGCTCCAGACAGGGACTTGTAGTCCGCGATGCCGCATGCTCTGTATGCATTATCTGCACATTTCTTTGCAAGCTGTGCAGGCTTGGAGAATCCCTTAAGCAGGGAATAGTGGGTATAATTACACAGTGGAAACCAGTTCATATTTCAACCTCTCAATGTGTTAAGTTTCACTCTATTATAGCAAGAGTGAGTCAATTTGTCAAATTAATTTTTGAAAAATGATGAAGTGAGGAGGCCACGACCTGATGCATGTCGTAATATTTGTAATCGGCCAGCCTTCCACCGAAGATATACTTGGATCTGTCAATCAATTTTTTGTAGTGAAAATATAGATCGTTGTTCCTTGTGTCATTCACGGGGTAAAACTTCTCTTGGCCCACTGACCAGCTTTTGGGGTATTCTTTGGTGATGACTGTGTCTGGCTGATTTGCATAATCAAAGTGCTTGTGCTCTACAATTCTTGTAAATGGCACGCTTTCTTCCGTGTAGTTGATAACAGCGTTGCCTTGGTAGTCACAGTTTTCTATTTCTTCATTCTCAAACCTCAAGCTCCTCCACTCCAACGTGCCATAAGCGCTGCGGAAAAATTCATCAATAGCCCCTGTATATACAACCATCTTGGCTTTGCTATCCCAGTAGTCTTGGGCAGACAAATAATCTATCCCTAGTTCAACTGGTATCCCATCTAGCATTCTCTTAAATATGGCAGTATAGCCCCCAATCGGTATGCCTTGGTACTTGTCGTTAAAGTAGTTATCGTCATACGTGAGCCTGATAGGTAATCTTTTTATGATGGAAGCTGGCAATTCTTTAGGATCTTTGTTCCATTGCTTCTTCGTGTACCCATAAATAAAAGTATTGTATATTTCTCGTCCCACTTGAGAAAGAATCCACTCCTCTAAATTTTTTGGGTCTGAGCACGGAATTTGCACATCCTCCAACGCCCGCTTTGCTTCTTCGGGCGTATTGACGCCCCATAGCTGGTGCAGAGTAAATAAATTGATCGGAAAAGAGTAGATCTCTCCCCCGAAGTTAACCTTTGGTCTGTTCACATAATTATTGAACGACGCCCACTGGTTCATAAATTCCCACACGCGGTCGTTGTTGGTATGGAAAATATGAGGGCCGTACTTATGTACGTGAATACCGTTATTGTTTTCTGTGTAACAATTGCCCGCGATATGGTTACGCTTGTCTACAATCAGGCATTTTTTGCCAGCGTCGGTGGCTTGTCTCGCAAAGACTGACCCAAATAAACCACATCCCACTACGAGATAGTCATACTTAGAGGTCATTGTTTTTCCCTTTATACCAATCGACTCGTGCTGACCTATTTGAATTGTAATACCACTTCTCTTTTGCTATTTCTGTTGGTATGGTTAATATGTCTTGCTGGTTGAGCCACAGCATAGTTACGCACTCAGCAATATATGCCACTGTTCTTTGGTCTACCCAGTCTACGCCGGTAGTCATATCATTAGTACGGCAAAAGTGACGTAGTATGGGCAAAACTTCGTTGTCTTTAAAGAACTTTGTATATTTGTCATACAAAGTCTTGCGACATATAATTTGATTACACGCTGCCACTTTCGGGCTGTCGGGATTAACCTTTAAGTTCAAAGTCTTGAGTAATAGCTTTTCAACCTCTTCTTTCTGTCGCTTAGAAAAATATAGATGCCTAAAAACCGACCCCTTGTTTTTGAGAAGCCATTGACTAGCATAGTACATGTTGCCACACAGCACCACGTCCTCCTTTCCTGATAACAATAGTCCCTTGCTCGCATGCCAATTGTGGAACTCGTCGATAGGGTTGAACCCTTGGTGTTTAATATTCCAAGACGCCGTGACGACGCCTACATATTCTGCACTGTCATCAAAAAGTTTATCACATAAAAAAGCCCTGCTTTCGCCGTAAGCGTTTGACTGGAACTCATGATATTCACCTAGATCCATATCATCTAAGTATATTTTCTTAAGGTATGACCGATCCTTTATTGTGTTGAACTGTTTCTCGCTGTGTCCTAGAACGGCAATCTGTACTTTAGATGTGTCTGGCGTTTCCTCGTCCCTGTATTTGTTTACAAAACGCCTTGCCTCAGCCTCATATATTCTTAATTCTTTTCTGGTCATTCTTTATCTCGCTCTGGGGATGAGCCAAAAGACCATGCACCTGCTCGTACCTCATTTGGTATCACTAATACGTCCTCCTGAGAATTGAGCCACATCATGGATATACACTCTATCACATACCCTACCGGCCTAGTGTCAGTGTGGGGGTTGTGGGTCACCATGTCGTGCCTCTTCCAAAGGTTGGTTACTCTGGGGAGTATTTCTTTTTCTCTGAAGAATTTAATATACCTATTGTATAAATTTCTGTGACATATAAACTGATGGGAGTTCGCTGTGGGGCGACTACTCAAAGACAGTTTTAAAGATTGGAGAAGCCTCCAAATCAACTTCATTTGGGTGATGCTAAACCCTAAGCTTTTGAAGACATGATTATCGTTGTGAAAATTTGCCCAGAAGGGGCTAGAGTGCTTGTCTATGTTTTTCTCATCGGTATATTTTCCAAACCAAGCAAGCGTGCTATTTGTGTCCGCGCAGAGTAAAACGTTGTCTCTCTTGGAGCGGAACATGGCCTTGGCCGAACACCAGTTGTGAAAATTATCAATAGGGTTCAACCCTTGATACTTTATGTTCCAAGAGGCGGTGGCGACCCCAACGTATTCTACACCGTCATCAAACAGGTCGTCACACAAGAAAGCTCTACTTTCTGAGAAGTAGTTGGACTGGAACCTTTTATGGTATTTACCTAGATCAAGGTCGTCTAGGTATACCTTTTTAAGATAAGGGCGATCCGATATAGTGTCAAACTGCTTCGGGCTGTGCCCAAGAATTGCTATCTCTGTTTTGGGCAGCGTCTCCACTTCTTCTGCGCAGTCATACTGATGGAGAAAGCGGTCCACTTCAGGGGTGAATGGTATTGGACCTCTGTAGGACTCTTTGTATATTTCTCTTTCTTCTTCACTTGCGTTCTGACACCACTTCAGATTGGTGCCATCCATTATCTTTTGGAAGATTGGGCAAAACCCAGATTGGATACATACGCACTGTGAAGTGTCTAGCTTCTGCATTCTGCCTCAACCCTATCTAACAGGAATTAAGACTCTGCCGTTTTTCCTATAAATTCCCGGCTGCCTGTAATTATAAATTTCCCCAGTTTTGGGGTCTTGATACCGGTAGGTTTTGGCGTCAGATTTATCTTCTTTGTGAAGGTGGTCACCCAAGGGTACGCACTTGCCGTCCTTTTCTGTGTACCCATCTTTACAGTTAGGGGGATATCCAGCCTTGTCGTCACCTGTGGACTCATACCACAATTGAAAGCCTGCGGATTCAACATAACTCAAATCCTCACAAGCCTTGCTCATACAAATGGCTGTACGCTGCTTTTGATCTGGGTATTCCCGTTGCATGACTTCACTACTCATGCATCGAGACATAAACCCCTTGGGGTCTTCTTTACCCTTCTTGGATGGGATAGGCATCTTATATTCCCCTAAAGTTAAAACCTAAAATACAGATACACGCCAGTGCGGCGTGGATAAAAAAGCTGCTGATTGTAATAGCGATACCTGTAATGATATGAATATCTACGATAGTTATAGTAAGACGACATGGGTCTGGGTCGAGGACGGAAGAAATTGGCGTTTCTTTGCGCCCTTAACCTCATTCGGCGGGCTTCCGCCTCTCTGGCAGCCCGTTCGTGTACTAGTTGCCGACGTACTGCTACGGGTAACACTTTTTGCGCTGGTTCTGGTGGTGCTTCCGCTTTACTCACGGAGGTACAACACATGAAGACAAGTAAGCCGGATACTACAATCTGTTTAATCATTACGTCCTCCTAGTTTTGTCTTGAGTTTTACTGCTTGGACTATAGCAACAATCGAACCATCCTTGAACCTGTGAGTCTGACCATTTTTTGGGTCGAGTGTCCATGATCTTTTTACGCAAAAGCGTTGCTGACCAACCGTGTCCCCTTGGGATAAAATGAACATCAATACCCAGTTCACATCCAGTGTAGCCAACCTTGGTTTTGTAGTCATCTCCCAAGAACCTCACGTCAATTCTTGGGTCGTCTGACTTCAGTATTTCGAGCAAGTCTTGCTCTAGATCATAGGGTTTAATTTCATCTACATATTTAAGGGCCAGAAGTGTTTCCGTTCTTTCCTCCATTGACAATATGGGTCTTGCCTTTTCGGGTCGCTCTATGGAGGGGTCGCTATGCAATCCAACCACAAGTCGATTGCACACCGACTTTGCCTCCTTGAGAGCTGAAACATAGCCGGGATGTATTAAATCAAAACATCCAGCTATAAAACCCGTTTGGTATTTCATGACAGGATTGGTTTACCATCTCCATCCAAGAGGTATCTTGGTCTGCCCGCTTGGTCAACCTTCTGTATCTTGGGGTCAATCCCAAAATGGTCGAACATCGTGGCCGCCAAGTCAATAGGCATAACCTTGGCTTCAGTGGGATAATACGCCTTATCCGATTTGCCAATAACCCTGCCGTGATCATAGCTTCCGCCAGACAGAAGCATGGGGGTGATAGATGGCCAGTGATCCCTACCAGCATTTCCATTCAGGCGTGTCCTGCCAAATTCACCTGTCACCACCAAAAGCACGTCGTCAGACAGCCCGCTATCATAGATATCATCCACAAAGGCGGAAATGGCCTTGTCGAGGGGAGGAACTCTGCCCTTGAGGGCATTGGCGATATTGCCATGCATATCCCACCCACCATAGTGAACAGTAATAAACTTGGTGCCAAACTGAGCCAGTCGTCTAGCAAGCAGCATTTGATCCCCAATGCCACCCTTGCCATATCTTTCTCTGGTTGCAGGCTTTTCCTTTTCAAGGTCAAACGCATTCTTGGCATTTCCCAAGATAACGTTATATGCCTGATCCCCAATACGTACAAAAGACTCGGCCTCACTGGACACAACCCTGCCCTGATCAAATGCACTTAAGAGATCTTTACGATTCTGAAATCTCGCAAGCGCAATGCGGGGGGCTAAGTTCTCTTTGTTAGAGGGGTCAAACGGCTTATGCGCCCCACCCAAGAACGTAGGCTGCTCACCTTCAATTTTACCCTGCTTAACGTAAGCTGGCATACCATTAGAAGGATCGTTGGAACCAAACACCGAAGAAACAATAGCCCCGTGACCCGGGAACTCAGAGTTCGCAGTATTTTCTCGTTTGGGGTTACGGTGTCCCGTCATCATCCAATGGGTAGCTTGACGGTGTGAAGAATCCCCGTGAGAAAAAGAATTAACTGCTGTGAGATGGTCCCCACGCTTGATTAGCTCCTTGAACAAGCCACCAAAAGCCAACCCGTTAGGATGACGCACCATACCAGCAACGGGCTTGTACGGGTCTGGTACGGCGTCTGTGGGGGCGTGGAAAGTCTCAAACTGGGTAGGACCACCCCCAAGCCACAGCCACACGACAGACTTGTTGTTTGGAACTATGGCCTCTTGAGCAAAAGCCACGTCAGAGAACGGCATATAGCTTAAGCCGCCAAGAGCGCCAGTTTTGATAAAATCTCGTCTGTTAAAATTAACCTGCAACATGACTACTTCTTCTCCTCAATCTTTTCAGATTTGTTTTCTGTAGGTTTAGTGATTCTAATAAGGTGTGGAAACGACTTGGCATCCTTGCTTTGTGTTTTACTTGAGCCGGAATCATTTTCCACGTCTATTTTTTTAATTTCTTCTAAAGTGGGCATTTTTGATTTGGGATCAAGCACCCACCCAGCGCCACGGGCTTCGACCCAAGATTGCATGCGGCGTACAGGTACAATCAAGTTGAATGTTTCGCCAGCTCCGCGCACGAGCATTCCCACATACTTACCGTCTGTGAGAAATACACCACCACCGGAAGATCCGGGGAATGCGGTTACTGTAGTTTGGTCGAAGACGGTGCCTCCACCAGAGCCTAAGTTTAGAACTCTACCAACTTGAGACATTATGCCCGCCGTCATCGAATTTGCCCCGGACTGGCCAAGTAGGCTTCCCACATGAAATAGGTCAGTACCAATTTCAACAGGCTTGCCTTCTAAGTAGAACTCTGTATTTGCGGCAACAAAACCTCTTTTCCGCACCATGAGGAGGGCAAGGTCTTCTCCCTCTTCCGCATCAGAGTACATAATAACTTTGGCGTCCATTTTGAGTTCGCCCACTTTTCTGCCATTCTCCACCAACTCTTTAACAATTTGAGCGTCTTTGAACTCGACAACAGTTTTGGGCCTGCCGTTTTCAATGACTTGGCGCGTAGATCGGAGATTGTCGATAACGTGGGCGCATGTCACGACAAAATTAACCTTGATCTTCTCGTTGTCTTTTGCTGTTAGCTCTCTTGTTATCAGTACTCCAGAGCCTTCAGCAAATCCTGACTTAATGGTCACGCTTACATCTTGAAGATGCTGGGCCACATTCTGGGCGTAGGACACAGTCATACTAGAAAAAATGAGAGCCGCCGTTAAGATTCCCGTCAAAAATCGTTTTCCGCTGCGATCCATGTTAAACTCCTTCATGGTTTTATCCCGGGGCCTCGTAGAAGCCTATGTCAAAGCCCGGACGTGTACACTGGTTAATTGTTTCCTCTAGTCCATGTTTTTGTAGGTGCTTCTCTATAAATATACACATATTTTGACTTGTTTCTGGCCAATTATTCTTATAAAAATGGCAGCATTTCGAGCATTTGAAGTGGTTGGGATGCCTAAAATTGTCCCTCCACGGGACGGTCTGGGGGTTTGAATTGTCTTTTATCTCTTCAAACCTATTTTTTAGCATGTTCATGAACTTTTCTTGGTCTTTTTTATCAAAACACATACTAAATGGACCGCCGTCCTTAATATAAAATATGGTCATAATAGCTTGTTCGTAGTCTGGATACAGCTTGGATATTGCGTAGTTATACAATAGCAACTGGGGATCTACAGTGAGTTTTTCGTATGTTTTAACTTCGCCAGTAGCCCAGTCCTTTCGCATCCCCGTTTTCCAGTCTATCACCTCTATTGTGTCGTCACCCACCCTTGTCACAAGGTCAATAGTTCCTTTTATGGCTAATTGCCCCTCTACGGTTTTTCCGTCAGGTAGCGTGTAATTGTATTTTGCCCAATCTTCTTCGATGGGGATATCAAAATGAGGCTCTGGATCTACAATGTCTCTAAAACGTGGATCAAAAGCTCCATCATTATAGGTAATTGCCGTGCGTGTCAATTTCAAGGCATCCCGCCTATCTGCTGGACGCCACGCATGTTTTGAGTTCTTGGTGTAGGAATCAAAGCTGAGATCAAGCAGTTCTTCTACTAATTCGTCAGTCAGCAGCTTGTCTTTGTGGGTGCGTACCTTTCCAACGGCGTCGTCAACAATTTCTAGGTACTTACGCCTTTTGTTGTCTTGTTGAAACTTTTTAAGTCCAGCCAATACTTCCATGACTTTGTGAACTATCGTTCCTAGCTCTGCCTTCTTGCCGCTATCTGACTGATGCCCTAATACGTAAGTAATGAAATACTGCATCTGGCACGAGTCGTAGTTATTGTAACTAGAGCTTCGCATATAAGTAATTAGCATATTGTCCTCTATAGTTTCTTGTGAAATGATTTAACTTGACTTATCAATGCGTCAACGCTACCCGTATTGTCAATATAATGGTCAAAATCATAGTCGTCTAAGGCCGTTTCGCTAGGGTGGTTATCCGCCCTGTTCGCCCTGTTCAATCTAACCACAGAGCCACCAGCATTTTTGATTGCGTCGACCTCATTCGGAAATCTTACATCTGCGACGATAGCAAGGGATGATTGCTCGTGCTTAATCTTGTTGACGCAAGACTGAACCCACACCGGCTCATACATTTTACGCATAACGTCTGTACCAAGGAACTGCATGAACTCACGGGCCGTCATTGGTCCTTCCTTCCAACCATGAGATGTCCGTGCATCTGGCGGCAAAAGCTTTTTCATCATCGAAGAGTTGATGGCTTTAGGCATGTTTTCCCAAAGTAGGTGCTCCTGCGGTTGGTTCTTTTGTTCGTCAGTGCCCCAAGCGCACTCCGGCGGGATACTAAAAAGATCTACACATATTTGTTTCAGATTGTCAGCAAAGCTATACAGTTTGACATGCGGCCACATATTGTGTTCTGCGTACTCAACGAACGCAGCATCTTTTCTGGTCACGTCAAATTCACCCCAGTCTTCCTCTCCCTGACTATTTGAGGTGAGAATCACCAGTTTACCATCGCCGTCTATGTTGCAGTCCCTAACAAGCCCTTGATCTTTAAGAACTATCCCGTGTAGAATATTAGCAGTAGTGTTTTTGCCGCTTTGCTTCTTTCCTGCTATCCCAACTATCTTCATTAGTAGCATCCTTTTAAGTCTGTTAGAATTTGGTCGTGAATTTGTTCGGTAGACATGTCTCCCAAATCCTTAGTGTGCATTTTTGGAAAAACCAAATTAAACAGCCTACCCAGCTCTCTTTTAATCTTTATTTTAGATTCTCTACCCGCCTGATCATTGTCTGTAAGAATAATCAGGGTCGTTACTCCGCTTTTGAGTAACAGCGTGCGCTGTGTCGAAGAGACATCTTTACCAAACAGTCCAACTGCATTATAAACACCGGACTCATACAATTTCCACACATCCCCCTGACCCTCGACTAGAAACATAGCGACCTTGTTTTGGGCCGCTGAGATTGCATTATCATAGTTGTATAAGTAATCAGTTTTTCTTAACCCTCCCGAGAATAGATACTTGGGCGTTAACCATTGCTTGTTAGATCTGGCTATGTGTCCCACTCTAACGCCGTCAAAAATAATCGGTATGATTGACCTGTGCCTCATAGGAGACATTGAGTCCGAGCAATCTTTTACTCCGAAATGCTTTAATGTTGCTGGCTCAAAACCTCTGCTCTCAAAATACGGGGAATTGTTCAAAGTTTCTACTTCCTCTTTAGACCACTCCGGTGTGCTAGCTTCTCTTTTTGCGCGGATAGCTTGCATTAAACATCTAAAGTTGTCGTCTCTAACAGTGTCTTTCTTTTGTTCTTTGGTTCTCGCTCCGTTAACATCATATAACCCGCATACATACTTCAGTGCTTCCGAAAAGGAGTCTGTGTCTAGCACACCCTTGATAAATCCGAAAATATCTGTATTATAATGTTCGTGACACCCGCGAGTCCAGCACCTCCATGTGTTCTTTGTCAAAGATATAGAGACCGCCTGATTATTGTCGCTACCTTCGTGAATTGGACATCGCATAAATATGTTATCTGCAACTTGGGTATATTCCAAATCTAAATCGTCTAAAAGTTTACATATATCGTCAAAGATGATTTGTTTAACCTGATTAAGATCTAACATGGTTTTGGTTTTTTGTTGGTACATTTCACACCGATTGATTGTTATGGGTTCGGTTTACTCTGACAAATCTTGCGGTTTTAGAGAAATCCTTTAAAGAAATCGCTCCGGTATATGCACAGGCACTTCTAACCCCACCGAGGGTATCTCTTATTACATTTTCAACTGGGCCTTTATAGGGAATTTTCATTACTCGACCCTCACTGGATCGGTATCCATTTAATCCACCCCCATGTTTTTCCTGAGCCTTTTCGGATGACATGCCATAGAATAGAAAATTGGATTTATACCCATCTCTGTCGTATTCCCACTCTCCAACACACTCACTGGTCCCTGCAAGCATACCACCAAGCATTACGAAGTCAGCTCCAGCCGCAAATGCTTTGGCGACATCCCCGGCGTATCGGCATCCTCCATCGGCACAAATCAGTCCGAGCCTGCCAGAATCAGCCCTTAAGCCGTGGGCGGCATAAGCACACTCGCTAATACAAGATAATTGTGGGTAACCACAGCCTGTTTTCAGTCTGGTAGTACATGCTGAACCCGGACCAATGCCAATCTTAACTATATCTACACCGCCATGCAGAATAATTTCTTGCACCATTTCTGGGCTACACACATTGCCCGCCATTATGATTGGGGAATAGTCTGGGCCTAAATTATTGAATTCTTTCCTTACTAAGGCGCAGAATGACACAAAATCATCAGTGTACCCATTGGCCACATCAATACATAGATTGGGCACAATGCTTGTACTTTCGATAAAATCAAAAAGCTCATCTAGATCTTTATCTTTAATGCCCAAGCTATACCAGATATAATCTGGTTCTTGAAAGTTATGTATCCTGTCGTCTAGTGAGTAATGTTTATTTATACATGTTACTATAAGATGACTAGACAGGCACTTGCCCATCTCAAATGTTCCAGTTGTGTCCATGTTCGCTGCCATCACGGGCACCCCACTCCACTTCCTGCTGGAATGGTAGAATTTGAAATTGCGGATTAAATTCACTTGTTTTCTACTGGCAGCTTTTGATCGCTGTGGAACGAGTAAGACATCATCAAAGTCCAATTTAATTTCGTGGTCAATATTCATGGTTACCTCTTAGAACGGTGGCTCTGCTCTGGAGTAGTCATCTTCGTATCTCGTTATGTCATCTTCTTGACACAAACCGAATTGCAACTCGGTGATCTCGCAGGGTTCGCTTGTGTCATTTATTAGGCGGTGGGCATGTCCCCGCTCAATATGAATAGTACCCCATTTCCTTAGTCTCCATACATTTGGTCCAACCTCACATAGACACTCGCCATCAGTAACAACCCAAAACTCTGCTCGATGGTTGTGTGCTTGCAGCGACAGTCTCTGTTTGGGATCAACGGTAATCTTCTTTAGGACAACCTCATCTGTTCTATATAGATCCTCATACTTTCCCCAAGGCTTGTTTACTGTATGCAGTAACATCCTTTTCAATACCGGCATCATTCATCCTCCAGATCAAATGGTAAATCAGCACCCTCAATGGCTCCATCAGAGTCGGGGGCAACGCGAAATTCATCTCTAGTTCGTAGCTCATCCAAGCGGGCGTGGTCTCCGAGCATCCTCATGTTAATATAGTTGCCATCCTCCATTCCCGGGCCATGCCTGCAAACAACTGGGACCAACTTTCGGTTACCCGCATTAGGACCATCTTCGGCTAATTCTTCTGGAGACTTGACCTTGAAAATAGAAAAAGATGTACAAAGCCAAATTAGTCTGTCAGAGCCACTTACTGTATCAGTTGTTTCTCTTGTGATTCCGTCTCGATTCAGTTGAACAAAAGAGAGGCAGGGGAAGTCATACTTAACTGACAGGTTGTGCAGAGAAGTAATCTGAAAGCCAAGAGCCTGATACTCTTGAAGATTGTTTGTTATAGAGCTAGACGACATCAGCTTGAGATAATCATATATGACGACGCATTCATTGGTACGACCAGACTCATCTTGACCCACCTCTTGCATAATCCATCTCTTAATGGCATTCATGATCTGCTCAAAAGGCGCTCCCGCCACACTGATATAAGTATAAGGGATATCTTTGATCTGATCTATAGCCCCTTTGACACTAATGGTTTTCTCGTCGTCATCGGTGAAGCTACCAGTTGCCACTTCGTTAATGGGCACACCGCTCAGGTTAGAAATGATGCGGTTGAGGTGGTCCTCTTTAGACATCTCGGTGTCGAGCATGAGGACGGGAACACCCTGATTTGCCACATTGAGGGCCACATTATCAGCAAAAACACTTTTACCAACTTTTGGTCGTGCTGAAACCAAGTCAACACATTTTCTGCGCAATCCTCCCCCAATAGAAGCGTCATATCTAGCAAAGCCAGTGGGCACGCCGATCTGGTCGCACTTATTCTCCATTAAGAAGTCTAAATACTCTTCGACTCCTTCCCCTAGCCTTTCTGGCTTTTGCCCGGAGTCATCCTCTCTGAGGAATTCCATAATGGGATTTTCTACTATCCCAATAATGTCATCTATAGACTCATCCCCATTGATGGATTCTACATCTCTGGAGATCTTAGAGGTTAAGCTTTTAATCTTTCGGGCAAACTCAAACTTTTTGATTTGAGCGGCAAAATAGATTACATTATCCTTCTTGATGGGAAACTCCATCAAAGAGTTAATATACTCTAGCTCCTGTCGGGTATTTATAGCGTCGGAAAGATTGAGCTGTTCTGCTGCCGACAAGATGGCGGGAAGGTCAACCTCAGCCTCATTTTGCAGGACTTTTTCTATGCATTTGTAAATAACCTGATTGTTCTGATTTCCAAAACTTCCATGGTCAAGCAGGTCTGATATTTCTACGTAAGATTCTAGCCCATAGGTAAATAAACCCGCCAAAACGGCGCGCTCCGCACCTATATCTGATAACTGAGGACTCATTGATTATCTTCCTGTACAACGATTGCACCGATGAAATTCGCCATAGATAAGATTTTCATTGATAGAGAATTCTCTACCGCAGACGTGGCATTCTACTTGCCTCTTATTGGGCTTGCCTCTCTTTCTGGGCGTCTTTTCAAAATTGGGAGTCTCCACATCTCCAAACTCCCCTGTATCTTTCCATTTGTTTTTTTTGAACTTCACTGGTGTCTTCCTATTCTTCGAGGTATCGGGTCTTGTAACCTTAAAATCTTCTGTTACGGTTGGTTCAGGTTCAGATGGATTTATCTCCAGAGACTCTTCTCCTGTTGTTTGAACTCCCATAGTTTCACCTACGGTTTTAAAGATATTTTCAAATTGTTTCTTCTGTTCACCATTTAAGGATTTAATGAACTTGACCATGTCTTCTGGATTCATTTTCTCTTACCTTTTTCAATTAAAATATCTGCCTTTCGACGAACGTTATACTCTCTGCTTTTGAGCATCTCCAGCCTGCTCTCTGCTGTCATTAACCACTCGTTGATATTCTTTGCTATAATATTATTTCGCTTTATGAGATCAACTTTTGTTTCGTATTTCATAAATTGCACTTCAATTTCTGCTACTTCACTGGCTACAATGCTGCCTAGACTGTCTTTGCACCACCTAACCACGTTCTCGGATGATGCCCTCTGCCAAGCTATGTGATCCGCATACTGGTATAACTGATAAGCATAATGAAAGCAATCGTCCTGAGTTAAGTTCTCCATTTGCTCTACACTCAGCGTTTCGGCCACGGCAAATTCTGGACTGAACTTAGTCGGCGCTATATTGCTTCCGGTTACGTAAGTATCGATTCCAGACAGAAACTTTTGTAGTCTATCTGCTACGCTCAATTTTCTCCCTCCAATGATCTATGTCTTCGTTCCATTTTAGTTCAACCAACGTGATGTCATTGATTCTACACCATTCTTTTTTATCTAGGTCGCGTTTCTTTGCTTTTGCAAACCCTGCTTTGCTTTTATGAAAAAATGGAACAAACTCATAGTGTTGTCTGCCATGAACTTCAACCCCCATTTTAACATTTGGAATTAGGAAGTCAAGGTATAAAACAGATTTTCTTGCCGGATTTACCGATCCCGGTAGCTTTACTTCTTCTAGTATATTGTAACCATGAAACACTTGGTGGATAAGGTCTCGGGCTTTAGAGTGATACTTGGATACCTTTAATCTGTCATTGCTCATGTACTTTTTGAGGTCAAGATTGTATTCCCTTCCGTTCAGTCCTACGACTTTCACAGCAGGATCTCTTTGATCTGGTCATATATAAAGCTAGTTATCGTCTCGTTGTTCTCTAAGAATGAAGTTAATTTTTCCATACCTTGGAATTTAAACGCCTTCTCTACTTCTTCGTCTGAGTCTGGGTTCACGCCGATTTCTGTCAACCAACTTCTAATCGTGGGATCGTCTTTGTTTTCAATAGCTGTGCTGAGCGTGTACCAAGCTCCGCTACGTTTGACCAGCGCAAACTCATTTGCAATTTGAGCTATCTCTTGTACCTCATCAATACCCACACCATACCTAATCCAACTCATTGCCGTAGAGTTGGGGATGCCTCCAGCAGCAGAAGTTTTAACCACCCAGTTGGCCACTTGCCCTACATCTCTGCCGCTATCATTGGTGGCGTCCCATTTGCCCCTGTGTGTTATTACCATGTTGGTTCCAGCTTGGAACTGTAACATGTTCCCGCAGTCAGCCATCTTTGCGGGTGCCCATCTACTACCGCCAGTATTAGCAATATTATGGGTGATAAAAATGAGAATGGCCTTAGTTCTTGCGACATCATTGCTGATTCTTTTTAAGAACATAGACAGTAAGCGGGGTAGGGCATTACGAACACCGGTACGAATTTCTCCATCTAGTTCGTCTTGCGGGACCATGTTGGAAGCAGAGTCTATAATAGCCACTAGATCTGGAGTACCCTTGACATGTGCCTCCAGAGTATTTAAAAACTTCTCAGCAGAGACAACTGGCTGATTATCGGTTGCCTGTACGATTTTAATTTCTTCTATGTTCAGGTCTTTTATGCCTGTGAAATTTTCCTTGGTCAGGCGGCCCTCGGTGTTAAAGTAGTACACCTTTTTACCGGCCCTTTGCGCTTTAGCTGCGAAATAGAGAGCGGTAGTCGTTTTTCCAGTCTTTGGGTCGCCCGTGATCACCACGCAGCTACCCTCTCTCAATCCTCCACCGAGAGCAATGTCTAATGCTGGAGATACGCCTAGAGTCTCAAATTCTTCTAAGCTGGCCAGCACTTTGCTGCCAGACTCAATAATATCCCCATATTTACTGTTGATCTGATTGCTTACAATGTCGTCGTCAAATGTGACTTTATTCTTCTTCTTCGGCATACAGGTCGATGCTCCTGAGTTTGTCTATTTGTGATCTCTTGCCAAAAGTCTTTTTTCTAGATTTGGCATTATGTTTTAATTCTAAGTCTTGCTGCTTGTCCGAATCTTGAGAGATGAGACACTCGTACTTTTTAATAATCTCTATGGCTTTCGGGTGTTTGAGTGAGAAGATATTTGCTCGATTAAACTCTTCAGAATTTACTGCCTTAACAAGGGCTTTCTCACTAATCTTTTTATCATTAAGCAAACTGTTTGCCAGAGTCATCTGGTACCGAAACGTGTGCTTCCAAGGTTCGGTATTCCAAAACTTGAACGACAGAGAACCTACATTTTTGTACTCTGCCTTTTTCTTGCACATAATCTCTGCAACATAAGCCGCACAGGTGCAATGATCGCCCGTGCTCTCGTGCTGGTACCTACTCTTCTCAGTTCTCTTGCGTTTTTTCATTGTAGATGATCGCCTCTTCAAAACATTCGTCGATTTCATCAGTTAGTTCCTTCTCGACTATCAATTCGGGTGTAAGCCACATCTTTTTGTGCATCTTGCCGCCCTCTAGTCTTCCCGTAGTGTAATACTGCCTGCTTTCACCACCCATTTGCCCCATGACAGATCTGACTAGATAAACAGCTTCAGCGTCCTCAACATCTATTGTAACCTCGTGAGACCTAAATTGCAAGTGTAATTCTTCAACAAACACGCCATTATTTTTGCACGCCTGCTTGATCAGCTTCCATCCAATTTGGTGATCATAAAAGAATTCTTCGCCATTGGTTAGCTTACACTTAATCCAAACAGCATCCTTGTTGGTCCGGTATGCTTCCAGCCACTTATCATTGTTCATTTTATACTCGTTATGCATTGATTTTTACGGACACCTTGACCCGACATCTTTCCTCTCAAATTGTCTGCCATTTCAGAGGCATTAGGAGTCATTACAGTAGACCCTCCGTTGCGTGCAAATTGCTCGCTAATGTCCTGTGGGGTAGACTCTTTTTTGCATTTTGCAATATGCTTCTTTACTATTGGTTGCGCCCTGTCCAAATCCTTGCAGAGTGTGTTGAGGTCGTACTCCTCGCAAAAACTCTCTATGTAGAACTTCTCGGATTTACTAAGTGGTCCTTTTTTAGTCATTGGACATTCCCCTTCTGGCTCTGGTCATGTAAACAGAATTGTTAGTTTTCAGGTATAGCATGTAGAAATCAAAAGTGCCCTTAGATACTGGCGTCATTTTCGTCTGCAAGTCTCGCGTTCGGTTACCGTATGACCCCAAGGGGTCAAGAGGCACGCTTTGATATACCCTTATATAATATGTCTCTCGGTCATTTTTTACAATTACTTTTGCATAACTTTTCTCTTTTGTTTCAGAATTTATCTGTTTGGCGTTTTTGTTAAACAATATTTCTGTACGTTCATCAACAGGGGTGTGTTTTTCTACGTATTTCATTTTTTACCCTTCATTATGTATTCGGCCTTTTGCTTCTTAGTCATCTTGTTTATATCCTCAGATGAGGCGGTTCCATGTTTATGATACCAAGGTTTTTCGGGTTGAGCAGACTGTTCCTTGTGTTTAGCTGCATCTTCTCTTGCCCTACCCATGTCAATTTGAGTGCTGCCACCCTTGATAAATCCATGACACCCACCGGTAATTATTCTCTGCAAGGTCTTCTTCTTGCATTCCGGGCACTTGACAAGGGGTGGATCTCTCATTTTTTGGGACACATCGGTAAGAATGTTGTCACAGTTGGTACACTTGTAGTCATATAACATCTTTATTCCTCCAGAGCCTGTAATATTCTGCCAAGCAGACCGTTGCGCTGTATGTCAGAATAGTTTAATTCGCATATGCCGACGCCCTCCACAGAAGACAACCGATCTATGCACTCGTGAAGTCCACTTCTGCCTCTAAGGTCTGTTTGATCCACATCTCCATTGATCAAAACCTTTGAGTTCTGACCCATTCGGGTGATGAACATCTTTATTTGATCAAAAGTGCAGTTTTGGGCTTCATCCAATAGCATGTATGCGTTGTGAAAAGTAGCACCCCTCATGGTTTCCAGTGGGGCGTAGCAGATCTTTCCCTCGTTGACATACAGACCATAATAAGCCTGAGTGAGAAAGTACTTTAAATTCTCCTGCATTGGGCCTTGGTAGGGAGCTATTTTTTCAAATAGTTCTCCCGGTAGAGACCCCACATCCTTGCCAGCGCAGACCAGTGGTCTGGTGACGATTATCTTTTCAATCTTTTTCGTATGTAGGTGTTCTGCCGCAACCCCTGAAGCAACAAAAGATTTTCCTGAGCCTGACGGACCAGAACAGAAAATTACATCGTTCTCTATTATCGTTCTGATATAGTCTTTCTGATTGTCAGTTTTGGCCTCCAGTGGAACAATTTTGTTATATCTTTTTTGCCTTCTATTAGATTTATCTCTCATGAATATGCCTTTTTATAGGGTAATTTTGCTATTGGTCTTCCTCCTTCACAAATACACCATCTACCATTTTACCCTTGCGGTCCTTGATGTCGTCGTATGCTGTTTCTAAGCATTCCGATAATGATAGACCATTTCGTTCCACGATGTTTAACATAACAACAAGCATGTCACCGATGTCATCCTTAATGTCCTTGTTCTTACACACCGAATCCGATAGCTCCCCTAGCTCTTGGGCTAATTTGAGTACTTGATCCTTGTCCGAGCTACCATCAATAAGATTGCGGTCGCGGTGCCAAAGAATCACTTTGCTTATCAAAACATCTAAGTGATTTTTTCTCCAGCATCCCTTTGGCTTGGCATTATGTTCAACTAATTGTTTCATCCTTGCTGTCTGATCATGCATACAATTCTCAGAGTCTTCTGTCATAGTTTTAAATCTCCGAAGTCCACGTCTTCCAAGTCATTAGTGCTAGCACCAATTTTATAGCTAGTGATCTCATGCTCTTGAGGCGCAACCTGCACGGCTTCACTATTCATCCAAGGTTCAGTCCAACCAGCGATTGGGTTTTTTCCCGTGCTGTAAGGCAGGCCGATGGTCTTGCGTCTTGTCATACATAACCAGTCAATGTATTGGTGTAGCACAGTTTCGTTTAGCCCAATGATAGAACCGTCTTTAAAGAGGTAGGATGCCCATTCTTTCTCCTCGTTGGCAGCATGTTCAAACATTTCCACAGCAGCCTCTTCACACTGCTTTGCTGTTTTAACAAAACCCTCATCTTCTTCCTTGTGTAAGATCTTAAGTATTTCTTGGGTATTAGATAAATGTAAAGCCTCGTCACGCTTAATAAGCTTGACAATATCTGCATTGCCAACCATTTTTTTGTTTTCCGCAAACGCAAATGAACAAACAAAGCTAACATAAAATCGAACGGCCTCAAGAATATTTATACTCATAATTGTCATATAGATTTGCTTCTTTAAATCAGCTATCTTTGTGCTATCACAAGCCATACCCATTAGGTTATTATAATCCTCAATGGCACTTTTTGCTCTTTTCATAATCTCTTTATCTTCATAGATGCCCCCAAACACTTCCTTGCTGTCGGCATAAACGTTTTGAATAATATATGAGTAACTCTGGCTATGTATCTTTTCAAAGAACTGCCAAGTCATCATACAGGCTTCCAGCTCTGTGTTCGTCACATATTCCAATAGGGTGGGTACGCCACGGCAGATGACACTGTCGAGCATCGTTTGATATTTAAGGTTAGATGTAAAAATAAATTTCTCGTTATCAGACATCTCCTTAAAGTCGCCCCTATCCTTTTTAAGTTCTATTTCTTCTGGCCTCCAGAAGTTCATCATCTGTCTACTGTCGAGATTTTTAAACACTGGGTATTTAACGATGTCGTATCTTTGAACACCGAGATCCTTCCCCAGAAAAAGAGGTTGATTCATTGGGTCTACATTCTTCATATTGAATATGGATTTCATTTTACTTCCCTAAAGAGATATTCTAGGCTACTTTCAAACTCTTCGTAGGAGCAGGCAATGTCTTTGTAAGACAATGGTTCTGTGCCTAGCTCATCTCGATCCTTGTTTCCCATAATAGTAGCTACAACAGCCACCGGGAACGCTGTGGCCATCTGCATCGCTGAAAATTTATCGTTCCGATATATAACTTTTTCTGTATTCCAATCACTTGCGTGTCCAATTCCCACTCTAGCTTTAATGATCACTAAGTCGTCCGCTGGGGGGCACGCATTTTGCAATAGTTTGACAAGCTCATCGTCGCTTAGTCCGCATTCGCTCATTAAAAACTTTATGGCCTCGCAATGTCCTTGATACCGAATTGTTTTGTAGTGGCAGTTCTTAACACCTCTTTGTAGCATAGTCTTGATGGTATGAGAAGCCCCTCCACTTGTATAAAATGCCTCCATGTCACCTAAGCCTGTTTGTATGTGAGTGAGTCCAGACATCCCGTCAACTAGCTTGATGTCTCCATCAACCAGAACTTCACATTGGTCTTTATATTCATTGACTAACCCATCATATGACCACGTACAGCTATATTTTAAATAGTTACTAGGATGAATAGGAAGTCCTCCAACCATCATCTCTATTAATGTTGGGGTCCGGGCGACTTTGCTATTGGCATTATACGATTGATATCCACGTTCCGCTAGGATGTTTACCCACCCGGGGGCTAGACCCAAATCTGTTGCTACTACTTGGTTATTAGATGTAGCGTACTCGTTAATCTTCTTGCTGGTTTCTACATGCCCACCAAGATCGCAGTAAGGCACGTTATGGTCTATGCAAAATTTGGCAACCTTCCAATTTTGATGGTAGGGCATTGCAGAGACCACTATGTCATTATTATTTAGCGGTGAATAATCAGGTGTCCATTCAGATAGAAGACAGCTTTTAAGTGGTGAACGTTCCACGTTATCTGCGCACCGGTTAAGACTATCCGAGTTGGAATCAACCAGCGTTAACACATCTAAATCTGATAATTTGTCTATCGCCCAAGCTATGGCGCTACCCATTCTACCTGTTCCAATTACTGCTGCTCTCATATGATCATCCTTATGTATCGCTTGGTCTAACTTCTAAGTTCTTGCTCCACGCACCCTCCAACATGGTGGGTTCGACTCCCAATGTTTTAGCAAAGCTAATCATAGCCTGTATGTCCTTTGGGAAACAGCTACCTCCAAAACCATACTTACCATCGGGACCGGGAACTGACAGGTGTGAGTGACCAACCCTGCCGTCTCTTGAAAAGCCGTCTATAGCCGCATCCCAATTGACCCCACATTCGCTAGCAATCTGATTCATCTCGTTTAGAAAAGACACTTTCGTGGCAAAATAGCAATTATTCATATACTTAATAAATTCTGCCGTTTCGTAATCAGTCTTTATAATAGGAACGCTGGGGCCGAATCTCCATTTTAAAAGGTCTCCCGCTTTAATTGTATGGTAGTCCAGCACCTTCTGAAAGCCACCTAGTATAAACCGAGACGGGTTTATGAAGTCAAACTTGGCCGACTTCTCGGTGAGAAATTCGGGATTAAATACTATATTCAAGTTTGGGCAGTCTTCTTGAATCTTTCTTGTGGTCCCCGGGACCACGGTGGACCGAAGTAGGAATATGTTGTTCTTGCTTGTGTTAAGCTCATTCATTTCAGCAAAGACATCTTCTACTATATCTATATTGACAGAGCCATCGCTGTTGGCGGGGGTTGGAACCGACACGAAGATAAAGTCAGACTCGTTAACAACATCTGATAGCTCGGCTGACGACCTTGATTTATCTTTGTCGTACACCCTGACGTTTGCCTCGCACCCTGTGAGATGCGAAAATCCAAACGCTACGGCTGAGCCGACAAAGCCATTGCCCACAACACCTATATTCCGCAGACCATTATTGCCCACTATTTTGGCCCTCTTAAATAATCACCGACCCAGATGTATGCAAGGTTGGATACTGCATAACATAGAAACACGAGTGATAAAGCATAGTTCTTTTTAGAGAATAAGTCTATAGACACAACAAGATATAATAGAAAGGCTAAAACTAAAGCCCACATCCCCATTATTTCATCCCCTGTGGAAAGCTAAGAGTGTCATCATGGTTGACAGTCCATGACACTTCATGAGTAACCGCCCTGAACGTTCGGGCCGCTGACGGGAATCCGTTCCCTGACTTTTTCACTCCTCCAAAAGCCATGTGAGACTCAGCAGCGATAGAACCACCATTCCAATAGCACATACCGTAATCACAGTTGTCACGACAAATCCTCGCTTTTTTGAAGTCTTCGGTGATCACTCCAACGGCCAGTCCATAAGCAGTATCGTTATAAATGCGGACAGCATCATCAACATTATCAAAGGGAATAATAGAAACATGGGGACCAAATACCTCGTTCTTTAAATAGGAAACATCTCTCCACTCAGTCTTGTATACGAGCGGGGTTACAAAATAACCCGGACCTGAGTATGCAGGCTTTACTAAAACTTCGGCCTGTGGATCTTCAAGCACCATGTGGTTATATCCCATTACCGTATTAATCTGCTGCTGATTGATGAGCGGACCCATGTACGCCAATTCATTTGCGACTGGGGTTACCCAGCTAGATCTACCCTCTCCAAACGCAAAAAAGTTTCTGCTTTCTTTAAGTTCGGTGGCTTGATCATTAAACGGTTTCCCGGGAGAAACTTGAGACGCATAACTAGCAAAGCTGTCTGCAAACTCGTCGTATATACCTCTTTGCACTAAGATTCTTCCGGCAGATACACATCTCTGTCCTGATAATTTAAAGGAGCTTGCAATACATGCCGACACCGCAAGATCAAAGTTTGCGTCATTAAATACGATAACCGCAGACTTACTACCTAGTTCGCAGGAGCACGTTTTGTGCCAGCTATCCGCACAGATCCTTCTGATATGTTGTCCTACTTTTGCGCTGCCGGTAAAACAAATGTGATCCACCTCTCCATTCTTAGCAAGCATATCTCCAACATTTCCATCGCCGTGCAATAGCTGAAGAACCCCCGCTGGGATACCTGCCTCTGCGTATGCCTTTACGGCCAGTTCAGTGCTGAGGGGTGCATCTTCACTCGGCTTGATAATAACAGTGTTTCCTTCCACCAAAGCCGGAGCAGCGCACCAAAAAGCACCAATGGCAAGAGGAAAATTCCAAGGACTAATGACAGCAATAACACCTTTGGGCTTTCGCAGCATATAGGCATCTTTTTCAGGAATTTCGGACGCAATGCATTCTCCTTGTGGGGTTCTGCCAGAGCCAAAGGCATATTGGGCCATATGAAGGGCCTCGTTGACCTCGGCTATTGATTCGTTATAGTTCTTTCCGGTTTCTACAGAAATAGCTGTGGCAAACTGTTCTAGATCTCTCTCTATAATTTTAGCGACTTTATATAGATATTCCGCCCTGTTGACTCGGCTGAGTTTTTTCCAGTCGTTAAATGTTTCTCTCGCCAAGGCGCAGGCATCTCTAACCTCACACTCTGTAGATTGGGGAAACCTAGCCATCTCCTCCCCGGTACATGGATCTAACTTAGAAAACATCTGATCCGAATCGCCGCACCATACACCGTCTATAAAATTCCGTCCCGCATAGTCTTTGAACATATTGCTCTCCTATTTAACCTGTGCTATATAGCACATGCTCCCGATTCACAATTCATTTCCTTCTCAAGGTCGCCATCTCCATCTGGGGTGTTGGCGTAATAAAAGTTCTTGAGTCCGTATTTGTATCCATAAACCTGATCTTTAATTAATTGGCTTAGTGGAATATTTCCATTCTCGTAGTGATCATAATTGTAGTATAAGTTTGTGCTCATACTCATATCTACAAACTTCTGAATCACTGCTGCCATATTCATTATATCCTTATTGTCGGTGATTTCCCAAGCCAAAGTATAATAATTTTTTCTCATATGGTAGTTCGGGACTAATTGCTTTAGAACCCCATTCTTAGCCTTTTTATATGAAAGTAGGCTTCTGACTGGCTCAATACCATTAGTGCTGTTCTGGATGACACTAGAGGACTCACAGGGCATCACAGCCGACATTGTGGAGTGGCGCAATCCGAATTTTTTTATTCTTTTGCGCAGACCTTCCCAGTCCATGTTGTACTTGGGTTTGACTAATTCGTCCACCTCTTTCTTGTACCAGTCTATCGGCAGAAGCCCCTTGGAATATTTTGTGTCACCAAACTTTGCGCATGGGCCTTTTTCTTCTGCCAAGCTGCAAGAAGCATTAAGGAGGTTCCATTGGATTTGCTCCATGGTTTCGTGAACCAACTCCAACGCTTCTTGATCGCCATATCCGAGCTTGTTTTTCGCCAAGAATCCAGCTAGATTTGTTACCCCCACACCTAAAGATCTGCGATTTTTGGTAAAGTTTTCTCCAGCAAGGACTGGGTAAGACTGGTAATCTATGACAGATTCCAAAGACTTCACAATGGTCTGGCAAGAGTCGGCTATATCTTTCTCGCTATTGAGTTCCAGCAGGTTCAACGCTGAAAGGATACAAATACCAATTTCTCCATCTGGATCATCAATAGATTTAATGGGTACAGTCGGGTGAATGATCTCTTGGCACAGGTTGGACATATATACAGGTACGTCCCACGAGCCGTTTTCGTTGGCTGTGTCAATATTCATGGAGTATATACGCCCAGTCTCCAGTCGCTCCCTTGCAAAAATCTCTGCGAGTTTTCGAGCAGGAACCTTTTTCTTGAACTTGAGAGATCTGGCATTCTCGTATTTTTCGTACAGCTTCTCAAAGGATTTGTTGTTACCGAACGCTTCATACAAACCCTCTGCTTCGTGTGGGCTAAATAGGGTCACGTCTTGATTCTTGATTAATCTTTCGTAGAATAATTTACAAAACTGAACTGAGTAGTCCAGCTTGCGAACCCTATTATCATCGGTGCCCGCATTGTTTTTGAGAACCATGACATCTTCAATCTCATAGTGCCAAAAAGGAACGTGGACTGTGGCAGAGCCTCCCCTTAGTCCGTTTTGACTAGTGGATTTGACGGCAGACTCAAAATTCTTAAGGTAGGGAATGAGGCCCGTATGAATAACTTCCCCGCCCCTAATTGGGGAATTGATGGGACGCATGCGGCCAATGTTGATACCAATGCCTGCACGTCTAGCTGTATATTTACCAACAGCGTGGAGAGAAGAAAAGATGCCGTCGAGATCGTCGTCGATGTCAACCAGAACGCATGATGCAAATTGCTTGATGCAGGTTCTCACTCCAGCCATTATAGGCGTTGGAAGATTTATTTTAAACGTAGAATAGCCATCATACGCCCGCTTTACGTCTGAGACGGTATCGAACAGACACATGGCAATAGACATGTACGCTAGTTGAGGGGTCTCATAGATCTTGCCCGTGCTTCTATTTTTAACTAGGTACTTGTCAATAAGTTGCTGCAATCCAGCATAAGTAAAAAGTTCATCCCGACCGTGGTTAATATAAGAACTAAACTCTTTTAAATCGTCTTCAGACCATCTGTCTAAAAACTCTGAATCATAGATGCCGTTGTCTACTGTTCTCTCCACGAACGTAACGAAATTCGTAGGTTCAGAGCTTCCCCACACCTCTTTACGCAACTGCATATTTAACAGTCTGGCTGCCACATACTGGTAATTGGGATTGTTTGTAGAAATTAAGTCATTGGCAGACTTGATTAATATCTGGTGAATTTCAGAGCTAGAGATGCCATCATAAACAGATAGGTTGGCATTCATTTCTATATCTGAAAAAGAAACCCCGTTGATTTCTTGAGTCGCCCACTGCACCACTTTGTGAATTTTCTCGACATCGTAATCTTCTTTGTCTCCATTCCGTTTTGTAACTTGCATTTCTTCCCTTTTGGTTTCAATTTGTGCATTCGGTGATCGTGGTACAGGTGATTATACAACAAAAACCCTCAAAACGCAAGCGCGAAATGAGGGCTGTCGATCATTTTTTTATTTTTATCTCGATATTCCTGCCGATCCTCACCATGATTACCTCTTCGCCTTCAATCACGGTTGTCTCAATCATATCTAGTATATCTCGGGCTTTGTCTATGTGTGATTGGTCCAGACCCACCGCATCTAATATCCCAGCAATAATCTTGTCAGATAATCCACCGAACTTCTTGTCGTCTCGTTGGTTCATTGCATGCTCCATGCTATTGCGTGTAGTACGTTATATAATGCCTCCCTCTTCTTGCTGTCTAGTGGAACATCCTCTTTGCCAAGTGCGTCCATGATAATATCATCTATAGCTTCTCCTAAGTCTGGGTATTTATTTTTCATCTCTAGCCCAGCAAAATTTAACCCGCCTGAGACTTTGTTAAATTCCCTGAACTGACCAGTCGTTTTAATAATGTTTGGCTCATTTTGTACAATTTGAGATAGCTGCCAAAAGAAATCTCTAATCTGAGAAGCGTCCCTGCTGTCAATTTCCATCTCGCGTAAAGGTTGAACTAACGACCTGTATCCGGTGGATGGTTCTGGTATGGTTGTCTTGTGGGATTCGTCAATCACATCTATATTATCTTTGACAAGCTCCCGTATGTTCTCCCCCCACAGCCCACCTATCAGTAAAACCGCAATAAGAAAAAGCTTTACCGAATTACTCATCGTTAGGTTCCTTATCGTCTTGAGGGGTGTGTACCTCGTCCGCCTTGATTAACAATGGGAATATCTCACACAGCTTTTCACATACGGTATCTAACCCCGCATCCTCGCATTGCCCCTTAAAGGAATTCCAGCCAGCAATAATTTGCATAAACTCTTCTTCTGGTTGGGGTGTGTGACTAACATTCTTAACCACGTTAGTAATTTTAGGCCACACCATAGATAGCCCTATTAACCCAGCAATACCAACTAACACTATTTGATAAGTCTCCATTACGCCTCCTTAAACAACTCTTTTGAATCATAAAGATTAATTATGTTCAATACATCTGTTTCATCCATCTGGTGAGAATGCTCCCTCATGGAGTCATATACGTCTGCCTCGTATTCCTTATCTACGTGCTTGCGAATCTGTCTCTTTATTATGAAGCGTTGAAACATATTGGGGTCACGTAGATCTTGTAACGCCACATCTCCGCGCTTAGAACGGCATGCATATAATAGTCTGATCACCCCGATAATGCAATTGATTATTGCTATAATTGTGATGGGATCTATCGAAAAGTTCTCATTTTTTTCAGACACCTTGGTTAACACGCTGTCTGCGATAGCTTGTACGTTGTCGTCCAGTAGGTGGTAATTGCTCTCGGTGGCTCTAATCATTTTGTTCTTGCTCCGTAATGCGTCTTTTATAACAAACATAAATGGATACGGGAATACCCACAGCCATAATGAAGGAAAAGCATAAAAACCCCAAAATCATTGATATTGCGGTAATGATATCATTAAACATGCCATCACTTAAGCCTACTTAAGAGGCGCATGATAAAGCCCATCCTGACACTTCCCACAGTCCTAGCTTCACAATTGCACTTGCCGTACTGGTTTACACAATCGCAATATGTAGACTTGGTGTTGCACTTGCAAGTCTTTTCTGGTCTCACTTTGTTTTTACACGCTTTACACCCCGGGCATTCTGTTTTGTGGCCATCCCCGTGTGTGATCCAGCCAGACCCATCGCATAACTCCTTCTCGTCTGGCTTTACATCATCTGGTACTGTATTATCTGTTTGTAATATAATCTTAGCTAAAGTGGTTGATATGTAGGGTCTGTAATTTGTTGTTGGAGTGCTAACTGGTATATACATAGCTCCCGTTAGGGCGATAGCCAGCACCCCCATAGCAACCAGTAATTTGTTTGCAGGCATTCAAATCACCCCCTCTCATTCGTTTTTCCATATTCTCGCAAAGTGATCCGCCTCGTCCTCGTTAAGACCGAACGCCGCCGCCCTTCTTAAGGCCGTCTTTCTAAACCATGACGATTTCAAATACTTAGCTAGCTTGTTAAGTGTCTTTGCTATTTTTGATTTTTTAGGAGCAGATCTTTTAAGTATTTCATGTTGATCCTCTTCTTCCAAATCCATAAAGCATTCTTTAAGTTCTGGCGTCTTGAGAATCATAATAAATTCATCTTCAGTTATTATACCGTCTTGCCAAGGAACACTCATTGTTTCTACTCCAAAAACCAATTAGATTGTAATTTCTCCTATAGGTAAGAGGATGTACCGTAATCGGGAAGCTCCCTAGCCGGGAAGCCATCCACGTCACTAAACACCCAAGAGCCTTTTCCACTAAGCATTGCCCGGGCGTCTTTTTCTCTCACCCAAAAGCTACCATCTGGCTGGTCATGCCTTTTAGGTCCAGAGTTCCATTTGCCCCAAGAGTTTTGCACTAAGAATAAGGTCTCTCTATGTACTTCTCTTGTGTCATCGCAACCGATCCATGCCATCGCGTGGCTCCAGCCGCTCGACCTTTTTGCTATACCGTTTTTGTCGCGCTTACTGGAGAACCCATATCCACTGCATACAGATATGGCATAGCCGTTGTTTAATGCGTCTCTAGCTTCATCTACCGTAGTGATGAGCGAGATGGTTTTAACCTGATGTTTTTTTGCTTCGGCTGTGTATACCGACGACGGTATTCTGTGGTTCGCACCAAGCGATGAGTTGTACTTGGATAGATCTATGTCTCCATAGTCTCTTCTGAGTAGAATACCACCATTTTGATGGACGTATCGCGCTGCTACAGAGCACGACATCCCTTGCCCCTTATGGCCTCTAGACTGGTAAATAGCCTCTGTGGCTCCGCGAGCTTCAAAAGACTCTGCTTCACCCTTTATGTCTATTTCAACAGCCCTTGTTATATCTACGGCATTTCTGGTAGAATGGGATACACAGTCCCCTGTAGTTTGCCGTTCAGATGGGCCAAAGCCGGGGTCGAATTTAAGAAGGGACTTAAATGGTAGGGAGAGCTTACGCTCTCCGCTACCATAAAGTCTATGTGCAGCAGCGCCAAACAGCGGGGTTTTTAGTTCCCCGAGCAACTTAGCTACATCTTCTTCGTCGCAAACGCTTCCGACAAATCCGTCTCGATACAGTTGCCAGATACGCCTTGGCGTGCTGAAGTCTGGTTGCATGTCTATCGCCTTATGCAGGTGGATCGACAGGCTTGTTGGTGTTGTCCTTCAGCCATTTAATAGCCGAATCTAATGCAACAGCAACGATGGGCACAATCAGCGCACCCAAATTACCAAAGTCCAAGTCTCCCAAATTGCCAGCAACGTAAGTAAGGGCAGCGGCGCTACCAACTAGCAAAGCATTTCTACCGAGAACGGACAAGTCAGCCATGTTCAACGAGAATCTTTTGGAATCCATGTTAAACCCCTTTCACTTTAGTTAAAAGATAAATTAATTAAGAACCCAAGGTGAGTGTTTTCTGTAACTTTGTATGGATATCCTACCAATCTTATGGGTTCTCCATTTATAGATGTGGTCTCCATATCCAACCTTCTTGACATTGATAAACAAGAGCTGAACTCCTTTAAGAACGCTTCACGCTCTGGCTCATCTATAAAAGTAACCCAATCATAACCTTCCGTGATTTGAAGGCTCTCACCTATAGCCTTTTGAAATTTATCGTTACTCCAAGTCAAATGTCCTTTCATGTTGGTTTCAAATAAAGCCCGATCATGATAATGCAAAGATGCCTTTGATCTTTGATCCAGAACCTTTTGTCGATCCTCGATCCTTTCGCACGTCCCCTTTAAAGAATTCACTACATCCTTGATTGACAGGCCGCCGTTGGTCACCACTTCTTTTCTGATAGTTTCTATGGAAGATTTAATATCCTCTTGATCTGCCATGAACTGCTGGGTGGGCTTAACCAGTCGCTTCCAAGTGAAAAGGGTGAATCCAGTTAGTCCGCTAATTAATGTGAACAAAAATAATAGGTTGTCGTGTGAAAGCCATTGCATACTTGCTCCCCTTTAAAAAACCCCCGGCCCGCTGATGCGGGCGGGGGCTAAAAGAAGGTACAGTTACTTAAAGAAACCTACTCATTGCTATCTTTGGCCTTGTACTCATCTGTGGTGGGCCTACCGAGGCCACCAAAGTGGTAGGTCAACTCACCCGGCACTGAACGGCTGGGGAAGATTTCGTCCGCGACAGCAGCACTTCCATCGGCAGGATTAACCATGGTATTTGCGGTGCCAGCGCCTGTACCTTTAGTTCTACCCGGAACGATTTGAGTGCTAGGCACAGCCAATATGTCGTGCGCACGATCATCGTCAGAACCAAGCTTTCTATCAGCAATGGTGCCATGAATATTATCATAGGTTCCATCGCCAACATTGCCCCCTAAGAGGACTGTGTTAGCAACGTCGCTCAACTTAGTTGTCACTCCTCGCATGACCCACGTTTCAGAGCGATCATCTCGTTTATCGAGAGCGTTGGGATTAAAGGCAAGTGTGCCACCGGAAACCGCTTTGCCAACACCGGCGCGGTCAGTAGTGGCAGCCCCGGTACCATCATTGGTAACAACGATAGAACCAATAACACCGCCACGGTCATCTGCAAGGGTGTTGAGACCCATGTCTTTAGTAACGGGGCTATCAGAGGCTTTGTTGCCAGCCATGACAATCGCGCCACCATTCACTACCTCACCAGCACCAACAGCCTCATCTCCAGCTCCAGAAGGACGTACAGTAGCCATAGGAAATCTCCTCGAATAAAAAAACGTAAAAATGTATGGTCCCTATGTCCTACAGTAAGTCCTGTTTTCCTGAAGTATTATACACCTTCTACCATAGAATTTCTAAGATTTTTTAGATTTTTTTTGAGTTTAATCCTAATCGTTTCCCCACAAACACCCCGCTGCTTGGCTAACTCTTTTATTGTCATGTTCTTGTAGAACCTGTCATACACAAGATCAGGATCTTCGCATTTAGTATTAATCTCATCCAGTATATCTATGCGATCATAAGAGTTTTTACGGTCAGGTATATTGTGATGAGTAGAATGTGGAGAATAATGGTTAAGATTAAATTTTTGCTGAGTTAAGCACTCCATCACAACCCCTCTATATAGGTAGGTGGTGAACTTGGTTCCGCCATCTAACCTGTATTTGGTGGTCGCTTTCCATAGTGCATTTAAAATGCAAGTCTGTATCTCATCGTGAGATAATGTGGAAGTAAAAGTTGAAGCCGCCTTTGATACGACCCCCATGATATCCTTGTCCTTAAGCTGTTGTTCTATCTGTTCCATATGAATTTCCTGTGTTTCACTCAATGTTTTTTCCTTTATTAGTAAGTTCTTTTTCAATATTTTTCCTGACCTCAGAGAAGTCAAACATTTTTCCTACGCCTATAAAAAATCTGTATCTACTACAAATCTTTAATACCTCTACTCCGTCAATTGTATTTAATATGGTTTTGATTTCGTGAGTCAGATTAAAGTTTGTATGTCCGAGCCAACAATCAAAATTAGAAACTAGAGTTATATCATTGGCTAACTCCTGTTGATCTATATTGATCATTATTGGATCTACTGGTGCCTCACCCTCCTCTTCAAAAGCAAATGTATCCATATCTTCTGGCAAATCTAAATCGGAATCTTGTGTAATCACATTGGCTAAAGACCTGTATAGCTGCCCCATTAGGGGGGACTGAAGTCTTGTTTCTAGTACATCTTCGTACTTTTGCCAGCCTATCTTATGTGTCTGTTTCATTGGAACCTCTTTATAACATATCTGAGGGTTTAATGCAAGGTTCTTCCTCCGATTTCTGTCTTTTGTGTGTTTCTTCCAAGCTTAACGTATCTTGTTGGGTCATTAGTACTACGTATCTCAGTAGTTTTTCATACTCTTCTGCCCTGTCTTCCTCCATGAAGCCATTTTGAACCATTTCTATGGTTTGCACTTGGAACCTCAAGGATGAGACCCCAACTATAAGTTTGGCAAAATTCTTTATTGTGTCTTCCTCATAGTCAACCAGACTTATATCGCAAAATATCTCACCGTCTTCTTTGATGTAGTAGGTAAGGGAGGACTCGCCCTCCACTCTCTCTTCTTGTTTATTTTTAAAAAAATTAAACATTGCTTAAAATCCCATTGGCGGTGTTATCCCAGCTAAACTGTCTGGCTGTTTCTATACCTTCTAGGTTTAATCCTCCGTCGTGGTTTTGTATAAACTTCTCCATCTGCGCTTGCAGCTCATTGATAGCTGTATCATCAAGATTGGCCCAGTTTCCCTGACCAAAGAACCACTTATTGTCAAACGCTGGCTCTACGTCTCTTATCGACACTAATGAAGAGTTTTCTTGAGTGCAAAATTCAGTATGTGCGGAATAATTTGTGGCGATTACGTGCTTTCCACAGGACATAAGCTCTAGAAGTTCTAGGTTCCAACCCTCTCCTCTGGATGGAAATACTCCACAGTCCACCTTACTCATAATATTATACACTTCTTGCTGTGTCTCAGCTCTGGGAATAATTCTCACTTGGGGATGACTATATAGTTGGTGCCATTGAGCCTCTTCTTCTGGGGAGTTAAATGGATTTGTACACATCATCCACAACTCGATGTTCTTGTTGTTGTCGGACACCTTTTTGAACGCCTCTATCAGAATATCGTGCCCCTTGCGAACCTCCCATTTACCACAATTAAAAAAGATTGTTTTATCGTCTTCTCTTACTGGTGCTGGGGAAAATAGTTCTGCGTCTACACCAAGGGGAACGACGTGCGTGGGCTTAAAACTTACTGACGACTGGATAATATCTCTAGCCCAGTTAGAGCACACCATCCACTCATCACACGCAGAAAGGTGATGTTTCTCTAAATCAGTGAATGTATCTAACTCAAATATGGGAAAGCCAATGAACTTGCCCGACCCTATGCGTTCTGCCATCTGGTTTTGATGCCAGATCTTGACGCATGGGGCTTGGCTATCAAACAACTTGGAAGCCTCTATCCCCTTCGTCACGGCATCTGCGTCCGCCTGATTGGTGACTTGCGGTTGTCCAATGGGAAACAGAGACACCTCACATTGCTTCTGTAGGGATTTTAGTATATTAAGGCCAGCAACGCCATACCCTAGCTGGTTAATCGGGGCCATTAGGTTAATCATCTGAGTATCTCAATACCTTTTGTTGATAGAAGTTTTTTAAAATGCGTTCACTATCTTTTAGCTCTTGCGATCTACTGTATCCATCTTTTATCCATTGTTCAAGTAAATCAGTTCCGATGCGTTTGGTTATGTTTTCTATCTTGCGAGCTTCTGTGTCCAATTTTTCATTTTCAACTTCCAAGCCAACTCGTGCTAACTTTAAAACTGTTTTTAATTCCTCTCTAGTCATTTGTCATCCCTTTTTAAATATTCCCTCAATAAATTGCTCGACCGTTGTGATATCTGGATTGCTTAAGAGAAACTCTTTTGCCGCCCTCTTTGATTCAGATCTCGATGTTCCCAAGCTAACCAGAGCGGAGCAACAATCTCTCATTAATGCGTCATCTACAGTAGGCTTGACTGGCTCAGGTTTAGGCTTTGGCTTAGATCTAGCCTTTGGTTTAGGTTTGGCCTTTGGTTTAGGTTTGGCCTTTGGTTTAGGTTTGGCCTGTGATTTGGGCTTAGCCTTTTTGTTCTTCTTCTTCTTTTTCTTTTTGGGTTGTTCAATAACTACCACTGGCTCATCTGACTCAATGTATCCTATGTCAAATTTGTCAGAGAACTGAAGTGGCTCTATCTTTTCATTGATCAAGCCATGAATAAAGCACGTAGCCCAGAATACTGCTAGGAAAACTGTGCAAATCATAGTCAGATAATTAACAAGCTCTGGTTCATACATAAAAGGCACGCTGCGATATTGTAAACTAGTTAATAGCGAAAGTCTTAGGTTGCTTCTCTTCAGGCAAGACTGTCGAGAAGGAGACATATAGCATGCCGTCCTTCATGGACACATCATTAACCTCAAGATATTGCCCAAGAGAAAACTTCATTGTAAAAGCCCTCTTGGCGACTCCCTTGTAATTATACTGTATATCGTCGTCTTTGTCAACCCCGCTTGAGGAGATTGTCAAAATTCTTTCCTGAAGCGTCACAGAAATATCATCCTTGCCGTATCCGGCTAAGGCCAATTGTATCTCTGCTCCACCCCCTTCGTCCTGAACGATATTGTACGGAGGGAAATTTGACCTATCCCTTGAACAGGCGATAGAGTTAAATAAATTGTCCCACCCAACACTGCGATTTAAAAAGTCTTGAACTAAAGTTGAGTTTGTCATAATAAACCTCCTTTTGTTACCCTATTAGGCATAACGTGTAATCGCAGCGTGCCCTATAGAAAAGGGGGGCGATTCTCTAAGAACCACCCCCCTGAATCAGAGTGCAGATAAAAGTTATGCACCACTCGCTATTGAAGTGGGGTCATACCCAAGAGAGATCTCATCTGCCATAATGCAAACCGAACTCCTCTTGTTGTTATTCTCATCTTCATAGTCGTCAATATTAAGCTTGCCTTGAATCGAAGCTTCTCGGCCCTTGACTAACTTAGGCTGAAGATTTTCTGCCATCTTGCCAAAACATAAAACATTGATAAAGAGGGTCTTGTCGTTTCGACGGTCGTTAACAGCCATGCGAAACTTAGACATTGGGGTTCCCTTTTTGGTTTGAGAGAACTCCGCATCCTTAGTCAATCTTCCAACCCCATTCCAACAATTGCTGTCCATACTAAATCTCCAATGCTGATCGAATTTTTCCACGCACTACTTGTGCATTTCCACGGTTTGAAACACTAGTGGCGGCGTCGTATGCCGTACTAGCAAAAGTACGAGAGAGTCCAAGGGCCTTGCCAGCTTTCAGGGTTTCTCGCTTGTTGGTTCCATAAGTCCCCAACCCCTTAGACTGGGCCACTGCCGTGACTGGATTAACAGATGACCCTCGATCCTTGCCCCGGGTCTTTGTGGCAGTAATGCTTTTGTTATCCCCAACGGTCCAACTATAGGACACCGGCAGGGTGGTAAGGCTCTGGTAAAATTCACTAGTTTCCATCATTAACTTTCCTCGCTATTCTATTCTGTAAAAGTGGTAACATGGTCTGTGTCACCTGAAAGAGGCACTTCGGGAGCTTGAGCTTGTTCCGCTTCCGCATTTGACTGAGCTTCTTGAAGCTCCCTAGCGCCATCATTCAGGTAAGCTGTAAGGTTTTCAATTTCTTGTTCTATCTGGGCCTTTCTTTCTGTCAGGTTTTGAATTTCCCGCTGCACATTCAGTAAGTGTGCTTCTGCCATTTCCGTGACTCTACTCATAATCTACTCCTCTGGTTTGTCGTGGCGCTCTTTGATATATTATATCCGATAGGTGGCAAAATGCAAACCGAAATTCATTCATTTTTCGGTTTTTTCCTAACCTCATCAAACGCCTTGAATAATGGGGTTGGGTCGAGATCTCCTTTCGGAATGTATCTCAAGTTGATCTTGTCTTTGATAAGGTCCATGATTTGTTCGTAGTCATCCCTCCATGTGCTCATCTTTGGGTTAGAGACATCGGAGAAAATAATACTACTCACGCCACATTGGTAAAGCATCTGTAAGCAGTTGCAACATGGCAAGGCTGTAATATATGCTGTTGCACCTAAAGTGGATTTGCCTTGTCTTGCGCAATTGTAGATTGCATTGGCTTCTGCATGGATCATAAAGGGATACTTAGCGGGTCTTACTCGTGGTAACGCATTGTCATCAATATCTCTAACAAACCCATTGTACCCCTCGGAAAGAGGTGTTTTATTTTTTACTATAACACAGCCGCATTGAGTTTCTGTGTCATGGCTTCTTGTGGCCCAAAATGTTGCGTCCAACAAAAACATGTTATCCCAATGGGAAGGTTTTGATTGAAGCTGATAGATTAGCTGGTACATCTTCATGATCCTTTAAATAGGCCACTTCGGGTCTGTTACAACCCTCGACCCAGTCAGTTCCTCCAATTCATCCTTGAGTGCATTGATTTCCTTGATTGCGTGATATTGTGCTAGGGTGAGTTTGTTTCCCCCTCGGTGCCATACTGCCAACCCTCGCTGCCGCCTCCTGATCCCATAGTTAATACTGTTGATTCTCTGCTGCGTGAATTTCATTCCATTCTCATGTGTTAAGTTAAATTAAAAGCCCGTTTGGGTAACAAGGGCGGGCAACCCCCCGTAGACGCGATTAAGCGGCTAAAGCAAAACTAGGTTTTGCACTTATTGTTCGGTCTATTTTTAGGTAGCCATAGACCAACTACCACATGCAGTTGTCACTTCTTACAACCTGTCGAATCCGTTCACCCCCATTTGGGTTTTGTCACGGCATCACCCTCGTTTGGGAACCCTGACCCAACTTTATCGGGCGAAGTAATGGGTTTTGAGACGCCTGTGTTCTCGTCTGGGAACCCTGACCCAACTTTCTTGACACAGAGTGGAGGTGGGGGGAATCGAACCCCCGTCCAGTGATGTATCCACAACAACATCTACATGTTTAGGCAGACAAACTGCCATGTCTAACTCGCAGGCGCTATCCAATTAATCCCCTCATTAATCCTCGTCTTCTCTAAAAGGGAACTTGACGACTGTGTCTTAACTCCCCCTACATTATATATTAGTCTGATTTGGTTCTTCTCGCAAAAATCTGACTCCGGCGTATTGCCAGCCTTTCTGTCTCCTCCATTCATAAAACAGAAACCGGAAACAAATGGGTCGTTGTAATTCTCTTCGTAGATACTCTTAATCGTTTTAACAACCGTCCCATCTTTGTCTACGGATAGGACAGCCTTGTAGACATCGCGTAATGCGTCAATAATTCTAACGCGAGACGCCTCATCTAAGAACTCCCTGCTCTGCTTCAGTTTGACTTGGAGGTCACTGTTTACAATAACATATAAATATTCACAATGTGCCTTAGCTTCCTCGATGTAGTCTAGGTGTCCTGTGTGTAATGGGTTAAAATAACCAGATACAATTCCTATTCTCATCTTCCAAAAATCCTTTTTCTAAAAAGCCAGTACATAGTTTTAAAAATATTCTTATATTGGACGTGTCCATTTTTTTCATACAGACCGAAATGATCTAACGAACACTCGGAGCAATAATGAGTAAAACATATTCTACATCTATAACTATCCTTGTACGAGATTTCTTTGCCACAAGGACATTTGACTTTATCTACCATTAGTAGCCCCGCGAGGAATCGAACCCCGAATTAGGGTTTAGAAGACCCTTGTTATATCCGTTTAACTACAGGGCCAAGTATTATTTACCCTTGCCAAAGAATCTTTTCCAATCTTTGACATGCTGCGGAAATAACGCTTTCTTCTTTGCTAATTTCTCGCCCTTCTCTGTTAGTTCGTAATAAAAATAACCATCATCTCCTACGAGCTGCTCCACCATTCCGTCTTTCATTAGTTTGGATAGGTGGTGGTCTCTGGTGTCATTAATTTTTTCTTCCATCTTGGTAAAGTAAGTCAAGAGATAAGGTTCCTCGTCCATTTGAAAGTCAATAATATCAAATGTTGCTTCTTCGTATTTATCGTTTCCTAGCTTATTCCATGCTTGCTCTAGTTTCAGCACGTACTCTAGGGCGGTTTCCATATCCTTGTAGATCGCTACTGGCTCCATAGCATAAAGTTTGCCAAACTTAGTTATCCAAATTATTGCATAGAGTTTCATTGTTATCCTCTAAGCTACTTGTACAATCGTAACAAATGTAATGTTCATCAACATATGATACACATTTGAAGACTCCGCACCAATCACAAGCGTCGATCATGGGCGGAAATGGTTCTATGATATTCATTATATAAGATACTTGTCTAGTGCTTCTAATCTGTCATCGGCGTCAGCTAAATTAGATAACGCCTCGTTGAGATTATTGTGGAGATCATCTGTGCTGTGATCTCCAATCCCAGCGGGGTGTTCAAGCATAATTTCCAAGCTGGCTAAAGCTGAATGTTTGTCTGCTAAAGCCTTGTTTCTCAATGATTTCACTGCCAACTGTTTAAAATCACTCATCTTGTGTACTATTCCCTATTTGAAAGTAAAATAAAAGCGTCCATAAATCCGGGTTCATCAGGGTTGACGGCATTAATAGCCTGCCCATTATGCCACATCTCTCTGTCATTTAATACCACTGCCTCTCCAGACTGCACGGCATAAGATAAAATCTCGTTCCCTCCATTTTCATGGTACAGTAATAAATTTCCTCCGGTAATGTTTTTCCGATTAATACCAACAATGGCGATTACGTCGTACCCATCTTGATGCGCCCCTTCTGGGCTTATCTCGGAAGCATCTGAGCCATCAGTAATGATTCTCATTTGGTGTACGTCAATATCCTCATGGTTTAACTCTGCAATTTCTCGGAATTGAGTGAGTAAGCTAAGGAATGCTTCATGTGTGGCGATTTCTTTTTCGATGGGCTGAAACGTTCTGGCTACATCTCCTTGATATTTGTTATACTCTGACGATTGATTAAACTCTGTTGTATCTAGCTGGTCTCCTCGGCATGTAAAAACAGAATACCGCCTCAGTCTAAACTTCCCATCTTTGTGCTCTGTGCTTGGAAGGTTGTCAAAAGACTTCACTAGCTCTTCGGGTACTGTTTCTAACAACGTACTAAGTGTGAATTTATGCATGTGTTTTACCTTTCATATGGCCAAATCTTGGCGAGTTCGTCCGTAACTCCGGGTATCTCTACAATCCATCGTCCATATTTTCCTGTCTTATGAGTCCTTATTATTAGCTTCCCCTCATATGGGAAAGATGCTGCTGCTTTATTAAGAAGCTCCCTGCATTTCTTGGTCGCCACCACGAAGTCTCTATGTCCTCGTTCTGGAGTGTCTACCCCAGAAAGCCTTCCACGTATTTTCATCCCTACGCTAAATCCAAGATCAACATAGAAATCAACTGTATCTCCGTCGACCACTCTATCAACTATTGCTTTGTATTCGTACATTAAAACATTATCCTGCAATATAAGTATCCGTTGCTACAAACTACAAGCATCATAGCTATGTTTAGGATACATAAAAATTCATTAGTTATCTTCTCTCTAAAATAATACAAAGCTAAACAAACAGCTATTTTTTGAATCCAAAGTCCATATGGTACTAAAAGCATGAGAACTGCTACCGGCCCGACCTCTTGATATATGGGCCACCTTGTTATTTCGTATGTAAATATATTATCTACTACACATAAGAAAACAAATAAGACTGCTAGTATTATTCTAACCGGCATTTAATTGCCTCTAGCGTGTGTTTAAATGGATTATACTCTATGTTCTGCACTAAGTCAAGCATCTTTTGTGCAATCTCTCGTATTTCTTTTTGGGCGTGCTCACTATTACGCAGTTTGATAAAGTTGGCGAAGCTGCGTATGTTAAACATAATATCCGCTTGGATTTGTGAGTTGTATGTTTTAAAGAACCGAGCTGACTCCTTTGTTCTTTTACGTCCTAATGTTGGCTCAAGTTCTTCTACACATTGATGGTAAAGTTCATTACCTGCGTCTGTGTAGTCTGTCAGTATATCTTGCCATTTTTCAGGCCAATCATCAGGTATATAGTATTTATCCTCTTTCAATTCTTTGTACCTAGCAGACTCAGCGTTGAGGCTACTGATTCGATGTTTGAGTAAATGAATGTGACTAGCAATGTCGGTATCAACTAAAAAGTGAACAACCCCTTTTTCAAAAGGCGTCTCATGTCCGTTACTCCATAGCATATGAATTAATTTATCTATTCTGGCCCGCTTTCCCTCTGTCAGTTCACGGGACGTTGATGTCCAAGCTGAACACGCAATAACTTCATCTGATCCGTAATAACCTAGCAGTTCAACGCTATTCATATTTAAGGTCCATCCTCATGCAATGTTCGGCGGAATAAAATCCACACGCCTCATAGAAAGGTATGTTGTCTTTTGAACAGTCAAGAATTACTTTATAACAATTGTGTAACATAGACCACCCTATACAGGACTGAATTAATTGTTTCCCGATTCCCAATCCTCTTGCTTCACTATCTATTACAACGTCCTCTATATGCCCCACCTTAGATCCATAATGAAGCAACTTGTGTTCAATTAAAACACTAGCGGTTCCAACTATCTCATGATCTTTTTCGTAGACAAATACTATAAAGTTTTCATTGTTACGGTAATGATCCCACCACTCCTTATAAGCAGCGAAAAAATCACGGTGTTTCCACCCGTCCTCGTCTCCACTCAACTGGCGTAATAGGATTTGGTAGTGTTCATCTATATCGTAACGGCTAATTTCTCTAATCATGTTAACAACACCTGCGGGAGTGGACCCCAAAAATCTTTGCCTGATCAAAGAATCTCCAGCGGTTATGTGTTTCCACTGTTTCGGCAAAACATACGTCGTTAATATACCGTTTAACATCTTTCCAATTATCAAAAAACATTTCGCAACAAGATACACTGAAGACCCAATTTGGTATCTCTGCAACACCTTGTTTGCAACATACAATAACTGGCTTACGCTGATAGGCTGCCATGCAATTTTCATGGTAGCTACCGCACATGTGGGCGTCTTTGTCTATGTATAAGATCAACGCATCTGCCTTATCTACCATTCGATAATCATCGGCGGCAACTGGGCGCATTTTGTCATGCACCGCTTGCCAGTCTCCCTGTTCTTTTAATTCACTGATTTCATTGAAGTAGGCATCATCTTCATTCACAGAATCTAACAGTGGTTTATCGCATGGGCATAGAACACCTATATTCAGTCCCCACAGATATTGCTTAATATCCATCCTCCATCCTACCCCGCGATCTGCCACATCATCCATTGGTCCAGCGAGGTAAAACATTGATCCAGAAAGCCTATGTGTCATAATATTCCTAATGTTAATACTTATTTAATCCTGCCCACTCATTCTTTATAGCTATCCTTCCACTGCTGAAATTCTAAGTCATCTTCTTCTTCCACAAAACAAATATTAAACTCTCTCTCGAACTGCTTAAATAATTTATGGGGAAAGGATATATGAACACCATCAGTGTCGGCAATCATAGTAAAATTCTGTTGCATTTTACCCCAAGCATCTTTTAGATCTTTAAACACAAACATTGTCCTTTTATTATAGCTTATGGTTTCAATTTGTCAATAGATAAATTATATATTTAAACTTTCATTGGTCCTTTTCATACTCTCTGTAGAGCTGCACATTCTGCACGCAGCTCTGATTGCATCAATATTTTCTGGTACAACGTCGCTCTCCTGATGTATAGCCTGCAAATAAAACAGCTTGTTTTTTTGGATACCCATAGTTTCTTTCCAAACACATACTTCTGGCATATCCCCCCTGCTTCTTCCAAGGTCTTTAGCATATTCCAAAATCTCAGCGGTAGACCTAATACCGTCAGAGTTATATACCATTCGCACTCTTGCTGTATCTTTAAAGATATCCGCCACTTCGTCAGTACTGGTCGCCGGGCTGTCTAGATCCACGGATATGCTGTGCATGTGCATGAGGGTTGTGGGAACCGATACCGAAGTTGTAAAGAGTTGAACATGGGGTAGAATGGTTTGAACGTCTGGCCCGTGGTGTGATGGTACTACCAAATGTGGAACGAGGGCGTTGACTGGGCCATGATAGATATCCCAAGGATCAGAGGCTCGCCTTATAAGGGTTGCGTGAGCCTGTTTAATACCGAACTCAAAGTCTACTGCTTGTAACGTCCTGCATAATCCAGTTGTGTTACAACTAACCACTCTAATGAATTCAGCACCCCAGCCATTCCCATAGTTACACTGAGACACAAAGCTAGTTCCCACGTCAGCTTTTTCGCCTCCCTGAAATATAGCTTTAACCTTTTGTCTTTTATACCACTCTCGGTTTTCTGCTCCCACGCCTTTCGGGGTGCAGTCAACTATAATATCACACTGATTAACTAAGTCGTTTGCAGTTCCTGCTATACTAGCTATACCATAGCTAAGGTGGTCTGACTCACCGTAGGGTTTCATGGGGAATACCCTGATACCCTTCTTGTGTGCCGCCTTAATCTTATAGTTGTAGCTATTAGCAGTCACCCCCATTAATTCCATGTCGCTTTGTAACATGACTGCATCGGCAACTCTTTTTCCTATAGTGCCATATCCCACAACTCCAACTCGTGCTTTATTCATAATCGCGCCTTGTAAGTTCTAGTATGGCCACTGTTAAGACCATAGCAACAGAGATAACCAAATTAATTACGTCATCATTTAGTAGGTAAAAGAATAAATTGCTCGCCGCAAAGAAAGCACATAAAATTTGACTAGCCCTTGGGTCGGTTGTCATCTGTAGATTCCATTAGCTTTTTAACTGAATGTTGGCAGAAGCCTTTGTGTCCTCGTTGGATTAACTCAACAATAGCCCCACCGAGTTCAGGTAATGGCTTGGTAAAGATTTGTCTTAAGTCGTCCTCCGGGCAGTCTATCACCTCATCAGATAAGAACTCTACCCCTTTACTTAACCAGTCCTGATAAACACTGTCAATATCTTTAACCTTATAAGCAAAGTGGTGAACACCGCCGCCATTATTTTCTTCTACCCATCTTCCAACTATGGAATCTGGACTCCCATCTGAAACAAAAATCTCTGGCCCCTGCCTAACCAAAACCTCGGGTATAATTGGGCCAACTAAAGCAAAACAATCTGCCGTTGATCCATCATTAAACTTGAGGTCAAATTCGGTATCAACTTCATACCCCAGTGTGCTTTTAAGGAAACTTACCGTGCTGTGCCTGTCCTGAACCCTGAAAGCTATATGATCTAATTTCATTCTACAAAACTATCCCAGTAGGCTCTTTGCTCATCAGTGAAGTTGCCGTACTTATCTTTGCCTTCTAAGTTCTTAACCTCTTTCCAAACATCAGCCCACCCCCCTTGGTCGTTACCGTTTACTCTGGCGGCCTTGTCGTCAATGTAGAGTACACCCGCTGGCTTGCCCATGTAGGCATGGTGATACTTAACACCATTCTCTTCGAGCCAATCTGTCCATTCTCTAAAGCCCGCCTCGTACATCAGGTTGATATTACCCTTTCTCCTCTCGCCATATCTGGCCGTGAAGAGAATAATTTCATAGCCCATATCATGTAGCTTATTAACCTGTTCAATGCCATACTTTAAGGGGGGAGCCTTGGAATAATCTCCTCCATGTTCTTTTCCGGCAATCACGCCGTCACAATCAACTACGATTTTTTTAAGTGGGTCTCCCATCTCTGTCTCCTTCATTGCCGTGGTTTGGTAGTTCTAAGTCTGTCTAAGTGAGCTTCCAGTGCGATTGACTGGCCAAACATACTGGAGGACGCGCTACTGACGCTAATCCTTAACTCTTCAGAATCTTTAAGTAATTGCTTAAAGGTTTCTGGTACTTCTTCAGTCGTTTCCTCGTGGTCTGTGATGGTATTCTTTACTAGTTCTTCTGACGCACCCTCGCCACACTCTGGGCAAAACGGGACTCTTTTTACGTCAGGGTTGTGATGGTTCATATAGTGGGAATACCGCATGATAGTGTCTGAGTTCTTCCTAATGCGACGAAACAGGGTCTCATTCTCCTTGTATATCGCCGTGTTAGCAATGAGAACTTTAGCTATATTTTTAGTTTGTTTGTTTTTATGTTCATCTCTTTCCTCTCTCAAGATCATAACGCTATAGCAGGTACACAGCATGCAGAACCCCATGACTCCCATGAATGCAGTCAAGGGATATTTTTCACACAACTGGCAAAATTTTCTGATATAACTTCTCATTGAGTTTCCTCTCACAGATTGCTGACTCATATATAATAGTGTACCGAGGCGTAAATGTCAAATGAAAATTCAGTGTTTCACAAAATATTTTACTCATACTCTGGCTGGACCGACAGCGTTTGTACCTGTAAAGAACTATAAAAGCCTTCGCAGGAACAAGGTAGTGTTAGTAAGCAGTATGGACTTTAACGCTAGTAGATTCTCAGTGGCTTAATAATTTTTGCAATTTGCTCTTTACAGGTCTAGGGTGCTCGCCAGCAGAGCCTAGTTTTTTTGGTTGCCATACCTTGGAGTCGTCGTAAACTCGCCGGTCACTTACTGTCTCACATGGGTCAGGAACGCAAGACTGTACCCAATTACGTCTTTGTACAAATTTAGTGAGTCGATGATACTATACTACCATTATCATCTTACGAATAGTACCGAAGGTGGGACTCGAACCCACACGCCCATTATGAGCAACGGATTTTAAGTCCGTTGTGTCTGCCTATTCCACCACTCCGGCATTTAGGGTTTTGGCCTTTCTGCCACCTCGCGTAAGAACCCTGTAACTCAGCTTAATTAGTGGCAGTATACCTTTGTGTACTCTCTCAACTCGCCTCAGAGGTATCAACTGAACTTTCTTGTTGAGAGTATTCTTTTACCAGAGTGTCTACTGCGCGTCTTCTATAATTCCCATAGGGGACACCCGCATTATACATTCTCTGACCTTGAAAGACAATATTTTTTGCACCATTATTTTGTGCGTCACACTTATGACCACAATCTTCACAATGGAATTCGTCTGTGTTTACCCTGTTACCCTTAGCGATATACCCGCAAGATGAACATCTACGAGATGTATTTTTGCATGGTACGACATAGAATGGAACACCTTGGTTCTCACACATTACTTGAAGCGTCTCGATTAAATGATCTTGACCAAATGTGCCATTTTTCTGCCCAGTTGTAACACTGTCAATACACAGCAGTGCTTTCTCATCTCTAGCCTTATTCACGACAGTCTCAGCCACCTTGCTTATCTCAGCTTTTAGTTTACTATGAGCTTTCTTCCACTTCAACCTAATAGGTCTCCTATCCTTGCTTCTAAGGCTTCTCTTATCAATAGGAGCCTTCTTATCCTTGTCCAGAGTTGTATTTAAAACACGGATGTTCTCTGTGGAGTCTTGTATTTGTTGATTTGGAGTGATTCTTTGCCCATCGTCAAGAACTATCCAAGATTTCTTATCTTTATTAAGATCAAACCCAATCAATTTTTCAGGTTCGTATGCAGGTTCCCTCTCGTAGTCAACAGCGATCACATATGTTTTTGCCTTGTTCTTTTTGCGAGGAAAAGTTAAATTGCCACCATGTTTCTTATCCTCTGAAATTTTATCTCCTTTAAGCACATACTTATAAGGAACCTTCCTGTATTCCCTGTCCCCCGTGAACATTGTTTTTACGTACAGGATTTTATTCTCTTTATCTATCTTATTGAAGTTGTCTTTAAAATAAAAAGAGGTATCCTTGATAGAGATGGGTGATTTGATTTTTAGAAATCTATCCAGTCCGTTCCGACTGATATATCCGGCATATCTCTCCATGACATAGATTACAGAATTTCTCCTAAGAGACTCTGCATGAGCATCGTCGTCAAACAGGTGACTGACTTTGTTTTTAAATGCGGTATTGTCTAAGGATGTTCCATCTTTGTAGATAACCCGCTTATTGATCTCAACAATATTCCCATCCACTATTTCTTTTCTAATATACTTTGAGACACGTCTACACAACTGGATCGTCCTTTTGTGGTCTTCATCAATCTCTCGTGTATCTAATCCGATTAACTTCGCATTACGCTTAACCTTTATCCTCATCATAAATCCCTTTAAAAAAATGGCGCTTGTCTATTCTGACGCCTACGGTTGAGGCGCCAGCTCACCTTTATTGGCGTAGTAAATAAAATGAAAATTAAAAGATTCGGTTTTGGAACGACTGTGACCTCGCTTGAGAACCGAATAAAACTCAACTTTACCGGCGACAGAGTAGGGTTGGCGGGAATCGAACCCGCGACTACCGCTTTATAAGAACGGCGCTCTAACCACTGAGCTACAACCCCATGCTCGGTTTTGCTCGTCCTTCCACCTCGCATGAGAACCGTAACTCAACTTTATCGGTGGAAGTTTTCAACCTTTAATTCTGACTCCTTATACGGGATAACAGACGTGTATTCTTTTCCATCAGCGGTGAAGTGAATCTCTACCCACCAATTGTACTGGTCGTCATCTCGATCCCAAGGTTTCAAGATAACCCCACGTTCCTCTTGATGTGTAAGAACCTCATCTCCAATTTCCATGCTATCTATTATAGTCTGTGTATCGTCAAAGTCAAGACCGAAAGTTTAAAAAAAAGCTAGGGCGAACGAATCAACCCTAGCCGATGGGATTATAAAATTTTATGAATAAATTCCCACCTTAGAAACTCTTAGAATACAGCACCACGAAATTATTTGGTCGTGGAGTGTAATACAAGGGGTGGTAGTGCCGTTGATACTTAATCTCCTTCATCTCAATCTCAAGATTAGTATCTTCGACTGGTGCTTCGGGAACTCGATAAACCTTACCGGGAGTCCAAAAACCCGGACGCCACTTAAATACTCGTGGCTTAGGCAAGCACAGGTTAGCCCTGAATGGGGCAGTAAGAATCTGCCCGGTTCCCTTAACAACACGCTTCCCAACATCCAACGTATAACATCCAACCCCGAGAACAATATCACATGGAGAAACACATCTCAATGTAACCTCACGCCTCGGCTTGTCACACTTCTCTGCTGCCGACAGATTGCCAGCAAACAACAAAACTGCAACAGACAAAATTAAACCTTTCATCTTTCCTCCTTAGATTAACGAGATCGAAACAGCTTCCTAAAACGACTAGACGGTCTACGCTTTATTATTTTACACGTCTTTTTCCCCTTTGCAATAGTGCATTTTTCTTCAGTTTCTTCAATCGGTAATGGCGGCGCGTATGGCTTTTTATCTGGCGGTGGGATTTCGAGCGATAGGGCTGGTTTAGATAATCCAGCGTTAGCGGCTGGCTCTAGGGTTTGTGGCGTAACGCCCATATATGTGCCTGCCACCATTCCAACCAGTAGCAACAAAAAGATATTAACAATCCCCAATAAATGCCTCGCCATTTTATAAGCCCCCCACATTGTCAAAAAAATAAACTTCCTCGATAAAACTCAACAAACTTTTCAACTGTCCTCCATGCGTCATCAGATATTAAACTGTCCTGAGTGTAAAATGTTAGGTATCCAAAAAGGAGTAGCTGAATAATAAATACTGGTAAAATAGTTACTCTATATTTTGTATAGACTAACCTACACATAATTGCGGCAGCAAGTATCGTTCCTGCGGCTTTGATTTGAACTAACAGGGGAACTCCTCCGTAGTTTATTACCGCTGACGCTACTGGATTCTGTTCCATCTCTGGTAGAAACTGCGCAAATACGATAGTTAAAACCGTATCATAAACAGCAACCAACCCGGACAAAAATATCATCAAGAAGAAGATCCAGTTGTTTTGTGGTTGGTTTTTTACAGAAGACATCAAATAGTTGCACCTTATGCGCCTTCCCAGTCATTGTTTTCTTCAGGTACTCCATCCAACTCACCCGTTTCTAACCACAAATAAATATGGTCATGTGGGTTATATTTATCTTCGTCCTTATTGTCGCAAGTTATTTCTTGTAAGTTTGGGCTATTTGTCACGTCCTCGCTCCAGTTCTTTCATTTGAGACATCAATTTATGGATATTATCCTCATACTCCTCTACCTCTTTAATAGAGAAGGCAGAATCAATTGCTCTCTCGTAGTAGTCTATAGCAACCGCAACCTGTGTTATCATCCAGTCTACATCTCTCTTATCATTCTGACGATCCGTGTCCATGTCTGTCACTCCTAAAAAGGGGATGAAGGAGAGGGGGGTTAACCCCTCTCCCCTCCCACATCTAACCAACCACGATTAGAAAGTATCGTATGTATTCTCGATTTCATCTGAGTACTCATCGTACTCATCTTCATACACTTCTTCTTCGATTATGTCACGAGCAACCCCGATGACAGTATATCCACTGACCCGCATCTTCTGGAAGTCAGAGTCAGTTGGAACGCTAACGATGTCGGCAGGATCGAACTTAACAAGGACGACCTTTCCTCCATTACCAGCCCAGTCAGAAGCATACTCGTAAGTGCCTACGTGTAGGCCAGCAGCACACCCCTGAGTGCAGTCATCGCTAACCTTACGTCGATTCATATTACACTCATCAGCGACGTTGTTACGGAAAGAATTTCCCGTGTACTTATCTACCAAATCCCCATCCTGAAGAGGTCGCCCCATCTTATCAGTGGTATCCGCACCACTATACACAGAGACTCCCTTATAACCAACCAGACATCCATCAGGAGTGATTGGCAGACCTTTATGGGCGCACCAGTCGTATGACTCCATTACAGCGCGATTGCTGACGTTCTGATACAGACGGTCCAGATAAGCCAACATAGGCTTGTGGTCCCACCCATTTTTAATAAGTTGGAGGATTCGATTAGTTGGCTGGCTAGCCACCTGCTCATCCTCGTAATAGAGAAAGCCGTCTCGGAACTCGAAGTCGCCCTCACTCCAATTCTCAATGACTGTCCCAGTCTCCAGCAATTCCAGAAACTCATCCTCGTCCCCAACCTTAACACATTCGACTAGCCCCTCGTATTCGCAATGGGTATGATCGAACTGGTAAGACTGACTTCCAATAACAACCGTCCAGTGATTCTTCGCATCCTTAATGTGAGTAAGCATCTTAATCTTTTCCTCTGCTTAAAATAAAAGTGATTGGCTTCTTTACTCTCTCTATTATATCCTATACATCGTCGATGTCAAGGTAAATCTTTAGAAAATTTTCTCTTCTTTTGGTTTTGGTTGAATAGTCTTGTCGATAATAACACCATTGTGATAATGGACAAAGAAGGATTTAACGATATTATACTTAGGAACTACGTTATTTTCCTCACTATATGTTTCTGTCCAAACATTTATTCTAAATCTGTTCTCCCATAATTTGTTAGCATCTATTTGAAATAAGTTTTTAACATGCCCAACAAATTCTTTTAGTTTATCATCAGGGATAGTTAATTCCTCTTTAGGCTTCATTACCTTCTTGTCCTTGTCTAATTTCTTAGAGGTCGGTCCCTTTTGTACTGGGTCTTTAATCATTTTTAATTGCTCCATTGATATACTGGGCGATAGTTTCTTTGTTGTCTCTATTCGTAACATCATAGTAGCTAAGCAGTTTGATCATTGGATACTGCTTGAAGAATTGTTCATGCAGTTCTTGGATCAACGTATCTTCTTCCATCTCCAAGTCACACATCCTGCACAAACTGAGCAGATTCCTGTCTGGCTTGAGAGCATTAAGCTCACTCCACAGCGTCAAGTCTTCATGCTCATAGCACTTAGCAAGAGCCTGCACCAGTTCGTAGTCACAGTCACTGTAGACTGGCTTAGTCTTAAGGGCAATCTTTTTAACCTCTCTAATCATGAACTCACTGAGGGTCGTATAGTTGCCGTTTTTAAATGCCTTTGTGGAGAGGTGTGCGCTTTTCAGTCCATGAATAGTGGGGACAGTTATTCCTGCCTTTTCCATGCTTTCTATAGCCCTCTTAATCCCACGATTACTACATAGATCAAAAACTCTACCAACGCTATTTCCACAGGGGTTGAAGCGATTAATCTCAACGTAGACCATCTCGCTACCGTCTACTTCTGTAGTGTTCTCGTCCCAGAAATCCCGATCCCTACGCCAACCCTCATTTTGCTTGTCAAAAGTAAATGTCTTGACTGTAGATCCTGCTGACCCGGTAGATCGGTATACTTTAGGTAGATCATCCAGATCGTGGAGGAGGTCACTAGGGATTCCAAGCTCAGTGATCTGCTTTTTAGTGAGCAGAACCATCGTGTGCCTATTGAAGTCCTTGATGTGACTACGGATACGAGATTGCATTCTCGGCTTAAACTCGTAGTATGTGATATTATCTCCGAGTGGCAGACGTTTTGTTTCGCTCTTGTCGGTTGAACGATAACTTCTTGCAAAGTACATGATCTCCTCAGATGGTTCTGGAAGTTCATACTTAGTCATGTCGGCTTTAATAAATCTACCAAGACTACCCAACTTCAACTGGTACGCGAGGTTAGCCCTATCCCATGCTGTAGGCAGGGCATCAATTTGCTGGGCCGCCTCATCTGCCAGTTTATTTTTGACTGACTCAAACTTAGCCTTGATGGCCGCTTTGGTTCGGTCGTCCAGACTCAGGGACTCACGCCCCGCATCGAAGCTGATCTCTCCCAAGTCAAACCTGAGATAACCATCCACATCGAATTCATCCAACTCATCAGGGATTGAGTAGGCGACATTACCCATGATAGCGACCATACTCCCCCAACTGGAGGACAGGCCAAAGTCTGACCCAGTAAACTTATATTCATTACGGCATGCTTCCACTCGATCAATAACATTCTGATTGTTAATATTAGGAGTGTAACTCCAGTAGCGAAAAACATTTACTGCTTCTTTCTCAAATTCATACCACTTATCTTCAATGGTGAAAGAGACTTCCAGACCGTTAGGTTCGTCGCTCTGGACCTCAGTGAGCAGAGCCACGTTAGGTTTACGCTGCTCGTCACGGTAGCACGAGTATGTACGGCACATTCCACCGTGCCAGCTCCTGACCGTGAAGCTATCAGTCAGACAGAAGGGTGATTTGCTGCCTAGCCCTAAGCACCCAATTTGCTCATTGGTATTTTGCTTAGTGGACTTGAATGTGTTGCAGAAAACAAATCGCACATCTTCATCTGACAGACCGACTCCATAGTCACGGACGCAAAAATGCGGCTCTAGCTGGGTCGGGAGATGCACGTCGAAGGGCTGTGGATTACCAGCCTCCACATGGGCATCGTGTGCATTACAAGAGATTTCACGGATTACCGCACGCTCTTTGTAGGTGTAAATCTTGTCTGCAATAATGTCGAAGGCATGTGCTGATGCTTCCATGCCAAAAGCAGAAGTTTCAAAATCACCAGCGACGGCAACGTCTTGGGGGGTAGTGTCCAGTTTCATTCCTAATTTCCTTGTGGTTGGTTAAACAAAAGACAGGATAGTAGCCTCAAGCCTCTGCTACTAGGATCTGTTTGCCTTAATCATTACTGATGTGGGTATCCTGCCGGGTATGACTCGATTATACCATAGTTATCGGCGTTGTCAAGGTCATACTTCAATTTTTTTCAAAAATTCTCCCAAATAATCCTTTGATCCATACATACTGCACAAATCTGTATAACAGTTCGCTCATTATTGAACAACAATTGTTACAGGATCGAATTTATCTGCTACAATTTGTTCCATTTGCTCCTTAGAAAGATAAGAACCAATACTCCATGCAACAGAGTTCACAATCTTTTTGACTCTGTATCTACAGTGATTTTTTGGTCCTTGTTGAACAACGGTCAGCGTAACCTGTTTCTTCATTGCTAAGCCTTCTTCCAATTGCTATAGTTTTCTTTGACATGAGTGACCCCGCATCTTTTGCATTTTCTATGGGAGTGCGAGCCATTGCTCTTATATACATATTCCCATAAATGCCACCCTAAGTAACACAACGCTCTAATACTGTAGGATAAGATTGTCTTCCACATTTTTTGCCCCTTTGTGTGTTGTGCCTCTATTATACAGTGTTATCGCTCATTGTCAATAGAGAACTTTAGATTTTTTAAAAACTCACCTAGCTGGCTCGTCACACCAGTCCTCCCTTTCGGGTATGCAGACTCACACCACTAGGCAAGATGGCTATTTTCAAATGCACACTCGTAACATTTATACACCACTTCGCCCTCGTCGTAACACTTATATTTAACGCTAACAACTTTTAAACAGTCTTGACAAATTACTTCAGCATCGTTTAATATTGTCACTAGATTATATTCCTTGACTATAGGGTGATCCCTGAATTTCCTTTTATTGCACTCACATTCAACCTTGAATGGTAAATACCCCAGTCACCAGTTATTACCACGGGAGGTTGTCATCAGATCCTAGCATCTCGTTAATTTCTTCCTGTTCCCACTCCTGCATTTCAAGTTCTAATTCTTTCCTGAACTCAGGATCACGCTTTGCGCGCTCTTCTACGGTTTCCTTAAATGGTTTACTCATCTTCAACTTCCTCTAATGTCCAATTTCATAGTATGCGTCAACAGCGTCTAGTATCAAATTTGCGTAAATGTGGTAGTCAGTCCCACTATCCTCGTTACGGTATACTAGTCTTTCATTGATGTCATCTGCAATATAAGTAGCTAGGCTCTTGCTCATCTTCAATCTATCATAGGCTCGTTTATACTGTAGTTCATCATTCATCTTCAATCTCCCTTACTTCAACACCAAGGTCACTGTAAGTTTCCCAAGTAGATTCTATACAGTCATCTAAACTCCAAGCATCAACAACGACACCTTCATCCTGTAATTTAATCTCAATAGTAACGCCAGAATCAGCGTCTAACATGTGTGGTTCTAAGTGTAGAAATAAAGCCTTATTCGCAATCATTTTCAATCTCCTATGGTTGGTTTCGATAACCCCATTATACACTAGTTATCGTCAATGTCAACCCTCATCTTTACGTTTTTTCCAAGAAAACAGATTATTGAGCCACTTCTTTCTTTTGTTGCAATTACATTCTCTAAGGTTGAACCAGTTCTTGAAACGCTCTTCTGTTACACCAAATGTTTGTAGCGTGGATTCCAGAACATCCCCCAGTCCAGTAAAATCGCCCTCTCTGGTATTAAAAGATATTCCTTGTTTCTCTAACTCGTGGATCACTGGGTCCATATCTTGTTGTATTTGCTGATTGTTGTTTACTGGGTCTGACATTTTCTCCCCTTTTCTAAATTTTATTATAGCGGTTTCTATTTAATGTGGGTTTTCTTCCCAATTACACAAAATAGAGCCAGACTATGTGGGTTCGCTTCCCACTGTATTATACACCATGTCTAGGGACTATCCAGTCTAATATTTCCCTTATATTAAACTATAATAGTACACAACACTATGTAATCAAAACAGAATTTTGGGGAGATGTTATTTTCTGTTTAAAAGTCGTGCTGGCGCAATAAGCATTACATAATGGTCATAATCCCTTGTTTATTAGGTATTTTAGCGTGTTTTCGATACAAAAAGCGTCATTATTGAGCCTCTATATAATGCCTCCTAGTATTGAATATAGCGTACTAGCTAAACTATGATTGCCCAAATTGACTGACTGTAGACATCTGAGCGATATAAGAGGATAGGGTGAGACGTGGGTTAGCTGAGACGTGATCGCTCGTCGGCATCATTTTGTAGTAGTATGATTTTGTGCGGCGCGTTCCACATAGTGTCCAATAGCTTCGAGCGTTTCTTTTTGCCCATATAAAGATAACACATACCACATGGTCCGTTTGCTACAATGCCATTTTTATCTATTGACGAAACTATATATTTTCCCCTGTCTGTGAAATAATGTTTATCGCCGCTCTCACTAATATAGTAAGTACCACTCCCACCAACTACACGAATCAAATCGCCCTTTTTTAGTGTCGTAAAATCTTCTACTTGTTTCTTTTTAGGGCCGCGCCTAGCCTTCTTCATTTTAAAAGCTGTGCCACAATTCTTACACTCGAATGCGCGTACACCATTTATCTCATCACAACTACTACATATCTTCTGACCGGGCCTTGCTTTCATTATTTAATTATTCTCCTATTTTGGCTGACTGTGGCTATCGTGGCGATGTTGGTAGATAGAGTAATACAAAAAAACGGTCTTGAATCGCCTGATCACTCGTGTGAGAACCGTTAGAAACTCAACTTTATTGGATCAGAAAATAACGCTTTGAGAGTACTGCCTACTCGTGTGGGGAGCGTTAGAACCCAACTTTATTGAGGCAGTCTACTTATTATACTCTATGTATCGTCATTGTCAAGGGCGAATCTTCACTGTTTCTGAAAAAAATCGGAATTTGGCTGGCTGTACGACATTGGACGACAGGCAAGGATGGGGTGGGACACACCAGTCTGGTCATCCTATCTTAACATGGGCGTCCACCATTCATTATACCATATGTATCGGCACATGTCAACCAGAATCTTTAATTTTTATTTGGCACAATATTTGCACTGGGAAATTGACATAAGTTGTTGGTATGAAAGGAGTTACGACGATGGCGCCGGGGGCGCGTCGCCCTAAGTCGTTACGCCACAAGGGTTTACGTCAATCTGGATCATTTATAAGCCAGTACGATATAACAAACAATCCGCATAAGCATAATAATTGTATCATGTCAAGCCCTATATATAAAAACGAGGACGATTAGGATAAAAATATCCCAACCGCCCCCGCCCACACAACGAAAGGGTTTACGCTACGAGTTCGAGAACCATGCTCTCCGCTTTGCGGACGTTGGCATCTCGTGAAGCTCTCAGGATTCTATCGAAGTCAGATTTAAAACCCTTCTTCGACTGAGCATCATGCTGCACATATCCCTGCACAGCGTTGAATGCCTCCCAAGCTGAAACCTCAAACGTGTCTGTCATGCGATCACGACCCGTGCGAAAACGCTCACTTTGCAATCGCTTGAAGATAGCTTCAGTGCGATCACGGTGAACCGTCACGGCTCGCTTGCTTGCATCCGCTTCAGGCTGAGGATAAATTTCATTGAGGAAATCTACCATCTGCACCGTTGAGGATTCCAAGTGCATGATTACATCAGACAAACCATTCCAAGAATCCTTCAGGGTGTTGAAGGTGGAAATCAGTTCGTCCATGTATCCACGCAAGCCAGACGTATGACGGATGGAAACGGTTGTACCGCTTACCTGTCGCATCATAGCGAGATTCTGACACGCATCACGATAGTAACCCATCGTAGCGGCAAAAGCCCGCCCATCATAGCCAGCGTTGACAATCACGCGAGGCCAAACGTTATCGCGTTGACCAAACACTGCTAATCGGTCGTGCTTGGTTGGTTGGATCGACACATAATGACCATCACGAAAATGGCAATTGACATCGATCTCACCATCAAACGCTTCCGATGCAGCGTCACACAATGCGACAACGTCATCAGTTTGGTGAGGAACATAACGAGAAGTTACAGACCCTTTGCCTACAACGTCCTCAGTGTCGGACCTGAACATTGCATACCACGGAGTACGCATCCCATCAGGCCCACTCAGTGGGAATTTATCAACCGTAAAATTGAACGCCTCTTGAATTTTCTCAGTGACATTCTTACTTGCAACTTGCATTTCTAAACCCTTTCAAAAAGTAAACTCTTGCAACATCTTCATTGTACCATATCGATGGCCAATGTCAATCATTTTCTGGCGGAAACATTCTATCCCAACAGGTATCGCAAGTGCCCGAAATGAGCAGCTCGCGTTCGCCCTCTGTCAGTGTGGGCAATGCCACCTGAATCAGCTCGCCCTCTTGCCAATCAATCCAGCCTCTTGTTGGGGCGTCGATATCGTGGAGCGTTCCACAGTGGCGACAAGCGGTGGAAATTGTAGTCGTTTCTGGTATCATCTTTTCATCCTTTCGTTGTGATTACTCCCCCATTATATAGTATATATCGGCATTGTCAACCCCTGAGCTTTAATAATTCCCAAAGTTTTTATGATTGGCGTAAGTCGTTGTCCCTAAAAGACTTACGACGACGCGGCCGGGGCACCGTCGCCCTAACCCCTTGCGGGGAAAGGACTTAGGAAAAGGGACCGTGCCTAGATGAACGGAGCCACCAAGGAACCCACAAACGGAATTTTTACCTTCCATTTTGCACGCTCCAAGTAGAACGCCCGTGTACCCTTGCGGGTTTTCACCGTGGCGAGATTCTTGGAACGGTCAAAAATACCATTCCAAAGATCGTCGATCCGGTATCCGCTCGGAAGCGAAACGGGGTCTTTCTTGGTGTTCCGCACAGATTCTACAACGCCCCAGCGGAATTTCCCACCGTCGACAGGCTGTTTGTAGTTCATCAAAATCAGACTTTTCATTTTAGTAACCTTTAGTGTTCTTGTCAATAAATGTGTGTAGCGTAGCAAATAGGATTGAGTAGATTATCAGTTGAATCATTTCCTCTCCGGGGTTGGTTTTCATCTATTATACCATAATTTCTCCGTAAGTCAACTCAGGTTTTTTCTTTCTGCTGTAGCTGCCTTTGCCTTTCAGGGTTTTCAATGCTTGTGCTGCTTCTGTTCCTTTTGGCTGTGTGCCATGAATCAGCAACGCAAAGTCTTTATGTGCTAGGCTAGGTCTTGCAGCATGAGAATCATCGTGATCAATTTCTAAACCGTTAGCGTCCGCTTCGCTAAAAATTACCTTTGCGGATCGTAGGCTATGCGTGTCGATCATATTATCGTCACGACCACCATAGCTTGCAGTCAAAACAAGATTATCGGGAACATCGTCCCGGTTGTTGGCCCAATAGCGTAGGCTCTTGGTGTAGGCGTAGAATAGGATTCCGGCATATTTATTTGCCAGACGAATCCAAGCCTTAAAATAGTTTTCGTTGAAAAAGTCGCCAGCAACGTGAATCCGAACAATACCGGTATCACTTGGAATCGACTCATAGAGACGGAAGTACATCATATCAGCATCATCCTTGTGGGCTTTCAAGGCATCATAATTATGCTGGCGAAGATTGTACACGTTAGTATACTGGACTTCCTGACTGGCCGAAAAACACCTGAATTGTGTGTGTGGCCCGTCCTTGATTGTTCGCTTGCCGTTTTCATCGGCCACGGCTTTGGATAGGCAATCGTGGGCGAATGGGCAAGAGTGGCCGCTTAGAAGATCCAGTGAATAGATTTTACGCCTGCCACCATCAAGATATGGCTGCAATTCTTCGACGTTTTTCAGGGCTTCAATTTTCGCGTTTGCTTTTGAGAACTTCAACATTTGCTCGCTCCGTTGTGTGTGTGATACTCTCTCATTATACTATATTTATCGGCGTTGTCAACCCTAAACTTTAATCTTTTTCGCTGACTCAGCCCATGCCGCCCAATCCTTTTGGATTAGGTGATACGCCGAACTGTTGTGTGGCGACTCGCAAGGGTGTCGCACCCTCGACCGATTGCACTGAATATGGAGGAACTAAGCTGTTCCGTTGTGTCCGTCGATTAGGTTAACCGCCTTGTCCTCGACTTCGTTTCTACTTCAAATCAGTGGCTTATCAACCGGCGTAATCTACACCGAGCCATATGTGTTGTGCCGCATTTATACCCCAATGATGGACGTTAGGCTTTCACTTCATCAAAGGGGAGCGGCTTTGTTTTGGGAGTCATCAGCAAGGTTCTCTCCATCCCTGCTGTTCATTAACCCTATTATATATTATATCGGCTATTTGTCAAGGGGTTCTTGAGATAATTCTAGAAGTTTTTTATGATTGTCGTAAGTCGTTTGGTGGTAAGGAGTTACAGCGACGGGGCGGGGGTTCCGTCGTCCTAAACCCTTACGGGGTCAGGGCTTACGAAAAGCATCCAAACCCATAAGGCTCAAGGTCATCACCGCTACACTACACGCAAAATACAAATTCGTCTCGTACATTATGTCCATCCCGTGAAAAATACTGAAACAACAATCCATGCCCACAAGGCAACTCTTTCCATAATAATACTCATTCCTCTTCACTCTCCATCTTTTTGTAAGACAAATTAAATGCGAGTACATCCCCGCATACCTCATCACACCACACATCTACCCATTGGGCTTCGTCAACGTATTGGTCGTATGGCAGTGATGACAATAGCCAGTGGTCTGTCTCATAGGGGTTGTAGTGTACTTTGTCCCAACCAAAGTCGAGAAGCTCAAGCGACCTACGAGCACTAACCACATAGCCCTCAATAAACGCATGTACGTTTTTTTTCTTTTCATTTCGGACCCTCCGTTGTCCTGCTTCTGAAACGATGAATTTACAATCCTTTAGCACCACATTTGTGGCGTGACATTTTACTTTATTCCCTTGTTTTACGCTCACACATTTGTTGTTGAGATTTCTGTACACACGAACCTTTTTGGTCGGGTCAATGTGCTCCAATACTTCATGGCTCTTCTCGACTCTCGGCTTGCTCATGCTCGCATCCTTGTGTGGGTGTTGTGTCATATACTTGATTCTACATTATATATCGTCAAAGTCAAGCATAAAACTTTAGCAAATAACGATTATTTTATAATTGGCATAACATGTTGGTAGATAAGGACTTACGGCGACAAAGCCCCGGCGGCGTCGTCCTAAGTCGTTACCCAGCAAGGAGTTATGATAAGCGAGGCTGATGGGATTTGAACCCACAACCACCGGATAGACAATCCGGTACTCTGCCAATTGAGCTACAGCCCCAAAAATAAAAAGGGAGGGAGGCGAACGGACCCCCCTCCCCCCACACAACACGAAAGGGTCGCTACAGTGACGCGACACACTTCGACAGGGACAGTGAGCGAATCTGTCCGCTGTCCTCTTGGACGGTAATACCCCGCCCACTTGGCCCTGTGAACGATGCCAGTTTGACACCATCAACGTTCCGCAGGACATTCTTGTTTCCCCCAGTGGGGTAAAGCGTATGAATACGACGCCCGTTACGCTTTTGATAAAGACTAGTCAACATAAATTAGCTCCTCTGCTTTAGAAAAAGGAATTGTGTGTACGCCTTCTGGCGTTCTTACTTTAACACCATCAGTCAGGATGGCGACAACTGTTCCGCACGAAAGTTCTGTGCCAACGCGGATAATTGGCTCTTGTGATTTACTCGTCTTCATTTTCCATCTGGGCTTTAGCCCGTTCCTCCTCAATTTCTGCGATCCTTTTGCTCAATCGGGTCACAAGACTTCGCAGTTGAGTCTCGTCTGCCTGAAACGTCACTTCGTCCTTGCCAAACTCCAAGTCGATGGTTCCATCATATTTAACCCAAGAACCGCTCAACCGTCCAGCATCTACTTGTTGTGAAACTTTCATTTCGCTCTCCTAAAAAATGTTGTGCGGGATTCAGTGGCTCTTAACCCTAGCCCGTTGGCTCCAGTACCCGTGTCGTGTAAGATGACCAGTTTATCCGCTGGTCTCGGTTTGTCTTATACTACCATTATACTATATTTATCGGCATTGTCAAGCGGAAACTTCAGCTTTTTCTGCGATTTCCAAAACAATTTCCGTTTCCTTGGCCAGATCACTATCCTTCTGGACGTAGATGCTGCCACTGATATCGTTGCCGATGGGTGACGTGAATCGGATTGTGTTCTTTGTCTCTTTGTCCTTAGCGAATGTAACGCTCATTTTCTCATCCTTCATAATTAAACTTCCTCTTGCCATGCACTACGCTGTGCTTGGCGTGTACGTTTCCGTTTGGGCCGGTTGTCGTGTGCCCCACTACCCGTTGTGTGTGGGGTGTGTCCCTTCCTCACCTTCCCCACTTTGATCGTGAGGGTGATCGTCTCTTTTTTTCGCCCCATCTCTCATCCTCTCGTCGTACTCTCTGATTGCCTTCCACATCTCTTCCCATTCCCATTGGCTTGTGCTCATGCTTCTATTATACTCTATTTATCGGCTTTGTCAAGGGGATTCTTTAATTAATTTCGGCTTTTTTCGCTGACCGCTGGCTGTTTCGCTATGGGCTTATCCGGCTGGATCAGGAGAGACAGCAGGATGGGAAGCCATGACCATCTTTTCACCCTTCACTCTAGGAGGCTTTGACTGGGCTGCTGTGCTCTTCCATTCTACTATATATATCGGCAATGTCAAGGGGTGATCTTTAGCTTTTCTGAAAGTTTTTATAATTGCCCTAAGTCGTTGGTATCAAAGGGGTTACGGCGATGCCGCCCCGCCCCCGTCGCCCTAAGTCTATATCACCACAGGACTTACATCATCAGCCCGCTTACGATAACCCCAAGGATCAGCGCCACGATACAACACAGCCCCGCTTTAATTTCTTCACTTTTAATTACCATTGTGGTTCCCTTCTTGCTACGTATACAATATAACAAATTCCCGCAACCGATAACAATAACCACCATGGCGACATTATTTATCCCTCTCTTCTTTTTTCCATGTAGCTTTATCACAGTAGGACCAACCACTATCGACCAATTTTCTAAGGGCCTTGCGGTCAGCCGCTGTGGAATCTTTGACTCGCTTAAACTCTTTACCTTTTCGCAGCGTTTTCATTCGTAGTACTCCATTGCTTCACATTGTTCATCAGTTGCCATTGCAACGTCAGCCGGATGAAACCCAAACGGGACATTCTCAACACACCAATCAGGAAACTCGTTAGGTGTTACATGCTTGGGAACTCTTAGAACCAAAACTGAATTGGTTAGGGTTCGCTCGCACCTGCACAGCATGTTAAGACCTTCGGGCAAATCTTGATAATCGTTCATTTTATTGCTCCAGCAAATCGTCTTCGTCAATTTCAATGTCGGGACAAGCCGAACAGAAAGCCATTTCATTTTTATACAATTGCAATTCGTTACGGTGTCCGTCATACTCAAACGAACCACTTTCCTCGAATTGCTTTCGATAGTTTTCAATGTTCTCAGCTTTCAACGCCTTCAGCTTGCGGTGTTCAGTCAAGCCGTCACGCTTGTCACACATCTTTTCAAGACGTGCAAGAGTGCGACCACCACGAACGTTGTCATGCAACTCTTCAGGCAACCAGCCATTCGGAACAACCAAGCATTCTTTGATTGCTGTTTCCAACTCTTTGACCAATCGACCGCCAACCGTGTTTTCAAATTTGTAGCTCATAATTTTCCTCTCGTGTGTGTTTCGTATACCTGATTTTACCATATGGTCAATCATATGTCAAGCACTAAATTGTAACTTCTTTGGCTTCCATCTCAACGCCTTGCGTACAGTACGCCTTGGATACGCTGGTGGAAAACTGACCCACAAAAACATGGGCGACCACTTTGCCATCGATTGTGATTACGATGCTTGTCCGTGGGTCATTGTCGCCGGGGCTGGGGATTACGATTTCGTCGGCTGTCTGTTTCATGTTCTTCCCTTTGTGTTATGTTGTTGTCTCTATTATACATTTATCGGCACAAATGTCAAGTGAAATCCACACAAAATCCAAAAGATTCCCGAAAATAATGAAATAGTTGTAAGTACTTGGCATGAAAGGGGTTACGTCGCCGGGGGCGCCCCCCGCTCGCCCTAAGTGCTTGCCACGTCAGGACTTACGACGACCTTGCTTGCTGCGTTGATAAAATCAAGCACGCCCTGAGCGTCGAGCCAGCCGCACACGTCGTCATACTCGCCAGTGAAGCCCGGCACGGCGACCCAGTTGCAACTGCTGTCAGTCGCGTAGGCGGCACACTCGGCCTGATCAGCCTCCCAGTGCTCGTGGTTTGCTGCTGCCTCAGTGGGTGCGTTGAGCGGGGCAAAGCGTCGGTCACAGTAATTGCCCGGACCAAACTGAATGGAAACCGTCACGCCGTTCGGCAGATCCATGTGAAAACCCTTACCCTCAGTAATTCGCATCGTCATGTTTTTTCTCTCATCTAAAAAGTTTGGGTCGGCCCCGGATCTTGGGGAGCTTGTCACCCGTGTGTTTGGGGCGGTTTTGAATAGACCGCCAACTATGCCAGCGACTTGGGCTGGGCTTGCGGGTCATGCCCTACCAGTCGCACGAGTCGTATTGCCCGTGGTCCCAGTCGTCTCCACCCATGTAATCCTGCCATTCATCATACTCGGACGGTTGCCCGTCATCCTCATGCAGGTCGAGGGGCCAATCGTCGCCGTTCAGCATTGTCAGTTCTGGATCGGCGGGTTCTTCCTGCTCGGGGAGGTAATCGTCCATGAAAGGCTTGCTGCGTTCGATGCTCATTTCGTTTCCTTCGCGTTCGTGGTTGTGACTTGTCATGATCTTATTATACTATAATCATCGGCGTTGTCAAGCGGGAACTTGAATTATTTTGGATTATTTTCCCCAAGGATGTTGCATGGCATCCGAGACCCCAAGCACAATGATGGGAACAATAACAGCGGACAACATTGAAAAGGCAATAACATCTAACATTACAGATTCCCCAAAAGACCTTCGTAAATAATTGCGATCAGTGCGACCAGTGCAAATTCGGACATTTTTTGTCTCCTTCAGTTTCGTTCTGTCTGTCTCCCATTATAGTATATTATCGGCATTTGTCAACCCCCATCTTGAGAAAAAAAGAAAGTTTTTTGAAATCTCTCTAAGTCGTTATGTGGCAAGGGTTTACGACGACGCCGCCGCCCCCCTGTCGCCCTAAGTCCTTCTATATCAACAGCTTACGCCATTGGTGTAGTGGGCCGCTAGGCGGATGGTTAGGCTAATACGGCCACTTGCACACCAGCGCATCCGGTGCCCACTCTTCATCTATCTCATCAGCCCATCCCCACTGTGGAGGGGGAAGCAGATCACTCAGGTCATTGGTACGGTGTAGGATGTACGGCTCAAGCTCGGGCATCCATACGCTACCCATCTCAGTAGCATCACCTACTACTAGGGCGAATGCATACCCATCCTCATCCGCTGCTTCTATGATGTAGTATTCCCAATGGTTGGCCAGCATGAAGTGCTCAACCACGTTGGCCTTTGTTCCGTGTGCGTTGACTATCTGTCGCATGTACTCTCTCCTCTGTGCTCTAGGCGTGTGGGTGGGGTGATACACTACGCTCACGATGCGTAGTAATCTAGATCCCTATCATCATCGTATCGTGTTTGGTTCAGAATATACTCTTCATATTCATCCTGCCAGCCATCGTCATAGTTGTCCTCATCCTCAGACGCAAGCTGCAACTCTGCGTTGATATCGGAAAGCTCAGCCTCTTCAATCTCTCGGGCTAGATCCTGCCATGCATCATAGTCACGGGCGGCGGCTGTTTCTTCGGGGTGAATCTGCAAGTCAAATGAAGTCATGTCGTTTTCCTTAGTGTGTGAATGTTACTCTGTAATTGTACCATACTGAACGTGTATGTCAAGCCCAAGCCGGGGCGAATGGGTTACCAATTCCGGGGCAACCCTCATCCACCCAATCAATAGCGTGGGCGTGGATCTCATCAAGGGGAATGTATGGCGACACTCGCAACGGTCCAGCGTCACCGTTAGGTGCGACCACATAGCATACCATCTTGCGAACCACAATCGTACCATCGGGGTCGATCTCGTCGATCATGTCGATGGCAATTGTGTGGCCCTTGTACTCTCGGTTGATCTTGTTGGTTGTGATGTTCATTCTGTTTTCCTTAGTGTGTGTTACTTGTATGCTTGTATTGTACTATACCCTAGTGACTAGTCTGGTCACTCGCTCGCATTCTTTCTAGAATTAATTGGGATTCTTTTTCGTCTTCCAGATCTTCCAGCGCATCGTCAATTTCCCATCGGTCAACGTTCACCAGAATCTCATGATCACCAATGCGGATGGTAATCCATGTGCGATCACCTACCATGTTGGCATCATGTTCATCGCCTACCCAAACCGTTGCGTCGATCTTCTTCATGTCTTGTTCCTTGTGTGTGGTAACTTCTTATGCTTCCATTATATATTATCGGCATTCACCTGTCAAGTTCTTTAGACCAAAAAACAAAAAGAAATCAGAAATAATTCTAGATTGACATAAGTCGTTTACACATAAGGGTTTACGTCGCGCGGGGCGGGAATGCCATGTCGTAAGTCGTTATAGGTCAATAACTTACGTAAATAAGAGGGGGGAGTTTTATCTTCACGGTTTTTTTGCCGTTTTGGCATGAAAATAGCAAGGGTGGTTGTCTCACAACACGGACACTTCTCAGGGGTGTCTTAGCTAAACTACGTAGGTAAGGCCCCATATGTAATCATCCTCTTGATCCTCCTCGGGGCGCACCAAGACCATTTATACCTGTGAAGATAAGATACAGGTAACAAGCTGCGGTAGTGAGCAGTCAGGTCTTTAATGCTCTCAGTCTCTCAATGCTATCAGCCACTCAATGCTTCACAGGTCTAGGTTGGTTGTCACCAGCGCCTAGATTTTTTCTTTGCCTGACCTTGGAACCCTTGTAAGCTCGCCAGTCACTCACTAAACCAGATGGACTAAGGTGAGACTTCAGCCCAATTATTCACTTTGTACAAATATTTACTGATTTTTGGACACTTTGCAGCCATTGTCCGTTGTATTATAGTCATTCTGACTGTATTTCCCAGATTCATTTTGGAAAATATCGCCCTCCAGTGTATTATATAGAGGCACTTACTTCTACTTATTACAAAATTATGGAAAAATCCCATGGGAACCAAAGATAACAAAGACAAACCAGCTCAATGCGAGTCGATCCTGCACTGCAAAGCCACTGCCGCCCTTAATGCGGCTGTAAAGGCGGAACTAGAGGAAGAGGACAAACCCTTAAAGGAACTTTTGGCAGATGAAGATCAAAAATAACTACTTTGCAGTTAGCCCTGCACGGTATGAAAAGGAAATTGACCGAATCTGGGTGCTTCCATTGGCACACATGGAAGCCGCCTGTAGTATTTTGCACAGATTCTGGAAAGAAGAGGACACAATTCCTCCCCAAATCGCCATAGGCACTAATTTTTACTATACAATAGAAGAATTTAAGAGTTGCAAGCTAGACAGAGACTTAATTTCTTATGAAAGAGGCGTTGGACGCCTTGATGGGACTAAAAACAAGCCCTACTTAACCAGATTAATCTCTTTTGAACAAAGAATAGACCATAGACCCTGCCTTGGTAAGACAAAAGACGGGTTTACGATCTACGAAGATGATACTCATCTCATTATTGGCACCTATTTGCCCTCTGACTTTATAGAATATTGCCCTCTGACCCACTCAGTAGTCTGCACAACCAATCCCAGCAGACCAGAACCCGTTCAAATTGAGCCAAATTCTCTTCTAGGCCGAACGGATGATGACATTCAGTCAATAAACCGAGAAGAACTCGGTTTGATACTGGGTCACGAGCACTTGGTTGGCTCTCTTGCTAAAACCACAGCCCCAATTCTGGTTGGCTCTGCTTATTTCGAGCTTTTAGGCAAGAATTCCATTATTTCTTCCGACCAATTTGTCTGCAAGCCCCTCTCAAGACGCCCTCGTAATAAAGAACGGGGTAGTATCATCTTCAACGACAAGGAAAATCGGTTTGAAGGATTCGATGGGACCAAATGGAGGCCCCTGAAATGGGCAGATGAGTAATTTAACACTAATTTTTACAAAATTCCCTTATAAGGAACCCCATAATGCTAACTTTATCTCGTAGAAGCTTTTTATCGGTCGGTGGTTTCGGTGTTTTAACGATGCCACAGGTTATGTACGCCCAAGATCAAAACAAAACGAGTCACAAAGCCATTATTAACATCTTTTTAGGTGGTGGACCACCTCATCAAGACATGTGGGACATAAAAACACAAGCGCCCTCGGAAATTCGGGGTCCATTTCAACCAATTGCCACTCCAGTACCGGGAATCCAAATCGGGGAGGCTTTTCCCAAGATTGCATCTATGTTTGACAAGTTTACGGCGATTCGATCCGTAGTGGGTTCAGACGGAGGGCACGATGGGCATCAGTGTATGACAGGATGGAGTCGCAGGGAAGTAGTCTCTGGGACGACGTATCCCGCGATTGGGGCGGCTGCCTCTAAGATTCTGGGTCCAGTTGACAGGTCTATCCCGGTAGCGGTGGGTCTTGCTGAGCCAACCAGTCATATGCCTTGGTCTGAGGCTGGTGGGGCTGGCTACTTGGGCGAAACTCATAAACCATTTAAACCAAATGGGGAAATGATGAAGGATTTGAAGCTGAACTTGGATGTAGATAGATTTAGAAGTAGAAAGGAACTGCTTTCAGGATTTGCGAGTGTAAGGAATGGAATTGACAGGGCGGTTGTTGATGATCTATTCGTCGAAGAGGCATTCGGAGTTCTTACATCAAGTGCCTTAGTAGATGCGTTAGATTTATCCCAAGAGGACGAGAAAGTAAGAGAGCGATATGGAAATGGCAAGCCATTCAAGTACCAATATGATGGGGCACCAACCGTTAATGAGCATGTACTCATGGCTCGACGATTAGTTGAGGCTGGAGCACGCTCTGTTTCATTATCCTACGGGAGATGGGACAGTCATGGGGCCAATTTTGATCTTGTGAGGGATCATGGGGGTAAGCTGGATCAATGTGTTTCGGCTTTAGTGGAAGATCTAGATGAAAGAGGAATGTTGGATGATGTCATGGTAGTTGTATGGGGTGAGTTTGGACGGACACCCAAGATTAACAAGGGGGCTGGCAGAGACCATTGGCCACAAGTATCATGCGCATTATTAGCCGGTGGTGGCTTTAAGCATGGTCAGGTTATTGGCTCAACGACCAGACTTGGGGAAGTTCCTGAGTCAAGACCAGTCCATATACAGGAAATCTGCGCTACGATGTACGCTGCTCTGGGCATTGATACAATGTCCACAACTCTACTAGATAGAACCGGAAGACCTCAGTATCTTCTGGACCACAGAAATCCATTAAAGGAATTAATCTAATGAAATTATTACAAGCGATACTTGTCTTTGGGCTAATAGGTTTTCTTTGTGCGGACCTTGCTGTTAACCTTGAAAACAACAAGGTTATGAAAAGAATCGAGGGTAAGGAGGCGGTGGGGAACTTAGACCAAGCCGTCATACAGAGCTTAAATCAGATAAACGCCACAGGAATTCAACAGAGATCGATTTTGATGCAGCGGATTCTTGGTCTTGAACACGTCCACGGGCTTCACAAGTCGGGACAGAAGATCCAAATGTGTCCACTGTGCAATACCCCTCAGCCGCCACCGAGTCCAAACCGAGATTTAGTCACAAGGCTAGAGGAGCAGGAAAGAATTTTCAGGAAACAATAAGGTAGACTATGAAAATACCAAAAGGAATGACAGAACAGGAAGTCGTCAACCAAATTGAGGTGGTCTGCAACCGAATTGCACCCAAATATACTTTTTATGGGTACACGGCTGAAGATTTAAAGCAGGAAGCTTTTATCATTTGCATGGAAGCCCTCAATAGGTACGACGAAAAACGTCCCTTGGAGAACTTTTTGAGCGTAAATTTATCTAATCGGCTAAAAAACTTCGTGAGAGACCATCACTTCATAAAGAATGACAATGGAGACCGAGTCAAAGTTTTAAATCCAGCACAATTAGAGTATGAGAATACAATTGTCGATGATGATGAAAAATTTGCAACGTCTTATGAAGATCTTGAAACGAAGACTATGGTTGAGATGATTAATGAGCATTTACCAGCTTCGATCAGGATGGATTATTTAAGAATGATTAACGATGTTTACATTACTAAGCAACGCCGGGACGAAGTACTCGAAGCAATAGAGGGAATCTTAAGGGAGCATGGATTTTATGAAGAAGAAGGGTAGAATCTCAAAAGAGGAAGAAAGATTTATAAAAGAGAATATCAATCTCGGCTATGTGGAGCTTGCAACCGAACTCGACCGAGATCCAGATAGCGTTCTCGGTTTTATTCGTAAAAAAGTTGCGAAGGGGGATTTAAGTACTCCCATTTGGATGGATGACCAGACTACACCGGAGGAACAGGCACAGTTTGACTTGACTTTTCGTCCATACTGGGCTGAATTGAAGCAACAATTCACCGATGACGAGCTAAAGCTGTTCCAGTATCACTGGGCACGCATTATTTCTCAATTTAAGGACGATGTTATACCCACTGAAGAGCTTCAGGTTGTCGATTTGATTAAGCTGGAGCTGTTAATGAACAGGTCACTCAAACACAACAAGGAGAACATTGAGCAGATATCCCTGTTTGAGGCCGAGATTCAATCCATACGGGCCGTTGGAGCAGATAGTGATAGATCGGACGAACTTTTTAATATAGAGCGTCAGGTGGCATCTCTGAAGGCGTCACAGGAATCTCTAAACAAAGACTATCGTGAGCTTCAGACTAAAAAGAATTCTATGCTCAAAGAAATGAAGGCAACCCGGGAACAAAGAGTAAAAAGATTAGAGGATAGCAGGCAGAGCTTCACTGCTTGGTTGGCATACTTGGTAAGCAATCCAGAGGTAGCAAAGGGATACGGGACAGAGATGGAAAAGATGCGATTAGCGATGGATAAGGAAAAGGAAAGACTTGCTGCTTACCACAAATATCAAGATGATGTTGTAGATCAACCATTTTTAACGCCGCAAACGGTAAAGGATTAATTATGATCAAGCACAAGCTCTTTCTGAGATGGTGGCTAGCGTTTGCTTCCATCTTAATAGGCTTAACAGTCTTTACTAGTGGTGGTGGCTGGAATGAACTATACCAGAATGACGCTACAAAGCTGAGTTTTGTTATAGCCGCCATATTTTTAGGGATGTCCCAGTGGTGCGGATACAAAACGTGGCTATTGAGCCGCTTCATAGACAGGGGTGGTCAAGAAGAAGATGAGCACATGATAAAGAAAGTAGAAAACACCATGGAGGCTGGCTGGTTCACCAGCGACTTGTGCCTCACTGTAGGAATGGCTGGAACCGTTATTGGTTTTATTATGATGCTATCGGGTTTTACTAAACTTGATGTTTCAGATGTGAATACTGTACAGGGCCTAATCAAGAATCTTGGCATTGGTATGTCTACGGCTTTATATAGCACCCTAACAGGGTTGATATGTAGCGCTTTGCTAAAGATTCAGTATTTCAATCTAAGTCAAGCAGTTGACAAGATAAGAAGAAAATAATGAGACACTACCACGCTCACCTATCGTTTCTAGATTTACTGTTCAATACTTTATTGTGCTTTGCGGCATTGTTCATGCTATCGTTCATGCTGATTAATCCCAGCAAGAATGAGAACAATGTCAAATCTAAAGCAGATTTTATCATCACTGTTACATGGCCAGCCGAGGTAGATAATGATGTAGATACCTACGTAAGAGACCCGCAAGGAAACCTAGTGGCATTCATGAGGAGAGAAGAGGGGCTAATGCATCTAGATAGAGATGACCTTGGTAAAAGGAATGATACCATTCAAACACCTCTTGGTCCCGTGACTCATCCAGAGAATAAAGAAATTGTTACTCTAAGAGGATTTGTGCAAGGAGAGTACATCGTTAATGTTCATATGTATCGAAGAACTGACAGCAAACCCTTAACAGAGGTTATAGTGCAGCTTGATAAAGTTAACCCCTTGTTTAAGACTATTGTGATCAAAAAAATTAGTCTTGGTTTGAGTGGGGACGAGAAGACCGCATTTAGATTTAAGCTTGATAAGGACGGAGAGGTCGTGGAGGTCAACGAGCTTCCAATCAAACTCACGAAGAGTGTTCCGAGGAGATTACCATGACAGGCATAGCTCTTGGATTTGTTCTCATAGCTGCTTTGACCCTGTGGTTTATTATAGGATCTAAGGGTCACTGGGTTAGCAAAGCTACTATGATCTTAATGTCTCTATACTTTTGCTTATCAGTGGGGTTCTCTGTTAGTGATTTTATGGGGTGGCCTACTGATGAAGATCTCCCAGAGAAGTTTCGAGTTTATTGGCTAGTCATAGATGAGCCAGATCCGAAGAGAGACGATGGGGGCAATATATACGTTTGGTTACAGCCAGATTTAGAAACTGAAGGAACACATGATTCTTGGCATGATTACTTGCTTTCATTCTATGACGGCGATTCCGAACCAAGAGCGTATCGTTTACCATACACCAGAGAACTCCACGAGCAGTCACAAAAAGCCTTGAATACGATCATGGGCGGTGGAGCAGTCGGAGGAACTAACGGAGGTCTAGGAAAAGGAGATACAGAGGGAGAGGGTTCGGGAGAAGGCGAAGGTGAAGGAGAAGGAGAGGGCGAAGGGGGAGATGGAGACGGGGGAAAAGGACAGAGTGGACGTGGGGGCGGAAGCCTCAGTCGTAATGGAGGCATTATGTTCCACGATCTACCACCAACAAAACTACCAGACAAGGATTAACTAATGAAAGCTATTGTTTTTGGGGTGACGGGGCAGGACGGGAGCCACTTATCAGACTTACTGGTCGAGAAGGACTATGAAGTCATAGGTGTGTCTAGAAGATGTAGCATTGACAACACTATTAGGATCAAGCACCTCCTTGAGAATCAAAAATTCAATCTGGTTCAAGGAGATATTACAGATGCATTTAGTGTAAGAAATATACTATCCGAACACGATGATGTAGATGAAATCTACAATCTAGCAGCACAGTCTCATGTAGCCGTATCTTTTAAGCAGCCCGCTTTAACTTGGGACATCACAGGCAAGGGATGTCTAAATATACTGCAAAGCATTGCAGACCTTGACTTGCATACCAGATTCTACCAAGCTAGTTCTAGCGAAATGTTTGGTTCGTCTTATGACATAAACAGAAACCAAGAAAAATACCAAAACGAGGACACAAAGTTTTTACCCCAGAGTCCGTATGCCATAGCTAAATGCGCAGCTCATTATGTAACAAGACTATTCAGAGAGGGGTATGGCGTGCATGCTAGTGCTGGAATCCTGTTTAACCATGAAGGCCCAAGACGAGGAGAGACTTTTGTTACAAGAAAGATTACCAAGTGGATCGGTGATTTTCACAGGTGGATGAAATTGCACAAAGTTTCTTCTATAGACGACTTGATACACACGGAAGAAGACTGGGACAAGGATGCGGAAGTATATATACCCGGTCGTACAAATACAGATCAAGATTTGCAGTTTCCAAAGCTGCGTCTAGGAAATCTTGAAGCATTCCGCGATTGGGGGTATGCAGGAGATTATGTGGAAGCCATGTGGATGATGTTGCAACAGGAGAAGCCTGACGATTATGTTATCTGCACGGGTGAGACCCATACTATTCGGGAGTTCCTAGACGTGGCGTTTAACAAGGTTGGAATACAAGAATGGTCGGACTTTGTAGTGGTAGACCCCGAATTTTATAGACCAGCCGAAGTTGACTACCTCAGAGGAGATAATGTTAAAGCGAAATCCAACTTAGGGTGGCAACCCAAAACTACCTTTTCGGAATTGGTGACACTTATGGTGGAAGCTGATCTAGAATGAAAATCTACAAGGTGAAACTAGACTTATCCCTAGTGATCGCTAGGCTTAAGAAGTACAACCTACAGCAGTACAACTCTGCTCACCCTACCATTTTTGTACAAGCAGACAACCCAGATGACGCCTGTCATCTTGCGTATTACCAGTTAGCAGAAATAATACTAAAACAGGATTTATCCTCTGAGACAGCTTTATTTGTTAGAGAAATACTATTTGATGTCTCCGTGAAAGGGTTGAGTGTGCCACAATGAGAAGAAACTATGAAGACCCGGTTTATAAAGACTGGAGAATGAAAGTCTACAAGAGAGACAAGTTTACTTGTCAAATGCCTTCCTGTGGATATAAAAAGTATTTACAAGCCCACCATATTAAAAGATGGTCTTCCGCCTCGATTCTGAGATATGACGTTCATAATGGCATTACTTTATGTAAGAACTGCCACAAGAAAGTAACCGGAAGTGAGCAATACTACGAGTCTTTATTCATGGAGATTGTGAGGAAGAAACATGCCGAGTAAGAAGTCACCACCGTTTACCATTATTAGAGATACTAGAGAAAAAGAAGGCTATACGTTCGAGCCTTCAAATACACGCTATCACACATGTAAAGGTATGATTGACAGAAAGCTTGATACAGGCGACTACTCCATAGAGGGGCTAGAAGACAGGCTTTGTATAGAGAGAAAAGCAAGTGTTGTGGAGCTTGCCGGAAATGTAGGACATGACAGACAAAGATTCTTGAATGAAATCGAGAGGATGAAAGAGTTCCCTCATAAATATATAATATTAGAGTTCTCACTATCAGACTTAATGATGTTCCCAGAGGGGTCTAGTATACTAGAAAAAGACTGGGGCAAGGTGAAAGTAACCAACACCTTTATGTTAAAAACCTTAATGGAGTTTCAAATATTTGATGACATACATGTTATTTTCTGTGACTCGAAGAAAAATGCAAAATGGGCGGTTCTCAGTATTTTAAAGAGGGTAAATGAAATATATTCCATCGGGAGACAAACATGACCCTTAACGTAGATACGATATCTGACGTTCACACTTATGGTTTGGACACCAAAAGTAGAGAAATTTATCTACATGGATACGTAGCTAACTGCGAGGAAGACCCCGGCGTAGACTACAGGATGGCATCTAATTTTATTAAAAATATTCGCATTCTCGACAGCATCAACAACGACCCAATATTTATACATATGCATAGCATTGGTGGTGAGTGGAATGACGGCATGGCGATGTATGATGCTATTAGCTTAGCTAAGTCATATGTGGCTATTATCGTATACGGACAGGCCGAGTCCATGAGTAGCGTTCTTTTGCAATCAGCGGACAGCAGAGTAATGATGCCCAATGCATATTTCATGAGTCATTTTGGCTCCAGTATGTATTCTGGAAATTTCCTTGATGCACAAAATGCAGCAAAATACGACATGATCGTTCTTGACACAATGTTGGACATATATACCGAGTCTTGTATGGATGGCAAATTTTTTAAAGAACACTATGACCCCTTAGACGAAACAAAAGTTAAGAGCTTCTTAAGAAGAAAACTTAAAGATGGAGATTGGTATCTCAACGCTCACGAGTCTGTATACTATGGACTGGCAGACTGTGTGCTTTCCACAAAAAAGTGTCCTGATATTAACAGCTTAAAATGAATCAATTAAAAACAATAGACGACGCTTGGCTAAACCTTGAAGTGTCAGACAGGGAGTTGTTTAATCCGTTTGACATGATTGTAACAAGCGACGACGACTATCACCTCAAGCTTACATGGATAATGAGCCGCCCGGAGTACTTCTCCTTCCTCTGCAAACACGTTTTCAACATTACATTACTCCCCTCTCAAGCGCTGATGCTGTGTGAGATGTGGAGGCGTAAATTTCCAATGCTTATAGCTAGTCGTGGTTTTGGTAAGTCTTTTATCTTGTCTTTATACGCGATGATTAGGGCGTTACTCCTGCCAGAGAGAAAAGTGGTTATCGTTGGCGCTGCGTTCAGACAGTCTAAAGTTCTTTTTGAATACATGGAGACGATCTGGAATGGCGCTCCCATCTTAAGAGACTTATGCACAACTGAGAGTGGTCCACGCAGAGATGTAGATCGATGCGTAATGAGGATCAACAAGAGCAGGATTACTTGTCTACCTCTCGGTGATGGACAAAAAATTAGAGGCCAACGCGCCAATGATATTATAAGTGACGAATTTGCCTCCATTCCGCGAGATATATTTGAAACCGTGGTTGCTGGTTTTGCCGCTGTTAGTTCAGATCCCATAGAAAATGTCAAGAGGTTAGCAGCAGAGAAAAAAGCTGCCTCGTTAGGGGTAGACCTTACCGAAGACTCAAAAGATACCATAGAAAACCAAGCTAACCAAATTATATTATCAGGAACGGCATACTATGATTTTAATCACTTTGCCGAATACTGGAAAAAATGGAAGGCAATAATAAAGAGTAAAGGAAGGAAAAATCAGCTTCGAGATATCTTTGGTGGAGAAGATGTTCCCGACAATTTTGACTGGACTCAATACTCCGTTATTAGGATACCCTACGAGTTATTACCAGAGGGCTTTATGGACGCCGCACAGGTCGCCAGATCGAAGGCAACGGTACATACTGGTATATATCAAATGGAATTCGGAGCGTGCTTTACACGCGATTCTCAGGGCTTCTTTAAGCGCACCCTGATTGAGTCTTGCGTTTCCAACGATGGAACTAATGATAACACTCCCCTTAAAGATTCCAACGGGGACGATATTATATTTGAGGCCAAGTTAATGGGAGACCCCCAGAAAAGATATATCTTTGGTGTGGACCCCGCCTCTGAAGTAGATAATTTTAGCATTGTGGTATTAGAGTTACATCCAGACCACAGAAGAATTGTTCACTGCTGGACCACAAATAGAGAACAACACAAGGAAAAGGTTAAAAAGGGTTACTCTACAGAAACCGACTTTTATTCCTACTGCGCACGCAAGATTAGAGATTTAATGAAAATCTTCCCCTGTATACACATTGCGATGGATGCCCAAGGTGGAGGTATTGCTGTCATGGAGTCACTTCACGACAAAGACAAGATACAGGAGGGCGAGGTGGCAATATGGCCAGTGATAGATGAGGACAAAGAGGCTGATACTGACGACGAAAAGGGTCTACACATTCTAGAGATGTGTCAATTTGCCAAGCACGAATGGCTTGCAGAAGCGAACCATGGACTACGGAAAGACTTTGAGGATAAGGCTACTATCTTTCCCAGATTTGACGCTATTACTATTGGTGTATCAAATGCTGAAGACGGTCTCAAGGGTAGAACTTTTGATACTTTGGAGCAGTGCGTTATGGAAATAGAAGACCTAAAGGACGAGCTTACCATGATCCAAATGACACAAACGCCCAGTGGACGTGATAAATGGGACACCCCAGAGACAATTATAGGCGCGGGTAAAAAAGGAAAACAAAGGAAGGATAGGTACTCCTCACTAATCATGGCGAACATGGCAGCCCGTATTTTATCAAGGATGCCCACGCCAGAGGCTTACGAATTTTACGGCGGCTTTGCAACCGTAACAAAAAGCAAAGACAAAGGGGGAGACATGTATAGCGGACCAAATTGGTTTACAGAGAATATGGAAAATGTTTATTGATTTGTGTATAGTCTCTTAGTAATCCAATTACATTTCAATTATGAGGAATAAAATGCAAGACGATCAAATGATCACATGGAATGACGTTGACCCAAACGATAAAAGCAAGGCTTTTGCTCAATTTTCCGAGGTAATTGACTCTTACGAGGGCGTCTCCAAGGCTAGCCATAGAGAATTCTTAGACATAGAATCTAACAAGTCTGTACGCCCCGGATTCGGTTATTCGGATTACTATGCCTTTAGATCGGACGAGCAGGTTCCTCTCAGGCAGAAGAGGGTTATCAAAATGTGCATGGATGCTTACGATAAAGTTGGCATCGTGAGAAATGTTATTGATTTAATGGGAGACTTTGGCAGTCAGGGTATTAATATTGTCCACGAGAACAGAAGCGTGGAAAAGTTCTTCAAGCAATGGTTTAAAAAGTGTGAAGGCAAGGAGAGATCAGAGAGATTCCTTAATAATTTATATAGAACTGGTCAGGTTTTTATATACCGTAGTTATGCGAACATCACGCCAGAGATCACAAAATACATTAAATCCGTGGGACAAGATATTGCCGTAGAGGTTCCAGATATAGAGAAGAGCATGATTCCTTGGCGGTACAATTTCTTTAACCCCTTGACAATAGATATGAAAGACGGAGACATTAGCCTCTTCTTAGGTAGGAAGAACTTTGAAATTACAGCGACCTCATTCTTTGACAATTTTAAGGACGGCTCAATTCCAGCCAAGGTTCTAGACACTCTGCCGCCCGGACTCAAGAACAGCATCAAGAGGGGCGAGAAGAAAATCCCCTTAGATACAGACCGTCTTCATGTAGCCTACTACAAGAAAGATGACTGGCAAAAATGGGCGCACCCACTGACGTATGCTATTCTAGACGATATCATTATGTTAGAGAAAATGAGGCTGGCTGATTTATCTGCCTTGGATGGGGCTATTTCCAACATAAGACTGTGGACCATTGGTAATTTAGACCACAAGATTCTCCCCAACAAAAATGCTATTAATAAGCTTAGAAACATTCTTGCTAGCAATGTTGGTGGAGGTACAATGGAGTTAGTTTGGGGTCCAGAGCTTACTTATTCAGAGTCTAACAGTCAAGTTTATAAATTCTTGGGATCTGAGAAATACCAGTCTGTTCTCAATAGTATCTATGCTGGACTTGGTGTTCCACCTACACTGACTGGTATTGCTGGCAATGGTGGAGGATTTACTAATAACTTTATCTCACTCAAAACTTTAGTAGAGAGACTACAGTATGGTAGAGACCAGCTTGTCAAGTTTTGGGAAAGAGAGCTGGAGATTGTCCGCAAGGCTATGGGCTTCAGAAAGTCTGCGCACATTGTCTTTGATCAGATGAGCCTATCTGATGAGGCGGCAGAGAAAAATCTACTCATCCAATTGGCGGATAGGGATATTATCAGTCAGGAGACCATTTTGGAGAGATTCAAAGAAGTGCCTTCTGTTGAGAAAGTTCGCCTCAAGAGGGAGCAAAAAGAAAGAGGCAATGATGCTTACCCAGATAAAGCTAGCCCATTCCATAACGCTAATCATAAGCAAGAGATAGAAAAAATGGACAGGCAATCCAAGCTCAACAAAGAAGAAAATGACTCAAAAGAAGTGAAAAATAACGGAAGACCTCCACTCAAGAAAGACGAAGGCCCTAGAAAAAAGAGGGTTGAGACTCCTAAGTCTAAGCCGGGGGTGGCAGACATGCTCGTGTGGACTAGCGACACGTTTGATACTATATCCAAGAATATAAACAAAGCGTTTCTTTCTATCAATAAAAAGACCAATATGAGGCAGCTTACCAAGTCTGAAGTGTTAGACTTAGAAACGATTAAGCTAGATGTTTTAACAAACCTGCCAGTCATGGTGCCCGCCACGGCGCAGCATATTACAGGTATTATGTCTGCCGGAGCAAGGACTCCCGCCTCCTTTAGAAAGATAGTCGAAGACCAGAACATTTCTCCTTCTAATATGACTATAGAAAAGTACAAGAAGCACATTATTGGGGCGTATGTTGAGTTTGCAACTTAGCCAAAACATCTATTTGTCACAGGTTTTTTTATTTTTTTTAGCATTTTGTGTATAATTCCTAGAGGTCTTTATCATGAATAAAATAAAAATTTTCCAAAGCGAAATTAATGACGGCGTAGCCGAGCAGGTTGCTGCCCAAGCGTCTGTAGCATATTGCTCACCAGCGACCGTACATGAGGGTACTGTCTCCGCATTCATGGAGCGTACAAGTAACGAGGAAGTACTGTCGAAGGTATTAGCTGAGAATAAAGATCAGAAGGACTTGCATTATATTGAGTCAGTTTTGGTGTCTACTGGCTGGAATAAAAATGACGACGTGTTTACATCTCAAGCAACATGGGACGCACGCTCGACGCCCGAGGACAAGCAATTCAATTTTATGCACGATGAGAATGACATCATCGGACACATTACCGGCTGTTATGTCTTAAGCAAGGACGGTTTGGTTGTAGCAGACGAAGATCGTCCCAAACCAGACGAATTTGACATTATAACTCAAGCCGTTCTATATAACAGTTGGATGGACCCTGAAAATAAGGAGAGAATGGAACAGATTGTCGCTGAAATCAGCGAAGGCAAATGGTTTGTGTCTATGGAGTGCCTATTTAGCGGTTTTGATTATGCTTTAATGGGGCCGGATGACACTCCTAAAATTCTTACTAGAGACGAGTCATCAGCGTTCTTAACCAAGCACTTAAGATCATATGGCGGAACGGGCGAATACGAAGGATATAAAGTTGGTCGCGCTCTCGCCAACATTTCTTTCTCTGGAAAAGGGCTGGTATCTCAGCCTGCTAATCCGCGAAGCGTTATTTTGCAATCTAAGTCTGTCGCTGCTTTCAATGTGACTGACACGAATTCTAATTTAAACATGGGAGATATCGATATGACAGATATTAATCTGCTCGAAAAACAGGTTGATGATCTTCGATCTGAGTTGGCCGAGGCCAAAACTGAGAACGAAGCCATCAAGGCTAAAATTGAATCCGCTAAGGATCGAGAGTTTGCCGACACGGTTGCTGCATTTGAAGCTGCCGCCGAAGAAAGCAAGTCTGCTATCAGTGAGCTTGAAGAAGTTATCAAGTCGACTAAAGCTCGCGTTGCGGAGTTAGAAGATGAGCTGGAACAGTCTAAGACCCAGTTGGTTGAAGCAACTCAAACGGTTGCAGATTGGAAAGCCAAAGAAAAGAAACAGGCTCGCAAGGCCGCTCTCGTTAACGCAGGCTTCAGTGAAGCTGAAGTTGAAGAATCCCTTCCTCTTTATGACGCCTTAGACGATGAATCTTTTGAAGCCATTGTTGCTAAATGGTTTGATAAGAAAGACAAGAAGAAGAAGGACGAAGAAAAAGATGCTGAAGCTGTTGAAGCCGTTGAAGCTGCTGAAGAAGCAGAAGAGACTGAGGATGAGGTCACGGCTGAGGCATTTGAAGAAGTGGAGTCCACTGAAGCGACTTTAATTGAGTCGGAAGAAGTTGACGAAGTTCAATCAACCAGAGCCAGCATTGCTGACTGGTTGACAAATAATGTCCTTTCTAAGTAAAAAACTTATCTACAGGAGATATAAAAATGGCTCTTAAAGCAGATAGACATGAAGAAACAACTGACATTAGTTTTTTCTATAACGCAGGCACTGCCACCCGTGGTGGCGTTGTGTGTTTAGCTGATCTCGGATTAGCTTCAGGTGCTGCCATGGATCAGGGTGAAAACCTTGTTGCGTATACGGCATGCGCCGCTGCGGGAACAGATCGTCCGGTTGGCATACTTCTTAACGATGTTGTCAACAAAGATCTGACTCGAACCCATTTGAATCATCACAAAGATGAAGTTCAAAAGGGCGGTAAGGTTACTGTCCTGACTCGTGGGTGGGTAGTGACCAGCAATGTTACCGGAACCCCCGTGGCTGGCGATGTGGCTTATGCCTCAGAAACCGCTGGAGAAATCTCGACAACGGCTGGTACAGCCGCTGCTTCTGGTCATTATGCCATTGGCAGGTTCATGTCCCGTAAAGACGCGGATGGGTACGCCAAAGTTTTCGTTAACCTTCCCAATCATGGGGCCTAGTAGCACCAATATAAAAGGAGAATAAACAATGTCATATACAGATAGACCTAGCGATGAATTCATTACATTGCTTAAACGATCTGGCGATAGTGATCAAAACGTCGCTTATGCTGCTCAGCGCGAATTTGCCAAAGCTTTAGAATTGCCGCTCCGCAAGGGCGTCTTGGTTGGTAACATTCTCGGTGATATTTTTGAAACCATCAATGTTGAGCCGGGTGCCTCTACAGAGTTCCCACTCGACTTGATTTCTCCGGGCCTTGAAGGTGAGCATGTTGCTTACACCAATCCCGGCCACGGTCGCATCCCCGAACGAGCCGTGGAAGGCGACTATGTGATGATCCCAACTTACAGCATTACCAGCAGTATTGATTATCTGCTCCGGTATGCTCGTGAGGCTCGATGGGATATTGTTGGTCGTGCCATGCAAGTCTTAGAGGCTGGCTTCACCAAGAAGATGAACGACGATGGTTGGCACACCATTCTTGCTGCTGGCGTTGATCGTAACATTTTGGTTTACGACGGTGACGCTACTGCTGGTATGTTTAGCAAGCGATTGGTTTCGTTGATGCAGACCGTTATGCGCCGTAATGCTGGCGGTAACACTGGTTCAGCCAATCGTGGTCGCTTGACTGATCTTTATGTTTCTCCAGAAGCACTGGAAGACGTGCGCAACTGGGGCATGGATCAGGTGGACGAGGTGACTCGCCGGGAGATCTACACGGCCTCTGAAGGCGGCGCGCCCATCACTCGGATCTTTGGTGTCAACTTGCACGATCTGGATGAGCTTGGTGAAGGCCAAGAATACCAGACGTTCTTCACCACGGGTCTTGGCGGTGCAGTTCAAGCCTCCGACGTTGAGTTGGTGGTTGGTCTGGATCAGTCCGCTAACGACAGCTTCGTCATGCCGATGAAGCAGCAACTTGAAGTGTTTGAAGATCCTACCCTCCACAGACAGCAGCGAGCTGGTTTCTACGGCTTCGCAGAGCTTGGCTTTGGCGTTCTGGATAACAGAAGGGTTATTTTAGGTTCTTTCTAGTGCTTGGATACCTTATATAAGGTGATGCAGTACTTTCACGCTTCACTAAGAGCCACTCTCTATTGTTGGGGGTGGCTCTTTTTTTGTGTATAATACACTGTAAAGTGTTTATTGACAGGATTTTCTAAGGAGAAATTTATTATGGCAGCTCTATCAGATTATTTAGAATCTGGGCTTCTCCATCATGTTTTTAGGGGGGAAACCTTTGCAAAGCCAGCCAATATCGCCATTGCGCTGTGTAGTGGAGTCCCACTGGATTCTGATACCGGAGCAACTATTCCAGAGATGTCTTCTGGAGACGGTGTAACTAGAACTGGATACGCTAGGCTAGACTTAGGCAACCCCTCCACTATAGGAAATACCAAGTGGGATTATACTACTGAAGATCACGCCGCTGGAAGTGGACTGATCAAAAATAAGTCTTCATTCCTTTTTGACGAGGGTGAGGGCACGGCAGCTTTGACAGACTGGGGGTGGGTGTCTGGTATTGCGATTGTTGACTCTGGGGAGTATGGAGTTGGCAATCTCCTTATGCATGCAGCTTTGGACAACCCTCGCATTATCTATACTGGAGACACAGTTAAATTTGACGTGTCGACACTGCAAATTAGTTTTCAATAAATATTACGCAGGGGCCTGAGTTATGATTCTGTCCAAGTCAGAGTACATATCTTCTATCAACGTATTACTGAAAGATAACTCCACTCAGGAGATATCTCCAGCAGATGTAAGAAATAGCCTGATAGACCTAGTAGACTCTGTCCACAACTTCTTGGACAACAAGGAGATTAATACCTACAACTTTTCTTCCCCCGATGTCAGAACGACTAGGGGTGGAGACTTGGCTTTAGGAAAGATGGATCTAGTTGGCAGAACTAGTGTAGACAACTCTGCTTATGGTTATTACGCATTAGGCGCTAATTATACAGGGAGTGAGAATACTGCTCTAGGTTCCCACGCCCTTGGGTGTAACCTAATGGGCACCCACAATGTTGGGGTTGGATATAACGCTGTAGCTGGCAATGTGACTGGTTCTGGAAACGTTGGTGTTGGCAACTTTTCTTTACAGACTAGCAAAAAAGGTAGCTTTAACATAGCTATAGGCCACGGGGCCGGGCATTACATTGGAGAAGACAGCAGTCACAATTTTTATGTCGCTGCGTTTGACGGCTTGGATGCAGATAGCCTTTGCGATATACAGGCAGGCTCAGGTGACCCACCGCTGCTTTTCGGGGACTTAAAGAACCGGAAGTTGGGAGTGGGCGTAAAGACCCTTCATAACTTTGGGGAGTTGCAAGTATCTGGAGACATAGCCCCATATAGTAGTGGCCTTGGACATGTGGGCAGATCTTCGTATTCTTGGAAATCTGTTAACGAGGTTATTTATTTTTCAGGCGGAAAGGTTGGCTTTGGGACCAGCACTCCTTCTGGCGACCAAGGGCTAGTCACCGTTAAGGGACATATAGTTCCTGAAGAAAATGGCATATACGCCTTGGGGTATTCTGACGGAACGGTTGCTGGAAAGAAGCTGTTATGGGATGGTTACTTCAATGATTTAGTTGTTAGTGGTATGCTGCATGCTAACGATGTAAATTACAATCACATTAATGAATGTCTGTATGACTGCAAGACTCTTCATTTAGCAACCAGTGGCTTCTGCGACACAGAAGGGCTAGGTTTTCATAATTCCTCGGTGTGTGGCTACTTAAGCGACGAAGCGTTAGACGGCGCTGGGTTTGAGGTCCACTCTAGCGGCTATGACTACCGAAGAGACTATAGGTTCATATATAAATTTCCAGACCCCAACATTACTTGCCTAGAAGAGGACAGCCATTTCGCTCGCTCTAGGTGGCATTCTAATATATCGTTACACATAGAGTCCGGTAAACACTTACAAACAGACAGGGTGCTAGGTAAAGAAAAATTAGCCCTAGTAACACAAAGTGGGTGCTTTGGCTTATTCATGAGAAACTATCAACCCACGACAGTTACTCACCCGCACAAGAATAGACTCTTTGTTGGCGACCAAGCTCACGCAAACGCCAATTATAGTGACATACAAGACGTTAACTTTATATCAAGATCTGGGTTACACCCATCTAGCGGCGTTGACTTTTCTACATTATATGGCTCTGTAGATTCTGGAGTTAAAATTTCTGTTATGCTTGGTTCCCGACTAAAAACTTCTCTACGCGGCTTCAGTATACAGTACCATGACGAGGAGGACAAGTAATGGCGCATGGGAAAAAAGATAGGTTTTCAGTACACATTCACAACGGAGGCTCCAAGGAGCACGAGGCCGTAACAATTTTGCGCCACGGCGGGACTGTATCACAATCCGGTCTGGTAGGCATTACGAATTTAACACATTCAGCAAGCGACCCGCCTATTTTACCTGAGACAATACTTAACGTTCAGTCTGCGGGTGAATCTAACATTAGACTTGCCAGCTCAGGATTAAATCGTAGCAATATAGAGCTTTTAGGCAATGGAAACTCTAAAGCGTCGGGCCTGCATATTTCATACAATCCTGCAAATGATGACACTTCGTATTCTAATCCATACGGAGATGTCAACACGGGAGCTGTAGATAAATCAGTTGTGGACTTCTCCCTTATTAGACCCAGTGGAGAAGTGGGCAGGGAGATTGGATTCTTGTCTGTTACGGAAGACGGGTTCCTTGGGTTAGGTTCTACAAAAGACAATGACTATAGAATTTTCACCCCAGTTTCTCCGCTTACGGTTTTTCACAATGATTCTGCCAGCGGAACAATTGCCCTTAAAGCTCAAACATTAAAACCTTCGACTTCATCTAGCTTTGGTAAAATATACGTTAAACCACAGGTTGAGGCTAGCCAAACTCACGGATTATTCTTTTTGGATGGTGGTGGCAATGAGTTTAACCTCACCCCACGACCAGAGCTGGACTCCCAAAACGGATTGCTGTACGGGGATCAGTACGGCAACACATACGGTGGGTGGTTATCTCCTCAGTCGTCCGCAAGAGTGGCACTTTCAACACGATCTAACAACACTTTACTGGGCTATGCCGCCGGGTACTCTTTAAGCGACAGTGCCGTAGGAAATGCTATTCTTGGCTACTTAAGTGGTAGCGGAGTTGGCTCGAATGATTATAACACCATCTTGGGTACTTTAAATTATACGCACAATTATGGCAATGGCAACATCATTGTTGGCTTCAGAAACTCAAGCCCCGCCGATCTGTCTACGGTATCCACGGAGTCGCAGAGCAACTCTATACTTATTGGTACCGGACTGTATAATTCCGACGACGCAGAGGACTATACTTTTGCGGTAGGGTTTGGCTCCGACCCCCTTGTCGAAGGCTCCTTGGGAGGAACAGATGGGAAAAGGTTTGCATTAAAATCCACTTCCTCCAGCCCAGCAGAATTTTCTTTAGACAGTTCCGAGTATCAGTTTAGCCTTAGTAACAAAGTAGAGTATTCCCGCGAAGTTGGCGTAATAAATCTAAAAGACACGCTATCCTCTCTACAGTCAAGAGGGGTAATGTCTTTAAGGTTTAGTAATAAGTTCGATGCGAGTCAAACTCTGGTCGATTTTGACCCCAGCGGAACACTCAACGTTTCGCCCATTTTTACCTCCGCTAACCCCAGAGTGCCTTTTGTTGCCATCAGTGGAGATCTTCGGGTTGCTGGAAAGATAAGATTTGCTGACGGCACATCTCTAGGAGGCGCCAGCGCTATACAGTTTGGCTCTGATTCTGGAGTTGCCTCCACAGTGGTTGGTGATAAAACTATCTTCACCTTAGATTTCACTGATCTGCAACTTGCCAGCTCTGCTACACCATCCGTCACAAGTGCTGACAGTTATATAGCCATACAGGTTCCGTCAGGCTCTTCGGATGTTATATCCAAAATGAGTATTCAATCGCTTTCTAACTATGTGGGTAGTGGTTTTGCGAGCGTTGCTAATAATTGCAATTATCTGTTCAGTAACGCTGAGGCTGATGTTAGCACTACGCTCAACTCCGGCAGCATCTTTATTGGTTGCGACGTAGCCCCGGGAGCTACGGGATGGAAGCATAGTATCATGCTCGGCACACAGGCTGGAGCTTATGCTACCACACCCAATGTTAGTCTGGCTACAGATACTGCCTGTACATTTATTGGTTATCAAGCTGGATATGATTCTGATAATATTGACAACTCCATCTTCTTAGGAACCAGTGCTGGCAAGAATGCAGACTCTTCTTCAGATTCTATATTCATTGGATCTAATGCAGGATTGAATAGTTCTAACGCTAACTGTATTGGTATTGGCGAGCATGCGTTGCGGGGTGAGATTTCTGCTGCTGAGGGTGGCTCTAAAAACATAGAAATAGTTACAGGACTTCTTGACAATCAGCGGCTGATGTATGCATCTGGAAACCTTTCGTCTAGATTGAACATACAAAATACCATAGCTGGTCGAACAGATGCGAAAATGGTATCCATTGGTGATGCTGTTCTTACTCCCGACGCTCCGCTTTCAGTCAGGAAAGACAACACCAATGTTAACCATAGCAACACCAACATGGTGCAAACTTGGCATGACGATGACTCCCGATTGGCCCATATTAATGGTTCTGGGGACTTTGTTAGTATTGTGGATGGGTCGGCATCAGAGGCTTGGTTCGGTCACCATGAGGGCTTTATGGATGAATATATTTATGCCCCATCTAGTTACACCTCTCCAACCAGCGGATTAATGACTATTAAAAACGGCAGCTTTGCTTCTGCTGAAAAAATCTGGGTAACCAACAGAGATGTTACAGTTAACATACACGGCCCGGGTGCGGTTGGTGGAACCGCCTTCGTTATCACCGCCAGAATCAATGGGGAGAATCGACCTATTTACGTCAGTTGTTCCGGCAGCTCATAAGGATGTAATAAATGACTCTCTGTTGTCAATGTTCAGGTGTCACCCCGCCGCCACCACCCGACCCCGGAGCTTGCTGCTCTAAGGTTGAAGGTGAGATATACACCCGCTGTGATGATAACGTGGAGTACAGCGACTGCATGTTAAAAGAGATGGGCATTCACCATCCCAATAAGACGTGCGCTCAATTAAGGGTTGAGAACAACTATCCCACAGAGAGAACAGACTGGCCCGAACCGGCTTGTGACTTGCTAGGATCGTGCTGTTTCTATTTCAGTCCACCGTTTGGGGATATTAACAGGGCGTGCCAAAATGCGGTTCCATCAGGAACATGCGAAAAAGACGCAGTTATTAATGGCAGGCAAAACCATTCTTTTCACTTTAATTCTTACCTAGCCTCCACATGTCCTGACGGTGGGGCCAAAGATCAGGATTCATCTTGCTGTGCGGGTGATGGCTGTAACAATTGCAATTGCAAGCTGTGTACGTCAGGCCCCCAGAATGGCAAGGATGAGTGTTTGGCTTTAAATAATCGCGGTCCAGTTACCATAGTTAAGTATTCGCTTGGTGGTGTTAATGACGGCCTGCCAATATTCACCTCTGGCGTGCCCTGCTCTTGCAATGACGTAGAGCCTTGTTGCCCCGGAGGACTTTGGACATGCTTTATTGCAGGCTCTCAAGTGCTAATGAGCGACGGGTCTTACAAGACTATCGAGAACGTGGAGATCGGTGATGAGGTTAAATCGCTAGACTCCAATAATACAGTTCTGGATTTAGAGAGAACAGTATTGGGTGGTAGGAAGTTAGTCTCTATAAATGACTCTAAATTCTTTGTTAGTTATGACCACCCCATATATACTCAGGATGGGTTTAAATCTGTTAACTCGGAATTATCCGAAGAGCTATACCCCCACATAGAGTTCAACGGGGATCTCTCTATTGGTGACACGATCCTTTCTCCCGCTGGAGAAGTGGAGATTAATAGTATCGAGGTTCGTGAGGACGATCCTAATACGAAATTATATGATTTAGGGTTGGATGGCAATCACGTTTATTTTGTGGAGGGTATAGCCGTACATAATTGCATCTGCCCGGGCATTACCTGTTGTCATGAATCTGGAGACTATTGCTTTTCAAGTACAACCTGTGAATACTCCGGGCTATACACTTGTAGTGAGATTGTTGCCATTAAACATCCTACATGGCCATCTACTGGGTGGTATGACATAGACGGCAACTGTAATCTTTGTACAACCACAACGACCACAACAACCACAGAGGGGCCTAGAGGGGCTTGCTGTTTTTATTCGGGGCCGTGTGTTGATGATCCAGAGGACGTTGATTGCGCCGACAACCAAACTAAATTGAAATGTGACGCTCTCTCTGTGGATGCCACCCCGGCGGGTAATTACTGTGTTGTTTCTTGGACTGAGGACAAAATTTGCAGTGAGGTAGATTGTGAGGGGACCACTACAACCACCACCGAAGGGCCAGAGTGTCCGGGCACTTGCACCTATTCGTGCGAGTGGGTACCATTTTATGATTATTACGTCCTACAGTGGGAAGTTTCTGCTAATAATTGTGGTACTCCACCCGGAGGGGGAGAGCAATGCTGTTGTCCAAGCGAAGGTGATGATAGTGCGAGCCATCAGTGTACACATGGGGACACTAAAACTTTAAGTAATTGCAACACAGACTGCACAGACGGCACAACTTCAACAACTACGACCACAACTACTACTACGACCACAACGACAACAACCACCACTAGTGGGCCTACTACTCAGAGTACAACAAGCACCACTACTACTACTAGTGAGCCTACTACGTCATCACCCTCTACCACCACTGGCGGCCCGGGGGGATCTACCACTACTACCACCACTGGCGGCCCGGGGGGATCTACCACTACTACCACCACTGGCGGCCCGGGGGGATCTACCACTACTACCACCACTGGTAGCCCGGATTGTGGAGACTGTATTTGGTTCAAGACTGTTGGTGATGGTGGTCCGTGGTCGTCTGGTGGGGATGATTGTTCTGGCGATTGTGAATGTGGCGACCCTCCAGAGGAAGGATCTGATGGCGAGACAGCATGTACGTCTGCTGGCGGGGTGTACTCCACGGAGGGGATAGATACCATATTTTGCACTATACCCTGTATTGATGAAGGGGGCGGTGGCGGTGGAGACGGTTGCCTTGCAGTTATATCGTGCTGCGATGATGGATTCTGGTACCCTAATTCGTGCTGTGGTTCAGATGGTTCGTCGCCGTATGGGACTGTTTACAATGGTGAGACGTGTACAACCACGACAACTTCCACAACCACAACATCGGAGCCGGGAACAACGACCAGCACCGGAATGCCACTATAATTATATTCACGGAATTTAATGTAGGAGATTTAAGATGGAAAAATTAACGATTGGAATGGCCCACCACAATGATTTCAATGGGGCCTATTTTACTATTCAAGACATCAGAAAAGAGTTACTATTTAATAACAGGGCGGATTTGTTACGCAATATTGAATTCGTAATTATAGAGAATGACCAGAAGAGCCAACATGCTCAGGCCGTTCAGAATTTAAGTAAAAATGGAGGAATGACACCTATAAGAGTCATCAATATGGATTCTGTTCAGGGAACATCTGCAACTAGGAACAAAATTATAGAAGAAGCTACGGGCAGTTTTGTTATGGTTATGGATTGCCATGTGTTATTATGCCCCACAGTAAAGGTTATAGAGCAACTTTTTCACTTTATAGGCTGCAATAAAACCTCAGATGATCTGTATTGTGGGCCATTAGTGTATGATAGTATGGGGAATATATCTACTCACTATAATGACACTTGGGGTGGGCAGATGTGGGGGCAGTGGGGTCAGGCTTGGAGGTGTATTTGCGAGGCGTACAACTTCTCTGTAATAAATAAAGACAACGAGTGCGGATATGTTGATTTAGCGAGTCAAGAGAGAATAACCACCTGTGGATACTGCGAGACTTCTCTTCCAGAGCTGGGATACGGGGGGCACGAGGGGAAGCTTAGAAAAGAAGGTTACTCTACACTTGGTTTTGATCCTTACGATTCTCCATTTGAGGTGTTTGCACAGGGGTTAGGCTTATTTTTAACAAGAAAGAACGCTTGGTTGAAATTTAATGAGCACGCCAGAGCGTTTGGGGGAGAGGAGTGCGTTATACACGAGAAATACAGGCGTGCCGGAAGAAAGACCATGTGCCTTCCATTTTTGAAGTGGGTACATAGATTTGACAGACCGGATGGGGTTAAATATCCCCTTAATATAGAAGACAAGGTGAGAAACTATATATTAGGATTTACTGAGGTTGGGTTAGACATGACCCCCCTTAAAGAGCACTTCGTTAATGAGCACAGCTTCCCAGTTGAGCAGTGGGACCAGTTAATCAACGAGGTGAACAACATATATAATACATCGACCAGCACCGCTCAGCCCGAGCAGATAATGGAGCAGATACAAGCTCTACAGACTCAGCTTTCTGAGTTGAAAAAAAAGGGCAAGAAGTGCTGCAAGGCATAACTAAGGAGTTAAACGATGGCGCTCATTATAACAGATAGAGTAAAAGAAACTACCATCACCAGCGGAACAGGGTCTGTAGTTCTGACTGGAGCTTATGGTGGTTTTCAAACTTTCTCTAATGGTATTGGAGATAGCAATACTACCTATTATTGTATAGAAAATGAGGCCAACTGGGAAATTGGTATTGGCACCTATTCGTCTTCTGGCAACTCCTTGTCTAGGGATACAGTCCTTGACAGCTCAAACAGCGGCAGTAAGATTTCGTTAAATGGTGTGTCTCGTGTATTTTGTACACTGACGGCCAAGAGGGCGGTTTTCAAAGATGCCAGTAATGACTTAGACCTCTCTTCTACTAACATTAAAGCCAGCAGTGTTTCCTCTACTGATATACTGTCTAGCGGACTATTAACACTCAGACGTACAGATTCCGGCAGTTTCTTCCATGCGTATGTGGACGATTCCAACGACAGAACCATTACACTGTATTCAGATTCGGATACGTCTCCAGAGTGGAAGCTAGGATTAAAGTCATCCCCCTCAGATCCAACTGCTGCCCCGACCTATGCGTATATTTATGCTGAAGATGCCAGCATTGGTCTGGTTGGGGACTCATTAAACAGGGTGGATTTGCAACATGGTCCGGGCTTTGTGGTTACAAACAAAGGCGATGCAATCTTCAAAGCCACCAGTAGTACTGGTATTCATATCAACGCTACTGCTAATGCGCACCCTGCACTTACTGTTAATGGTGGTGTTTCCTTAGCTTCTGACATACAAAGATGGACCACTTCTGCCGGTACCATTCTGTCCGCGATGGATAAAGACGGTAAACTCGCCCTCAATCAATCTAGCGCATCTTACCAGTTGGATGTTAAGGGTAGTGGTAGATTTACATCCGTTCTCTTCCTTGACGGCACTGAGCAGTCTACTGCCTACACCAATCAGGAAGTTGCTGTTTCTGGATGGGCAAGGGCGTATGTAGATAGCCAAGACCACAGCGGTGGAGGTGGAGGTGGCGGGGGTGACGGCAGCTCTGCGGATATTTTGGCCAACTCTGCGAGTGGAGCTGTTATATCTGGTATAGCAAACACCAACTCTATAGCCATTAATAATTCTGGAACATATTGGCTTAATGAAATTAGGGCTAATTCGGCTTCCGGCGTAGTTATATCTGGCATTGCTGCCGCTGGGGGTGGAGGCGGTAGTTCTGCGGACATTCTTGCGAACTCAGCTAGCGGTGTGGTGATATCTGGTATAGCTAACGCCAACAAAACTAATATAGCTACAAATGTTACCAATATAGCTAGTAACCTAGTAGAGATTCGCGCTAACTCCGCGAGTGGTGTTGGTATTTCTGGCTACGCTGAAGATTATGCCGACATGAAGGTGGCCGCCCTTATAGATAGCGCCCCAGCCACACTTGACACATTAAATGAAATAGCCGCCGCGATTAACGACGACGCAAACATCTCTACCACATTAACAAATCAAATAACTGCTAACACCACTGAAGTGCGAGCGAATTCGGCCAGCGGTGTGATTATATCTGGAATTTCTAATACCAACTCTATAGCTATTAACAATTC